AATCTTTCAATATTAAAACAGCACCCATTGGAAAAACACTTCCAATGGGTACAGTAATTGAACGATATAATAATTGTGTTATTGTTGCGGCACCAGAAAGCACCGTAGTCCGCTGCACTTGGTCTCAAGGATTTAAGCCTGTTTTCGATTCCCTTAAGAATTATGGGTTTATTCCGTCCCAATGGTATATCCCTACCGAAGAAGAACTTCAACTTGCTTTAAAAAACTGCAGGCAAAGATTCTCCTCCCCCTGCTATTGGAGTAGTACGAAGATGAGTTCGGTGAAAGCATACCGCATTACCACCTATGATGGTAATGCATTTGGAGATGATATGAATTCGTATTGGTGGGCTCGCGCTTTCAGGCGTATTGTTTTTTGACCTTTGAGTTTTAATTTTTGTACTTTACTAAAAATGAACCTCCAACAACTCAAGACTGAAATCGAGAAAACACAAGAACAACTTAAGAAACTTCAAGAGAAACTTGAATCATCCAAAGTCACGATTGAAAATGCTCAACCTGGAGACATTTTCTCAGACGGTTGTGTAGTTGTTGAACGCTATAAGGATTCCATCCTTATTGCTGCACCTAAAGAAACCGAGGTTCGCTGTGAATGGACTCCTGAATTTGAGCCTGTCTTTACCTCGTTAAAAGAACATGGATTTATTCCATGTCAGTGGCACGTTCCTTCCCAAGAAGAACTGGAACTTGCCTATAAAAACTGTAGGCAAAGGTTTTCCTCCGCTTTCTACTGGAGTAGTACAGAGCGCAATAGTAGCCACGCATGGCCCGTGTTCTTTAACCTTGGCATTTGCTGCTACAGCGGTAAGACGAGTACGTACTGTGTGCGTGCCTTCAGGCGTATTGTTTTTTGACCTTTGATTTTGTAAGTTTTAATCTAAATCGTGGACACTTCTTACTACCGCGCCCTGTGCGCTGAGCTGCTGGAAAAACACTACCTGGAGTGGCGGGCACGAGAGCGGATCAAGGCCGCCCTGGCCCAGCCGGAGCCGCCCGCCGATGGGGAGGTGGCGGAGTACGTGAGATGGCTGCGGTTCATAGCAACGAGCAAGCCACGCCTGTCAAATAATGGATATTCCCGGCTCGCCCGCGCCGCCGACCTCCTAGAACGCCTGGCCCAGCCGGAGGCGGAGGGGCCGACGGATGAGGAGCTGTTGGCCACCCAGGATCAAGCAGTGGCGTTATTCCCGCCTGTTCACCCTGAAGCGGAACCCCTGAGCGCCGTTGAGTACGCCAGGGAGCTGGAGATCCGCAAGGCCCGCGCCGCCCTCGCCCGCTGGGGCAATTCCGCGCCGCAACCCATTCCCCTCTCCGAGCGGCTGCCGGAGCCCAAGGATTGTAACGAAGGAATGTTTTGGGCTTGGAGTGGTGATGTATGGGAGCTAATACACATAGACAGCATGAATTGGGAGTTTTATAAGCATCACGGATTCACCCACTGGCTTCCTCATTGGGCGCTGCCCCTACCTGACGTAAACACAAACATCGAACGACAATGATCGAAATATATCGTAATCTGTGTGAAGGCTTGGTGAAAGCCTGGGATACAACAATTGGTAAAGAGTACGATGATTTCGGTCGAGCAGCCGAGCACCTTGTTTCTCAAGCTCGCGAAGCTCTTGAATCTTCGGGTGAGGAAGCCTTTACTGCAAGGCGCATGAAAGCAGAAGACGGTTCAACCCTGGGCTGGTACATTAATCACCCCGAATTCTACTGTGACATTGAACCGGAGGACGGAGTCTTAGCGGTTTATTTCCGAGACAAGATTACTGATCAGGACGTATACGCGGAATTTTCGAAGGAAGACAAGTCTCAGCTTAGCGATGGCTATCACACATTTGAAGAACTGTACGAGCACAGGCACACACTTTGCTTGGCCCTGATGAAAGCGATGCCGCAGAATTGGTGGTTCAGTAGGAAACATGCGGATGGTGAACTTTGCTTCGGAAACGAAGACTGGTTTATTGTCGGAGCGGAACTTCCGGGATTTGCCCCGAGTTCAATAGCGTACCATCTCCCGGCGAGATTGTGGGACTCCGTGAAAGCGACCGGAGCAAAGGAGCTTTCGGTTGGAAAACCGTGGGACGGACATACCCCGTCCGATGTAATTGACAGGTTGACAAAATGGATCAAACTTTGACTCACTTAGAAGTTTCTGCATCTCCTAGATACTGGGAGGATGCGTGCGTAAACGGGGAAGAAGACCTTCTCGGAAATCTAATACCTTGTAGAGTCGGGGATTTATGGAAGCCCCTGATTCGTATCAAAGATGGGCAAATCGAAAACTGGGTGCAAGGTGTATCCGCCTACATTCACTACAAAGTGTGCGACGACGGAGAATACTGGCTCTCTGCTTTCTCTAACAGTCGATTCACCAAGTTGTTGAAGTGGCGAGGCTACTACGTTCCCGATGAATACTTGTGCCCTGGCGAAGAGGGTTTCGGAGACTACATTGTTCTGAATGTCGGTCCTGACGGTAAGATTGAAAACTGGGTGGAGCCCCGTTTCAATGCCTACGAATGGGTCTCAGTGGAAAATACAGAGGTTGAAAATGAAAATTGAAATCCCAAACCGAATCACTGCAAAAGAGGCTGCCATCAAGTGCTCCCAATCCAGCGATCTGCTAGCTCAGGGTGTTGATACAATAGAGCTAGCCAATTTCCTGACAATGTGCTATGGTGAGATAGCAGAAAGGGTGAAAAACCGTGACTTACAAGCTATCCTATACTTGGAAAGTTATGACGGCCTTCTGATGGGGGAAGCTATCAGGATTCTAAAGGAGGATGGATATGGAGTTGTGTTAACGAGTACACACTTTTGCAGGCTAATGATCTCCTGGCAGCATGAACTCTTGTCCTCAAACTGAACAAACGTGGCCGCATCCTGACTATGAAGGGTCAAGCTGATAAGAAGGCTTCCACTCTGGCAAACTAACCTAACAACCACATTCTGATGGCAATCACATACAAACCGCCTGCCCTGCCTGCCGACTTCGGCCAATCTCGCAGGTTTTCAGTTTTTCTGGCTGGCTCAATCGAAATGGGAGCTGCTCCAAACTGGCAAGCTGAACTAGAGAGCAACCTTGCCGATCTTGACATTGACATTTTCAATCCTCGACGTGATGACTGGGATTCATCCTGGGTCCAAAGTGCGGACAACCCTCAATTCCGTGAACAAGTGGAGTGGGAACTTGACAGCCTGGCCGTAGCCAGTCTAATTGCGATGTATCTGGCTCCAGGGACCATGAGCCCGATTTCATTGTTAGAACTTGGGCTTCATGCCGCCTCCAACCTATTCCTTACCCATAAGGGCGAACTTGGCCCATCTAAATTGATTGTTTGTTGCCCAGAAGGATTCCAACGTAAGGGAAATGTTGACATCGTGTGTGAACGCTACGGTGTATATCAGGTTGATAACCTTGCTGCCCTTGAGAAAGTCGTACGCGCTCGGTACGATGGCTGGGGAGCCCTCCCTAGGGGGCTGTCTTAGAGAACTATGAACCGTAATTCGGGAAACCAGAGCCCAAGAGGAAACCCTATGGCCTATGACAAAAAGACCAAACTCACTCACCTTAAGCCCGTCAAAGAATACAAGGAGATCCACTTTGACTTTTGGGTATGGCAAACTATCGATGAACTGATAGAGAGATTCAAAGACTTTGAGGGGGAACTGAAAAAATTCAAAGAGGTTGGGTGGGAAGGAGTTGAACTGGGCTACGATCATTCGAGAGGGACTGTAAAGAATCTTTACAGAACTCACTTTGTAGAAGACCAGGAGTATAATGACAGGGTTTCTGCAGCCCTGCAAAACAAGCCAAACTGGGAGGACGCACCACAGGGTGCAAAGTCCCTGGGCATTGCCATTTGGGATTGTGACTACAAGTACGAATGGGTGTGGTTTTACCACGAGGAACCCCACGACGCCATTTTTGTTGAGCACCGGCCCCAACCCTCAACTTAGCACGAGGGGGGCAATTGACCCCCCAGTCAATCTCTTATATACTTACCGAAACCCCCAATGACCACTAGTCCTGACTGGCTTGACCCAATTCGAGCACAGACAAAGAAATTGTCTGAACAAAATGCTGAGCGGAGACGGAGAACGGAAGAGCTTAGGGAGGAGGCAGAGGAGATTAGACAGGGAAATGCTGCTATAAAAAGAGAAACAGAAGCCATAGTACAAGGAATAGTGGATAGGGCTAGATCGTGCAGATTGGCTCCCCGGGCAGACCCCCTAGATACGAAAGAAGCTGCCGAGTACCTGAAAATCACCTCATCGAACACAATCCAGAACTGGCTTGAAGGGGGCGGTTTCCCGCCCTTTACGTCTGGGGCAAAGTGCCCTATACTAAAGTTACTGAGTCCTGGCTTCGAGATGCAAAAAGGTGAACTACTTAACAAAATGTTGGTTCTGGCGACCAACGCCCACGCTGGTCAATATGACAAAGGTGGAAAGCCTTACATTTTGCATCCGTTGAAGGTGATGCACTACTTGAAGACGGAAGATGAAGAGCTTCAGTGCATTGCCCTGGGACACGACGTCATTGAAGATACCAAAGTAACTTACTCCGAATTGCGTGATCTTGGGTTACCGAGCAGGGTAATAGAAGGCATCCGTGCTCTGACCAAGGTGCCAGGGGAAACCTACGACGAATACAAGCACCGTGTCTTCGCCAATGAAGATGCGATGCGAGTGAAGCTGTGCGATCTTCGGCACAACACCGACATTCGCCGCCTCAAAGGTGTGACTGAGAAGGACATTGCCCGGATTGCGAAGTACCAAGTGTTTTACTTGGAGATTCAGTCCCGTTTGCAAGATACTAAATCGGAGTCAGGACTTTGAATTAGCCAACATGTACCTCTCAATGACAGAACAGGACTACGAAGAAGTTATCAAGGAAGCACGCATTGTTGTAGCCAAACGTCTTGGAATCTCAGTTGATCGAGAGCCGGTATGGTTTCTTCGCTCTGCAATTCGATGCAGGGACTCTCTTGCAGCGGACTTGCTTGACAAGTTCATCGAGGTCTATACTGATTGGTGGAAAGCTTCCTGCTCGACTACTCAAGGAGAATCGGACTCGAAAGAAACTATAAAGAGGATTAAGTTGTTGATTGACAGGAGGGGCCTGATGCGTACCGCCTTAATGAGCTACTTGAATTCACTGTATCCCTCTCCTAGACATGAACTCTGACACCCGCAACAACCTGAAGCACCCTCTGGAAATGCTCGTCAGGGTTTTGCTCTCAGGACGTACAGTCACCGAGCCCGAAGGATACGAATACGGGATGGATGAGGACGGGCACATTCTCATCAAGGGACAACGGTTCTACCACGGCTCTGTACCGGCCATAGACCCGGAGGTAGTGTGGATGAGAGTCCCGTGCGATGTCTCAGAGCTGAAGCGCATAGCTGATCGGATTGGGCGGGATGCCCTCTGGATTAAAGGGTGCGAAGTTGTCCTTCAGCAAGAAAAGTCGAGGGTACTACGCGATAAGAACCAATGTCTAAGAAACCAGAGTGCTACAGCCCAGGTCGAACAAAGTCCTATGCCGAGATTGCGGAGAACGACTGCTTTACGTGCCCTGAACGAGTGACTTGCCTCGACTTTGTCAAGGACATGCAAGATGTGGCTGAGCGGCTAATTCCTGCTGAAGACACCTTACCATACTGGCTCCTGCCATTCCGAAGAAAAATAGAGGCCCTTCGCCAGAAAAATGCTGCTACTCGAAGAGAGACTGAGAGGCTCCGACAGGAGAACGCTGCCCTTCGGAAGCTCCGAAAGGGGACTGATTCCCTTCGGCAGCTGCTAGAATGCCCCGACAAACTCCAACAAATCGTTGAAACCTCAATTATCGCGCCTACGGAAGAAAGTCCTGGAGAACATGTGCAAGATACTGATCGTATTAAGTATAAGTTTAAGGACGTAGGTATAGGGCTAAGGCCATGCCCCCACTGCGACAGCGCCAACCTTCGAGGCCCACACTGCACCGAATACCACGGGGATACTTACGCTCCAACATGGTGGGTAGAGTGCGAAGAATGCCCCGCCAGCATGACTGTGTCCGGAGAGACCCCGGAACCACTGATTGCCGCATGGAACCGCCGATCTCCCAGACAAAGTCCCGACCCAAAACTCCTGGAATCACTGGCAATAAGGTACCGCCATGACTTCGGACTGCTTGACACGCAAGTCCAGAAAGCTATACTGGGGAAAATGCGGCAGCTTTGGGAAGAGGTTGTTGGCCTCGGGTTTTACAAACCCTGACCCTCTGACACAAATCAAACACACAGAAACTATGCTAAGATCACAAACAGTACAAATGGTGGGCGTTTCAGATTGGGACCATTTCGTGAGCGAAACCTACGGAAAACCTTACATGTTTCAGCAACAGGATGGCTGTAAAGGGAGGGGAGTAGAGTATATCACTGTTCCAAGTGAGTGGGACTATGATTTTGAAAATACGGTAATCCCGTTCAAGGTTAACGGAGATGAGATGGGTGTCTCTTTCGAAACCTGGCTAAACACTTCGCCGCAAGAAACTCTTCAACACTTTGAATCGGATTATGACCCCGAGTACTGCAACGATTTTTTTTTTTTGGGAAAGAAACTTCTATCCGAACGTCCAAATGATTGCTAACGACCTGCACGCTAAGGGGCTGCTTGAAGCTGGCGAGTATCTGATTGTGATTGACTGGTGATTGCATAGAAACATGAAAAACGATTCGGCTCACCTACCACTCTGGGAAGTTACGGATAACGCTGAAACTGATCTTCTGAAGGAAGAATTGGTAACTGGAGAACCGCACAGTGACGCTTCATTTGAGGCTGCTCGTATTCGCGCCATTCGCGACTGGTTACTTCCTGAAGAGACTAAACCTGATCAAATTGAGTACGGAAATTACGACCACTGGTTCTCAGACTATAGGGACTATAAGCAGAGGCAGCAACTGCGTTCTCTTTTAACTTCCGAGGCCGACCATGCAGACCAGCACAATGATTGATAGTATACTTGAGAGAGTCAAAGTTGAGGACTTTGTAAAGTGCCGACCCCAGAGGGATTGGATCTGTGACTCTTGCGGAAAGTGCGGAGATAGGGATTGTTGCCCCGGTACACACACCCTGTACCGCATTCCCAGGTCCGACGACAGCCTTTGTTCCGATTGCCTGAAGAATTTGCAATCTGTGACTGCCCAACTTAATTCATGACACTACCTCAAAGTGACTGACCAACACCCACTAGTTCCACCAGCAGAATTGCGGTGCCAATGGCAATCGCAATCACCCCATAGAGTGATCAGCGTTGAACGTGAAGACTACATGATAGATCGTGCAGCACAGTGGGGTGCAGATCAGGAGCTCGAAGCTTGTTGCGAATGGCTTCACGACCCGGATCTCAATGTTGATACCTACAAACTCCGAGCCGCCCGCCGACCCAAGCCGCTGAGCTTAAAGAAGCAAGCACTGTCGGAAGTTGCCTCTGCCGTAGCAAGCGGTAGCATCACCCCCGAGCTTGGAGCAGTTATTCGCCTCGCCCTGGAGGACTTGCCGGAATGACTATCTTCTTCGTACTGTTTCTTTACTTCGGTATTGTCGGTGGTATTAGCTTCCTTCTAGGGAGATGGAGTGCTGATACTGCGGTGAGGAAAACACAAATTAAACGACCAACCCTCAAGTCGTCCAATAACAGTCCCCAAAAAGACGCAGAAAACATTCGCCGAGACTGGGATAAAATCCTCGGAATTCAACGAAGCTCAAGAAAATGACAAGTAACCGCTTAACTCGCGCTCAAGTTGAAGACTTTCTTTCGAAGCACAAGACTAAGGAAGCAGCTCTCGAAGTCCTTCAAGACGCTGGTATAGTAGACGAACAAGGCAATCTGACTCCACCCTACCGACCCTGCACTCCGGATAGAGAGAATGAAAGTGCCCCAGTCTAGACTCGGAGGGGATGTGAGAAGTAAAATCGTTCTCAACACTCCTTACACTTTTCGAAAAGTCTTTTACAACGGCGCTACGGGAAGGCAAGTAGCTATTGCCTCCTTCTACTCATACGAACCCGAAGAAGAAATGCCCCATTTCGTTGAGTGGAGCGACGTCAAAGTGTCTGTTCCCATCGAAGGAAGGGGGGCTGGTGTGTCGAGGTCAAGAGATTTAAGGATGCGGAAAAGATTGCATCCCGAGAGTGCACTTTCTTAGGGAAAGCTTACAACCGGCTTTTCACTATCCCCTCTGCCCTAATTAACGGGAAATTGTTCTGATTCTAAGGGTAAAACCTTCTATATAGACTTAGTACCCTCCGATGCAACACGGAAGTTTTGACCCCTTAGCCGTTCAGAAGTTTATGAAACTTATGGCAGAATCTGGGGAGACCGTAAACGAAATGTCTTTCTCAGAAGGCGCAGTGAACTTCTCTCGGACTGCGAAGAACGAGTCCCGAAACTTTGTTGCTGACATGAACGAGGTTCGAGGGGAGTATATCGAGAATTACGACTACACTCGGTGCGTTCGCCCCGACGGCACAGTGTATGGCAGTCGCGGAAAGTGTAAGAAGGGGGTGGAGCAGGCTAAATCGACCGATGAAGCCGCTGAGGAGAAAAAGAGAGACATGGAAGAGAACGACGCCCTTACAAAACTACAAGGAATGCTCCCGAAAGGTGAGAAGATTGTAATGCGGTCAGGAAAAGTTTTTGGAGAATAAGGAAAAGTCACATGACGAACAAAAGACTTTTTGACTTCACTCGTTGTGAGAGACCGGACGGATCTTCCTATGGTACTCGCGGAAAGTGTCGAAAAGGTGTGGAAGCTAAAAAGAGGGAGGATTTCCCTTATAAGGTTGCCGTCACTCAGGGCAGATTCAACATTCCTCACTCGGGGCACGCAAAACTAATCGCTCACATGCTTGAGAAAGCCCCAGTTGCCTACGTAGTCTTCGGGAAAGGTGAGAAAAATGTGAACAAGGACTTTCGAGCTCAGATGCTTCGAGCAGTTTTGAGAAAGGAGGGTGTGGATACATCTCGCGTCAAGTTCATACAGGGTTCACACGTCGCTTCGACTCTGAAAGGTCTCGCTGAGGGAGAGGGAAAGGAAAACGTCCTTTTCATGCTCGGGAAAGATCAGCAAAAGTTCATGGACTCTCTAGGAAAATCCACAGGAGTTAAGACAGGAGCTGTGCCAAGAACGACTGAAGGAGCAAGCTCCTCCAGAATTCGAAAGTTGATCGACGAAGGTGATCTCGAATCCCTCTCAAAAGAGATGAACGGGGACCCTTACCTGATTCGACTTGCTCAGATAGCTCGAAAACTCGAGAAAAACGAATTTTCAGAAAAGTTCAACAACCACGATTGACCATGCTTTCACCTAACTATCGCCTCAAACTTGAAGGGATTTGCGAAAGGATTGCTCGACATCAGGAAGTGTCACTTGAAGAGATCATTTGGTGTGAGAAACTTGCAGCGGTAAATCGAAGCGCTGCGACTATCTTGAGACAAGCCCGCCGCCGCTCTGAAAACCCGGAGATGCGGGATGGCAGCCTTGACGATTTCCTGAACCAAATGGACATCGGAAACTTGGGATTTGAAGGAAGGGGTATCAAGGGGTTTCAAGATCCCGACGATGTGGCAGACTATTTCCGTAACGACCGCAGAAAAGATTGGAGAGACTGAAGGTGAGGGGTAAGTTTGTTTAGCACAAGCTAACCCCTTATGATCGGTAATTTCTCAAGCGAGTCCCTTGAAAGGTACAGAGACCTCTTAAGAGACCTAGTTGAACACGACTTCGGTGAGGCCTACGACTTCACTCGCTGCGTGAAACCGAGTGGAAAGGTATACGGGACTTCCGGCCGCTGCCGACTTGGAACAGAACAGGCGAAGCAGGAGGAGCCGAAAGTCGAGAGGCCAAGAGGAAGGTTGACAGCTACGAAGATCGCAAGCCTCACAGACAAACAACTGAAAGTGTTGTCTGAGCACCCTGAGATGCACAAGTATCAAAGGGAGAGGTTGAAGGCGGAAATCGAAAGAAGAAAGAAGGAAAACGAAGGGACAGAACCCAAAGCCACCAGGGCTCCGAGAAAGAAAAAAGAGGAGGCTCCTGCTGAGGTCAAGGCTCCCGAAGCCACCAGGACTCCGAGGAAGAAAAAAGAGGAGGGGAGCGACTCCCTTGAAGCTAAGGCCCAACCTAAGAAGAGAATAACGGATGAGAGGCTGAAGAAGACTTTCGATCAAGCTATAAGAAACCTTGAGAGAATTGATGCGAAGGAAAAAGAGCTAAGGGAAAGCGGTCTAGACTGGAAGGATCAAAAGGTCAAGGACGTTAACGCTCGAAAAATGAAAGCGATAGAAGTTGTTATCTTACTTCGACAAGCTTACTACGCCGTTAATCGAGAGGAATTCCTAAAGGCAGCAGGGGAGAGAAAGCGAATTATTGACCAGTCGGATCGAGTCTATCGTGAAGCGAAAGCCGAACTGGAAAAGAGTGGGTTAAATCAATTCACTTTACCGAAAGACCATCCAATTAAGAAAAAGTTTGACGAAGCTGAACAAATTCGAGATAGGGCGAATGGAGAGCCGAAACAGAAGCTCTTTGCTGCGTATTTTGGAGAACCTCTGGAAGTTTCGAAACTTGTGTCAGACGGGGGTGGAAAGGTAGATCCATCGGTTCCTTCCGCCGTTCCTCGGGGAGGGGCAAGTCCCAAACTGAAAGAGTTTTTGGAAGGGTCTGAGGTTGTTATGGCCTTTAATCCGAGAGGATTTTCAAAATTTGTGAAAGAGGGAGAAGCTAAAAATGGCTTCGAATCCGGAACTGGGGGGATCAAGGTCGGGAGAGCGAAGCCCTATCTGGAAGCAAGACGAAGAGGGGAGCAAAACGTTCTAGGCCTCCCCGAAGACACGGAGCCCAAAGGTCGCCCTGTGTACGCAGCGCTTGAGCACCCTGATAGATCGAAATCCCTTCAAGGGGGCTCCGGAATGCAAATGAGCAATTATGGTGGGATCCAAGTTATTTTTGACAACTCGGTGAAAGATCGTTCTACTTTCACTCTTGGGGACTCTCTAGACTACGCCTCTGGACGAAAGATTATGGCGAGTCCGGTTCGAGATCCAGCAAACTCGAAAAGGTCGGAAGGAGAAGACAGAAAGGTCCAAGTGACTTTCTCGAAAGAGCCTACTCATTCTCAAAACATATTTGTGAACACCCCCTCCATCGACTTTGCTACCATGTCTCCCGCGTATGTTGAAGCGCAAATTCACGGGGGGTTGCGGTCAGCGGACATTAAAGAGGTGAGATATTTTCGAGGGCACGAAATCCCCGCAGCGACCGTGCGCTTACTCCAGAAGCAAGGAGTTAAGATAACAGAACTACCACCCCAAATGAGGGACCTGAAAGTCTACCCTGACAACCCCAACTTTAAAGACATCACCGCAATTGAACCTGACCGATGAAAGACTTTTACTATCTTGACGAGCCCGAGTCGATTTCCGGCTCAGATTTGCTAATCGTTGCAATCAAACGGGATGGCTCGCCTTATGCTCTCAGGAAAAGGGACCACTCTCGAGTGGAACTGTATGACCTGGAAAACTCCTTTTCCTTGATGCCCTATCTTACTAGACTGGCGGAGGCGGGCGAAGATGTACCCGACTACGGAAAAGTTCAAGAGGCGATTAAAGTTTTCAAGGAACGAGTGGCGAAAGCCTTGAAAGGGGCAATGTGAACGAGATTGTCGATTTCAACAGCCGGATTAGTAACCGAGTTTACCAACCTGGGCTGGCGCTATGCTTATGTCATGGTTGCGGGGTCCTCCCGCTTCCCTTGCCCAACCGAGGCTAGGCAAGTGAAATCCGCCTCTCATTCTGCCTTCACTTCAGGGTGTGAAGGGTTTCGTAACACGACCTGTCCCTAGGGTCATTACTAACTCTTTTTAATGGCAACATCTGTTTTACAACGACCAAAGGCAAATACCTGGGAGTCGTTCTGTCAGTGGGTAACTTCCACTAACAACCGGTTGTACGTCGGTTGGTTCGGTACGCTCATGATTCCGTGCCTTCTTGCGGCAACAATCTGCTTCATTGTGGCTTTTATTGCAGCGCCGCCCGTCGATATTGACGGAATACGTGAACCAGTTGCTGGTTCTCTCATGTACGGCAACAACATCATCTCTGGTGCCGTAGTACCAAGTTCAAATGCGATTGGATTGCATTTTTATCCAATCTGGGAAGCTGCTTCCCTTGATGAGTGGCTCTACAATGGAGGCCCTTATCAATTAGTTGTTTTTCACTTCCTTATTGGCGTCTTCTGCTACATGGGTCGTGAATGGGAACTTTCATACCGTCTAGGTATGCGCCCTTGGATCATGGTTGCTTACTCGGCTCCTGTAGCCGCTGCAACTGCTGTGTTCCTGATCTATCCTTTCGGTCAAGGGTCATTTTCTGACGGAATGCCCCTCGGGATCAGTGGGACCTTCAACTATATGATTGTTTTCACTGCTGAGCACAACATTCTGATGCACCCCTTCCACATGCTGGGTGTGGCCGGTGTCTTCGGTGGTTCTTTGTTCTCTGCCATGCATGGAAGCCTCGTAACCAGTTCACTGGTGCGTGAAACCACTGAGAATGAAAGCCAGAACTACGGTTACAAGTTCGGTCAAGAGGAAGAAACGTACAATATTGTTGCTGCTCATGGGTATTTCGGAAGACTAATCTTCCAGTACGCCAGCTTCAACAACTCCCGTTCGCTTCACTTCTTCCTTGCAGCTTGGCCTGTGGTTGGAATCTGGTTTGCTGCTCTTGGAGTTAGCTCCATGGCATTCAACCTGAATGGGTTTAATTTCAACTCCAGCATCATGGATTCGCAAGGTAGGGTGATACCTACCTGGGCAGACATCCTAAATCGCGCTAATTTGGGAATCGAAGTTGTCCACGAAAGAAATGCCCATAATTTCCCACTGGACCTCGCTGCTACCACGTCAACCCAAGTTGCTTTAACTGCTCCTGTGGTTGGCTGATCCTGGTTTAAATCCTGACCTCTGCGGTGAAATACTACCGTGGAGGTTTTTATGTCTAAGCGGCTGACGGTAGAACACTTTGAAAAGTTGTGCCAAGATCGGAACCACGTTCTGGTTTCTTTCGATGGGTACACAGGTATAAAGTCCGTGTTATCCTTCAAGTTCAACATTTGTGGGCATGAATGGTCGTCCAGTGCGGCATCTTACAAAAGTAGAAAAACTGGATGCTGGGGGTGCAAAAGAAAGCGATCTCGAACTTCACAAAACTCGTGTGTTCACAAAAGAGGGCAGGAGAAGGCTATCCATATTAAGATTAGGCAAACCTTCATGGAACAAAGGAATTAAAAGGTCAGTGCCAGGGGGAGGAAGCAAAGAATCCACCTGGCGTCCAACTCCAGAACAATGAATTCTCCCTGGCACTCTCTACCTCATTCGCTACCTTGATAAATCTGGAATACATTTCAAAATCGGAATCACAAGACGTCCCCTTTCTGAACGCTTCAAAGCTGGACAATTGATACCTATCCTTCACCTTCACTACGCCACCCTTGGCGAATGTTTCGATCTGGAACAAGCTATACTTAAGTGGGCAAGAGATAATAACTATCGCTATTCGTCTCCCACGACAACCGAGCTGATTCGCCCTGAAGCCTACAGCGAGGTCTCAAACCGGTTAAAATCCAACACTTTTATTCCCTGAGAAGGGAATAGTTTGATATCTTGGTAGATTAGTCAAAGCATAGCCAAATTGTGTTCATTACTTTCCGGTCCCCTCTTTCCTTGCGCCTACCCCCGAAAGGAAAGGGGTAAATAGACTTATAGGCTACATCTCGACACAATTTATGGCCATTGATCTTAATGATAACGTTTCCATATTGGCCCCAAAGCCTACGGACACTCGTTATGGGCCGTATCCAAATACTGAAAGCGCACTTTTAGGTATCCCTTATATTTTCAGATATCTGGGACTGACGGTAGGGGTGGAAAACTTCGAAGGAGTGACGGACTTTTGGTTTAAAGAGGGGATTGAAGATGAAGATCTCGTCGTGAAAACGACGGGAGGGGGGTCCTTTGCCAATAGCAGAATTATTCTCACAAAGTCCACAATCCCCGTGCAACATCTGGACACTGTGAACTTAGAGTTTAACGCTTTTAGGACATATTTGGTCGCGTCATTGGTCCTTAGCCACCCGTGTAGATTCAGGTCTTATGTAGATAACGAGTCAAGGGCCGACGATGCGGGACGAGGTTTAGGTACAGATCCGGTTGCTGGAATCGGATTGATTCTTGAGGTGGTATCCGTAAGCGAGAATTATCGCCAGAAGGTAACCCCATTCGTTCCTGGAGGAAATTTAGACATTCCTGCAGGAAACACCATGTACTGCTCAGTCACAAATCGTTCCGGAGTAACCCGGCCAATCACAGTGGGAATCGAACTTCTCCAGCTCGAGGGGTAAACTTAGAAAGAAGAAACCTTTCGATAAGGAAAAATGGCAATCACTCGAGAAACTATTACCAAAGATGCGGGATGGACATCCGCAGATGTGATCAACCAACTGGAAGAGGCTTTCGCTTTTGCCGGACTTCATGGAGGTCCTGTGACAGGTCTCGCTGGGGGCTATGGATACATTTCGGATCCGACGACATTCGGGGGAACGATAGGGTCCATGACGCAAGCGACGGCTTACCGCGATATTGAGCCAATTTCAACGAGTGGTTCGGGAGTTGGGGCAACCTTTAATGTCGAACGAAATTCGATAGGAAAAATTAACTTTATTCGTGTAAATAGACCCGGAAAAGGGTATTCGGATCTTGATACAGTAACTCTGCACGCTGACTCAATTGGAGGGTTGGTAAATGGGGCCACAAATATAACTTTCCCGATATTCGTGGACTCAGTCGTCACCGGAGCAAATATATATGATTTCTCTTACACAGGGGTGTATATTTTAAGCGGAACTGACAGGCTGGGTTCATACAGCAACGTCCCTGAGACAACTCCTCTAACGATCACAATAATGGAAGGAGATACTCTAAGAATATCCAATTCCATGTCTTCTGGTAGAACGATATATATTCTTCTAGAGAACGGAAAGTTCGGGGATAGTTCTTCAGCACCTTTATTTGCGATGGGCTATTCCGGGGGGTCTACCAGCACCACTCTAATTTGGGACACAAAGCCGGGACAAGCAGGAACTTACTATCTTGCGGGAGCTAGTAGTGTTTCCAGCCTCAGTATGGCTCACAATATAGTGGTTCTTCCTGCGGATGGTACTCGAACATTTTCGCCAAAGAGCTACGGAAGTTCTTCCACATTTTTCGACAAACAGGCAAGCGGTCCTGGATCTCTTTTTCCTTGGGGTTGCCTTCGTACGGAAGTTCAAGAGAACAAAAAATACGGGTCTACTTATCGAACTTTTCAAGTAAGTAATCCCGGTAAGATTGAATTCTGCGTAGGTTCTAGTTTCATGCCCCGAAACGCTATCAGGAATTCTTTTAGTTCGAGATTTAAAGGCTCAAGATACCTTGACTTGTCGCTGTATATCGACACCAATAATACGATCATGTTTGACGAGAATTTTCTATATTCTTACAACACTGCCACCCCTCCGAGTTCGGGACAGATTTCTACATTTTCTCTAGCAACCCCAGGAGGCGGGAGTGGTGCTGGCGAGATAAACCGAATTTCCAACTCTAATGCCGGAAACTCCTTCGCTCTTGATCTGAATGTATATCGCTCATCCGAAGATCCCAATTTCTCCGTTTTCTCATATAGGCAATCCACCCTCTCTTCCACACATCTAACAGGAAATTCTTTCCTGACTTTCTTTCTTCATAACTTCACTAGCAGTATTTGGGACCTTGATTCTGTGTTTCTCGGAGGAGTTACTGTGATAGAAGCAGCAAGTGGAAACACCACTCAACCCCGTTTAATTTTTAGGACCTTTTGCGCAGGAGCCAAGGAGGATAATAGATACCCTTCTTGGAGATGTGCAGAAGCAGGTTACCTGAGTTCAGGGGATTCTACATCAACTGATAAATATTTACTTACATTAGGGGGGAGGAAAGAGACAATTTACTACGCAAACACCTATACGTCTAGAGATAATACGGGAACAACGGGGCAAAATGTAGGAATCTACTACAGGACAAACAGCTCAGCTAACCCTTTCAGAGACAGGGGTGTTGGGCTTTCGGACGATTCTAATTTTAATGCCATAATTCGGGGGATTCCTTTGAGTCTTCAACTCGTACCAGTTCCCTATTACCTTCCTGATGACTTTGTTATTCTTCAGTTTGAGAATTCAACACCTGCCCTAAACATCCAGCAAGGAGACCTTGTTATCGTAGAAGACGGAGTAGAAGAGTATGTGATTATCACAGGTTCCTACAACCAGACAGTCTCCACAATAGGAATTCTGTTTTGCGCTAGAGTCGTCTAATGGAACTCAGAGACTTGTTCTTAACGGGAAGTTTTCAACACTCAAATCCCTCTGAGACTTCCTACTCTGAAGAGAACTTCCTTTTCACCTCCACAAACGGAACGATATCGCCCCTGGAAATATATCAGGAGTTCGAAAATACAATAGATTCCTTAAACTCTAACTTAGCATTTTTAGTGAGGTTGATAGAGGGCTTCACGCTTAAACAAGTTCCTCGAGACCCGTTAAAAATATTCCCGAATTTCACAGACAGGATTAGTCTGAACGATGAAGGTTTCACCTCTTTCAGCCAGTTGCCGTTCTTTTACGGCGTGACTGACTCAGATGGAACAAAACCCGCAGAAGAAATATATTTTCAATACGGGACACTTCAGTTCTCCCGCCCAATCGGTTTCGAAGACGCAGGAAAAAGAGGAAGGGGTCTCATTTACCCTCGAAAGAAAACTGGTTTTCGAGCGATTCCAAAGAGTTTAATTCCTACTCAGTTTGGACTCTTCTCTCCGGGTGGAATTCGACTCTCAACGAGGAAAAAGTTCTTTCAAGGCCTCATACACCCCATTAACCTTTTCTGAGCCTTACACGGGCTATAAGCACTTTAGTTTTCCTCTCTGTTTCAAAGGGTCAAAAGTTTTTCGTAATCTCAACTTAAGAAGTAATCCAATGATCGGCAGTTTCAACGAAAAAGCAACGAGCTTAATAGACTTGCTCAAGAAAGCCGACAAAGACTACTTGAGAGCCTTAAACGAAAGGGCATTTGAACCCGACTCAGAAATAGCCCACGAGATAGAAGACATAAAGGGAGTTCATGCAGCAATGGGAAGAGACAAGTCCACAGAGGAAGAATTTCAAAAGGTGAGGTTTGGTAGAGAGTGGCCTCAGGAGAAGTGGTATAAGCACAAAGGAATTCCGAAATGGCACCCAGTAGAGAAGAACACTCCCGGAATTCAAAAACCTCAACTTTCTGATGTGAAGAAGTTCTTTCCAAAAGCTGATCTCCCACCAAACAAAAAATAGCCCCTTAAATAGAGGGAAGGTGTCTGCTCGAAAAAAGCCCAGAGTGCGCTGGCTTTACCACTCTGTCACGTGCGCTATGGTCAGCCAGTTGTCTTAACCCTTATGACAGATTGGGCCACCTTCTTCTCTTCGTGCACCGAAGAGGAACTCGGAGGGATTGCTCTCCTCCGTATGATCGAGTGCACAAATGGTTGTATTCAACATGCCTTTCGAGAGAATGATGCCCGAGCCCTTCCCGCAGAAGAAACTCGCACTGCGATGAAGTATTCGATGGGTCTTATGAAAGAGGTGAGTTTTCAACTCGGAACCGAAAAGTACATTTTTTCTGAGAAAACAGAGGAAGGCCTCCGAGAAATTCGAGAGCTATATGTAAAAGCTTTCAAGCAAGGGAATGAAGAAGCAATGGAAAACTTCTTCTCTTCCTCCTACGCCTGCGTCGAAGCCCTTGGAGAGACTCGCATTCGGGATGCAGCAAAAACAGTCCGCCAACTCTTGACCGAGACTTTCCCCGAACACACAATCTCTTGGGGTGAGAACTACCTCCTAAACCTCCTCTCCCTGGCCGCCTCGAAGGGGCGGTAACCCGCCCTTTCCCTATCGCCACGGGCAGGCTATAATAAGGTTACTGTCAGACCCGCCTTGCTTTTCGTCCTGGTCCTCTCCGCTTTTGCGACCCTACTCTTCCTCTTCCTTTATTTGTTGAGAGACTTCGAGAAGTCTCCCTATTTACGTACGGAGTCGCTCTAGTCGCAATTTTCCTTCTGACCTACTAACTGGAACACTCAAAATTGAGTTCTTTTGGGAAACTTTTCAAACTGATTAAAACCTGAAAAATGCCCAGACTCATTCCGCTCTCCTCAAAAGCAAAAAACCGTCTCTTAAACACAATGGACGGAAACCCTGTAGTTCGAATCGAACAGCGAGTTGGATCAAAAGTTTTCGCGGTGTCCGAAAACGGAAAATACTGCACTTGGGTGAACTTAACAGCTGACCCAAACTGGGACATCACACTTGACTGAACCCTTATTATCAGTGAAAATGACACAAAAAGCTATTCCGATCAAAGAGTTCATTCAACAAGCGGCAGAGTCTGCTTTCCATGAATACATGAGCGGAAGCGACTCGTTTCTCCGAGGCTACGAGTGGCCGGCGATCATCTACGGGGTTTCCTTGGATGAGCTGGTAAAACGAGTCAGAAACGAGATGGAAGCGCTTCTCGAGGACCATCGGAAGAAGGTCATAGAAGGGGGCGGTTAACCCTACCTGCGAGGCCGGTTTACCCCCTTTGCCTCGACTCCGAAACCAGCTATAGTGATAATATGGAAAGTTTCACCTGGTTCTGAGTTTTGAACCCCTTTTTCCCAATCGCCCAAGCCTTGGGCCTTCAAATTTTCGCGGGCGAAGAGCTGGTGCACGATGGAAACATCTACACTGAAGTTCGCGGCACGGGTCTTTGGCTCGTCCAGTCCCCCTACCCGATGGGCGACTACCCGAACGCGGAGCGATACTACGTCAGCGATTCCGAAGGAACCCAAGTGAGCGCCACCCATTGGAATGCTGGTGACGCGGTTCATGACCTTCTTCGCCTCGACCCGGAACTTCTGTCTGCCCAAGCCTCTTCCCCTTTCACTTCCTTATGAGCGCGATTACCGTTTTCAACGTCTTCTACAACTGCGGAGTTCTCGGAGCCACCGACGTTTTCGTTGGCGCCTACCCCTCTGAAACCGAGGCTGAAAAAGCCTGCGACGAGTGGGGCTGCGAAAATGACTGGGATCCGTACTTTTCCATCGTTTCCGCAACTTCACCCGGAGAATTCCTGGGCTGATTTTTACCTCTTTCTTTGGTGGCTGACATGAAAACCAGAACCGTCACGGAATACCTTCGAAATCGCCACCTTAATCTCAACCTTCACAAACCCATGGTGGATGAAGTTGAGAGGACAGCAACTTTCTATATGTGGACTTTCTCAGGGCAGCTGGGAGGTTACCATCAACATCGCCCAGATGCCCCTAAGAGACCTCAAAAGCTTGGTCCAAAGCTTGCTCGGTATTTTACTTACCGGAAGCTTCCCGTCCTGACTGTATGGGGACTGGAAACTTTTCATCTCTTCGACGGCCCTTTATTTGTTTGCGAAGGAGTCTTTGACGCCGCTCGACTGACAAATCGAGGTAGAGCAGCCGTTGCTGTCTGCTGCAACGATCCACCAAAAGACTTTCGAAACTGGCTCACAATGCTGAGCCGACCAACAGTCGCTGTCTGCGACGACGACGCTGCAGGGAGAAAATTGGCGAAGTTCACAGACTTTTCTGAAACAGCTCCAGACGGTAAAGACCTCGGAGACGCTTCAGAAGAGTACGTAAACTTCCTTCTCGAACGCTATCCCTCTAACTAACTAACCAACCAACGAATGGCAACTCAAACAACGCAACCTCAGGCAAAGTGGAAGTCCGGTCAGATGCTCCTCTCCGCAATTCGCCGAGAAAAAGGCGGTGCTTCAGGGGAGAATTTCAGGGACATTGCCTTTGACCTCCGAACCTTGGGGAAAGATCTGGTTCGCGAAGTGACCAACGGCCGAGCGGCAGACAAGTCCTCAGACGGAAGGTACGTGGACATTGTATCTGAAACGGGGGAAAAGTACCGAGTCATTACTCGAGTCCTCAGGGAGAGGGGGGACTATCTTTTTGCTCTAGTGAGTACTGAGGAAACCAACCCCATTAACTATGTGAAAGAGTCGGAAAAGCCTGACGCGTTCGTATTTGTCGTCGTTCATCCTCAGGCTGGAGAGATCGACATTTTCAACTTCCCTCTGGAAAAGCGGGATGAAAAGAAGATTCCCAATAAAACGTACAATGTTTACTGGTCTTCTCGAAAGCGAGACTACGGTAAAGTGAAGAAAAATCTCTGGTTCACCGTTAAAGAGTGAGCTTAAAGGGCACCCCCTTTTGGGGTGCTCTACATTTTGGTTCAAAGTTTACCAGGGACTCTCGGTGCTATGCTCCCCCACGGTAGACTACCACCCTAGGAGGCAAAACATGAGAGAAATCCACCTAAAAGACTTAATACCCTTTGATCAAAAGAGGATGGGAAGCGTCCCGTCCGAAAGCGACTATCACGAGCTTATCAATGAAGATTGCAACGTTTATCTTCCCGATGGCTCCCTAGCAGTTGCTTTTCGAAAGAACGCTTTGAAAACTGCTCAATCCATCCATCCGGGCTCAAAGGAATACGATTACTGGCGCTGGGCCTGCCGTTCCCTTCTCTCCGACCAACGAGGGAACGCGGCTGGCTCAGAGATAACAACCAATGTAGAAATTCGCCTAACTGAAGGACAAAAAGAGTTTTTCTCAAAAGCTGTCAAGGGGCAGGTTTCAACCTTGACCGACGCTCTCGAAATTGTAGCGAACGACACAAGAGTTTCAAGGTCAACATACTACGTAGGAAAAGCTGAAGCAGATGGATTGGTAGATCTAGAAGAGGTTGAAAAGTGGGACTCTTTAGTCCGCCGCAAATCAACGCCATTTGATCTCCGCCAAGAAGCCATCTCAAAGAGGAATCAGGCAAAATTAGCCTGGTTTGAAAAGTGGCTGCGAGAAGTTTGGGACAAGGCAGAAAATCGAAAAGAAGCCGCAATCACGGCTAAAAAGCGCTACGTCACCAACCAACCGCGAGGGCAAAAGGTGTACTCCGCAGTTCTCGGAGTCATCACGAGATCCGGGAGAACTCCGTTCGCTCGCCTCACATCACCAACGATGGAAAAGTACGAGGAGTTTGAATCCTTCGCCCCTTTGTACAAAGAAGTTGACTCCTTAGTTAAAAGCCTGTTTCCACGAGAGTGGGGTATTCTCAAAGATCGATACCATGGAGTGAAGGACGAGCGTTACTCACTATTTGGAACCGTTTTCTCGTCGATCACTTGCAACTGGAACTTTCCAACCTGCTGGCACCGAGACGGACAAAACGCGAAAGATGCCGTTGCCGCTCTCGTTTGCTTTGACCGAGGGGGATATGACGGTGTTGACTTTGTGATGGCCGAGCTCGGGCTCGCGTTTCACATGCGCCACGGTGATGTCTTGATCGGAGACAACCAAGGAATCACGCACGGGCAAACCCCCTTTGTCCCGAAAACCGACGACGCAGAGAACCTGGTTCTCGTCTTCTACTCTCGCGACGCAATCACCACACTTGACTCGCTGGAGTGTGAAACTTGCAGGCGAGAATTCATGGACTACCTTGTTCACAATCACCCCGAACTCGGAAACGGTGAAGCGAAGTGGAACGGAAGTGTCCCAGGAGTCTGGAACTCGAAATACTGGAACGACTACAAAGCCCTTCGATCAAAGGAAGGAATTTACGACTACACCGTTTGTTCTAACACCAATCTGTCCGGAAAACTGGACACCGGCGAAGTCGAGATTCGTCAGCCCCATCTACTTAAGAAGTGAATAGCTGTTTACCGCAAATGACAAAACAATCGTTCAAGGTCGTAGTCCCAACCTATGGCAGATCGGATGCAATCGGAAAGTACACAATGAGTTATCTCCGAAAGACCGACGTGGATCTTTCCGAAGTCTACCTCTTTGTAGCAAGTGAAGAAGAGAAGGAAAAATACAAGGCTTCCAACCCGGATGTGAAAATTGTAGTCGGAGTGAAAGGTCTTCCTCAGCAAAGGAAGTTCATTTCTGAATACTTTGAGCCGGGAACTCGCATACTTTCCCTTGACGACGACGTTTCAGGTCTCCAAAGGCTGGTCCTTCTCGATAAACTGGAAGGCCCTCAGAAGCCCCTTGACCACCCTTGCAAACTCGAAACGGTGACCAACCTCGTAGAGTTTGTCGAGAAAGGCTGGAAGCTGGCTGAAGGTAGAGGAATTGAACTCTGGGGGGCTTACCAAGTCGCTAACAAAGGTTTTCTGCATCCAAAGGTGAAGACAGGAGCCCTGTTTATCATGGGGCACTTCTTCTCCTTTCTCGCGGGAGACCCCGTCTTTAACGAGATCACGCAATACCCTTGCAAGGATGACGTTTTCTGGTCTGTGTGGCACCATGTGAACCGAAAAGGAACTCTTCGCTTTGACAATTACTGCGTAAAGTCAAAAGCCCACTCTGGCTCGGGCGGGACAAACGAAGACATGGAGCGAAAGTTGCAGATCAACAACGAAACTTGTGAGGCGATTTGCTCGAAATATCCTGAGATTGCGTCGATCAAAATGCGAAAGACGAAAGATCCCTGGCTAAGCAGGTACAAGGAAATTCGGCTCAAACCGATCACTTACGAGACTCTCGTTGTAACCGACGACTGTTACTGATCGAAGGGGCGGATTTCCGCCCTTTACTTATCTTTGGGCGCGCTATGTCTTGTTCACACCACTTTCAACCATGATTCCAGACCCAAAGAAAACAATTGTATTCGACGTTGATGATACCATTCTCACAACGGTCAATCGGGATTACGAAAACTCCCAACCACGGGGGGAGGTTATCCAAGGTATGAAGACCCTGAAAGAAAGAGGGTGGACGATCATCCTCCATACGGCTCGTGGAATGGGTCGATCAAATGGGGACATCGAGAGTGTGAGGGAAGAAGTTATCGATGAAATCGAAAAGTTTTGCGATAAATACGATGTGCCATTCGACGAGATCCAGATCGGAAAGCCGTGGGCAGCCCTTTACGTCGACGATAAAGCACTCACTCCCGAACAGTTTTCAAAAGTAGTAGAGGCACTGTGAAAAACGCTCTCATTTTGGCTGCTGGCCGCAGCTCAAGGTTCGGCCGAAACAAACTTGAGGAAAAGTTTGATGGGGAGACTCTCCCCTTTATCGCTGCAAAGTTTGCTCTTGAGAACGGCGCGAAAAACATCTACTTGACCCTGTCTCGCTCAGCGATCAAAACGGATGGAAAACGTGTATACCATCCCGTTCTCGAAGAGGTTTCCAGAATTTGTGACCCTGTTGTTCGCTTTCAGAGCGAGGAAACATACGGCCCTGGTGCCGCAATCACAACCTGGGCCGGAATTCTCGAAGAACCCTTCACTGTTTTGTTCGGGGACAATCTTTACCTTGGGGAAATGCCAGATTGGATGACCCGAAATCTCTCTAGCTCTGACCAGCAAGACGTAATTTTTACAACTCGTCGAAGCCTTGTTAACCCTCGAAACTTGCAGTTGGCTGCCGTGGTTAACAACTACGTGATTGAAAAACCTCACGGGAGGCTTGAGGGGAATTTCTTCTGTGGTTTCGCTCGATTCCCACAGGGTTATCTGTCAAGGGTGGGAGACCTACGAAAGAGCGATCGAGGGGAAGTTGAGATCACTGACATGATCAACATGTCGGAGAACTGTCAATCTTGGGATATACAAAGGGACCTGGGTGTCATCTGGGCAGATCTCACTTACGAAGCCGATTGCGCAAGAATTCGGGAGCTTCTGTATGAAGGGAAGTAGTGGCGCAACGCTCGATTTCTCTGGGGATTACATTCGGAAAAGCTGCAAGGACGCCATCGAACAGTGCGAGTGGTTTGATATTGCTGCGAAACTCCCCCTTGTGAACGGCATTCGTATCCCGCAAACCATTCTTGAAACGGGCTCAGACTATCAAATCGAGTTTGTAGAAGGAGTATCGGGAACGAAAGTGGATTCCACTCGTATTCTGGATAGTCTTGTAGATCAAGTTTTCTTGTGGTCAAAAGTCCCTTCGGTTCGGAAAGCGACTTGGAAGTCTTATATCCAGCGACTGTACGACGAACATGTCTCCCTATGCGACAGTCAAATAGTTCGACGAGTTTTCGAAAAACTCGATGAAATTGATGGCTGTCCTTCGAGTTTCTCTCACGGAGATCTGACTCTCGAAAACGTCCTGGTCGAAAACAATGGTGGAATCGTGCTGATAGACCCCAATTTCAAAATGAATCTCTTTCAGTCCTATATCCTGGACTTAGGAAAACTTCTTCAGTCCGTTCACAGTGACTACCACCGCCTCTTTGACTCCCATCCTGGGGGCGACCCTTCGGCTCTGTGCGCCCACCTGCGGCAGAGGCTGGGGCAAGGGCTATGGCGCCAGGCTCTGGTCGCTGAGATGTCGCACGTGGTCCGCTTGCGCAAGTATCGCCCCGCCTCCCAACACCCCATTGTGGACGGGCTCTTGGAGAGGCTCCTGCAGGAATACCTTTACAGTTGACCCAGGAGGCTATACTGATTATGAAAACTTTTGTACCCCATGAGCCCTTCACCCTCAAGAGTTGAGAAATTAGAAAAAGAGATAGCGCGACTACAGGAACAACTTAGAGCCGAAAAGCGAAAAAGCGAGTCCTTGTGGAATGACCTCTATGAGCACTTCCTAAAAGAAGGAAATTCTGAGGAAAACTCAGGCTGGTGGGCTGACCAAATATCTCAGATTTTCTCTCGATGGGTGGTTAATCAAAGGACAAAACTGAGTGAAAGAATTTCCGAGTCGGGGGAACTGACGATGCCCCCTTATACGGATTGTTTGAACGATTTAGCCATGAGCCTTTCGCCCCCGGGATCCGAGCCACCGGAGTGGATCCCTTCTCTATCAGACTTTGAGGTAACTCGACAACACTCTTCAAAGCTGCCGATGGTTGTTCCAATGGATGAAGCTGAAGCCTTGAAACCTCGAAAGAGGACCATCAATGTTCCGAAACCAATTCCGGGGGCAGTTCCGCTCCCCCTTCCCCCTTTAACGGAGGAGGAGAAGGCAAGAGACAGAGCTGGACGGTAATCCGCCCTTTACGGGCTCTCCGCGCCCAGTTATACTTGGGTTAATTGGGAAAAGACATGAACATCAGGTTTATAGGAGACGTCCACAGAAAGTGGGATAAATACAAGAAGCTAATCAAAGGCTATGAACGCTCTCTACAAGTCGGGGACTTTGGTATTGGGTTCATCAACCCTCACACTGAGAAACCGTACAGCAACCCTCCCTATGACCACATGTCTAAGGGGGAACACTTCTTCATTCGAGGAAACCATGACAATCCTGGCCAATGCTCTCGTCACCCGTATTGGGTGAAAGATGGCGGCTCTGTGTTTGGCCGCGACGACATTTTCTGCGTTGGCGGTGCCGTCTCGATCGACAAACACCGTCGAACCGAAGGCTACGACTGGTGGCACAATGAAGAGCTTTCTTACACAGAGCTCTGCAAAGTCATGGACATCTACGAGCTCGTCAAGCCGAAGATCGTCGTGAGCCACGAATGTCCCGATAGTGTTATTTCTCGTGTGTTACACGAACAGGGGATGTTTAAATACGACATCCCCTCAACCACTCGCAAGTGCTTTGACAATATGCTCGAGATTCACAAACCTGACTTGTGGATTCATGGCCACTGGCACTTCGACCACCACACTGTTCATAATGGCGTGGAGTTTATTGGCCTCGGCGAGCTTTCTCACCTCGACCTTGAAGTGTAGAGGGGTATACCCTGAGGTCTCAAATACAAATGAGCACATCTTTTCTCATCTGGCTGACTATCGTCGGCTTTCTCTCTTACGTCCTTTACCGTGACCCGAATGTAACCGCTTACATCCTTCTTCAAAATCAAAACTTTTCAGCGAAACTTGGCCGTCTCAAGTACTTCATTACGAATAACCCCAATTTCTTCTGGGTTCGATGGAGAATTAGTAGAAACACAGACCGAGCCGCCCGCAATCTCGGTCGAGATCTCGGTGTCGACAAAAACAAAGACTGGCACGATTGACTAACAAAAACAATTCTAACAATGACAACAGTTATCAATCTATTCGGTGGCCCAGGTTGCGGGAAAAGCACAACCGCCGCGCTTCTCTTCGCCCAGATGAAACTCCAGGGATACCATGTTGAGCTGGTTCGCGAGTATGTCAAGTATTGGGCTTGGAACGACCGTAAAGTTCGAGAGTGGGATCAACTTTACCTCCTTGGAAAGCAAAGTTCCTACGAAAGTATGCTTTATGGAAAAGTCGACTACATCGTGACCGACAGCCCCATTCTTCTAGCCGGTATATTTCAGGAATATCGTTCAAACGGGGCGGATAAGTATGTGAGTAAAGCGGCACAGAGTTTCATGGCCCATGCTGAGGCAACAGGGGTAACGTATAAGAACTTTTTGCTTCGGCGAAACAAACCTTACGACCCGCGAGGTCGCTGGGAAGATGAAAAGGAAGCCAGAAACCTCGACGATTACATCGAAGAGTATCTGACTCTGTACAGTGGTTTCCCTCCTCTTGAAATCTCGGGGCCAAATAACAAAAGAGATCTGGAGATAATGCAATCTTTAGGGGAAATGAAGGTTCGAGATGTTCCGTCGTACTGAGGGCGGTTTCCCGCCCTTTACCTATCGTCTTCGGTGAGTTATGCTTAACTCGTTGCTCCCTCTGAATGACCGTCAACCCCGACTGGACCGCCCCCCCTGGTTACCTTGTTGAAGAGTGTCGCCGAGAGCGAAACATTTCACTTCACGACTTCGCCGGAGAGACCGGCCTTACAGTACCCGAAGTTCTTGAACTTGAAAGAGGAGAGAGGGGGATTGACCTCCTTCTGGCCGAAAGATTGGAATATGTCTTTGGAGTGCCTGAAAGCTTCTGGCTGACCCTTCAAAAGAACTTCGAAGTTGACATCAAAAAAGGACGTGCTTTTACAAATGATTGAGCTTTATGTTTCCGAAAATAAAAGTTTTGACCCTGTGCGGTTTTACCGTAATCGGGTTAGGGTCTTTCTGAATCGAGACTACACATATGGCCTCTGGATTGACGAAGACCGGCTCTTTGACCTTCTAACCGAGGGTCAGATGAGGCAATATATTTTAGATCGGTCCCCTAAGGGAGCATATTTCTCCGTTACTCGAGAAGTTGCGCAAGAAATTCTAAAAAGAGGGCACACCCCTTACGCAAAACAAAACCTGTGACAAATGGAAACACCTACCAACCTCGTCACGCAGCTGAAGGAAGACTACCTCAGCTACTCCATGGCTGTTCTAGTCGGAAGGAGCATTCCCGATCTGTACGACGGGTTGAAACCTGCTCAGAGAAGAATTCTTCAAACGATGTTTGAGGAGGGATTTCTTCCAAACAAGCCCTACGTGAAGTGTGCCCGTACAACCGGTCTCACAAGCGCATTCTACCATCCCCATGGGACCTGTTACGGTTCCTTGATTAACATGGCTACGCCATGGAACAACAATGTTCCCTGGATAGATTGCCATGGAAACATCGGAAGTTCTGTAGATAATCCGGCAGCTGAGAGGTACGTTGAAAACAGACTCCGGATTTCGGCCATCGACCTTCTTATGAAGGATCGAGAAGTCTGGGAAACTCGGTCCAACTACGACGGAAGCCGCCAGGAAGCAGTTCGCTTTAATAGTGCTATTCCAACTGTTCTGTTGAACGGGGACTCCGGAATCGCTGTAGGTTTTGCTACTCGTTTGGCCCCACACGGACTTCGCTCGATTGTGGAGTCTGTGAAACTTTTGTGTAAAGACTCTCCCGATAGTAAAAAGTATTCGGATAATCTAACAAAAGCTCGGGAAATCCTCCTGCCAGATTTTCCAACAGGAACCCAGATCATTCGCGATGAGCAACTTAATCTTTACTCTCAGACTGGTAGCGGGAACATTCGCTGTCGGGCAATTGTTGCTGAGGGTGTACAAAAACGGAGCGGTAAAGCAAAAGATAGATCCACTCTGGCCTTTACTCATCTCCCTCCCGGAGCTAACCCTGAAAAGCTGGGTGAGCAAATTCGAAACGAAGTAGAGAAGGAAAGGATCACAGGAGTAGCAGAAGTTAACGATCTCTCAGACCAAACAGGGGATTGCCTCGAGATTGTCGCAAAACCCGGAACAAACATTGAGGATCTAAAGAAACAGCTCTACGCATACACAGACCTTGAGTTGAGATACTCGGCTAAGACACTTGTAATCGATGGCGTCCGACCGGTTGAACTCTCCCCGGTTCAAATCATTGAGAGGTGGATTCGTTGGCGCCTCTCTCGTCTTCAGAGCAAGTTTCTCCACGAGCTTTCCCTTCGAAATTCTCGCCTTCATATTGTAGAAGGTTTGCTAAAGGCCATCAACAAGATGGACGAGATTATCAAGAAAATTCGCTCATCCGAGAGCAAGAAGGAAGCGAAGGAAAACCTGATGGGCAAACCGTTCTTGTTTTCCAGCGAACAAGCGGAAGCCATTCTCGAAATGCGCCTCCGTCAACTCACAAACCTTGACCAAAGCGAACTCTCTGAAGAAGCTGAAAAACTCCGAAGTAGGGTCGAAGAGCTGGAAAAACTTTCCCAGGATAACAAGGAGGGGGAACAAGCCCGAAAGTCCTACCTTGTGACTGAGGTGACAGAGCTAGGCAAACGCCACGGAGAGGCCCGCAGGAGCCCCCTGGTGGAGCCCCCCGCAAGCGAGGCCAACCTGGCCCCAGGTGAGCGAAAGAGAGCCCCTGCAGCTCCGACAAAGCCCCGGTTTCTGAAGGTGGACCTTAAGAAAGGTGTGGTGGAACAAGCGAAAGGCCCTCGTGGAGCGTTGGTAGTTGAAGCAAAGGAGAAAATTATCCTTATGACTTCAGATGGAACTCTAAAGAAAGTTGCTGCCAACTTTAAGGGGACAATTTCCACGAGCTACTCCCCTGTCACTCTTGCTAAAAAAGAGTCAGATGTTTCCTCTCGAAAGTATCTCGCAGTCTTCTCCCTCGACGGGCAAATGAAAGCAGTCACCATTTCAGGTGAAGACCTTTGCCGAGCAACGAGTAAAGGTAAAAGGTGGATACCCGAGGGAGCGACTCTGATCCATTTCGGTGAAAACAGTTACACAGTAGAATGGGTGTCCAAGCGAAAGAAACCTTTGAAACTGGACCTCTCCGTAAAACCTGGAAAACCCGGAGCGAAAGGAATCAAGATTGCAAATCTATCTGACGTCACTCTGACATTGGCCGGGTAAAATACTCTCGGGTGCCTTTACTCCCTGGGTCCCCGAGCTAACGTAACAACAGTTGAAGAGAACTATGGTCCTAGTTTACCCAGTCTCCCGGTTACTTGCGAATCCGAGGCTCTTTTATATCATTTCAAACTACCTGGGGGGACTACCCGACGCTGAAACCTTACGGGATGCCTTCTACGACCTTCTAGAAGCTGAAGTGTGCGATTACCCGGACGATGATATCACTTTTCAGGCTCAAGAAGTTTGTTTCGAGGTGGAAAACGAAGGGTTATCCTGCACAATACAGTTTGATACAGGGTCTACCCTTAAGTTAGAAGCCGTAGGAGGAGACTTTTCCAGTCAGATATCTTCTGATCAAGAGTTCGCCACCGCTTCTGCAATCCACCGTCAACTTATATCCGCTATTGAAGAGTCTCATCCAGAACTCAAAGATGACATCTCTCTTGAGCACCCTCCAACTCCAGGAAATAGTTTCCTCAGTTCCAAGGATGGTGAGCGATTTGAGGGATGTTTTCATTTGCGTTCCGATCCGAATAGGAAGTACTCCTTCACAGTCCTCATACTGGATCCCGTACACGATAAGTTCGAAGCCAAAATCCGACCAATCTAACCAACTTTAATCACCATGATGGACAACGTAGTGTATGCAACGGACAGTCTTCGCTCGTCCGTTTCATCACTAAAGAAAAAACTTTCAAACCTTCGAGTGATCATTGAACAATTTGATTCAGAAATATCCAAGATAGACACTAAGTTTGAAAAACTTCTGACTCAGGTAGAGATTTACAAGAACAAGAGCAACCGGGAGGCGCAGAGGGAAGTTCGTAGGCTGCAGTTAGAACTTAGCAACCTCAAGAAAACTCTGAAACAGATCTCCCCTCCCGAAGGTGACAAGGATTCAACCGAGATGGAAATTGCTTCAACGATGGCCATCTTTGAGTGCATTCTGAGGCACATGTGTGAAGGGGCAGATGACGTTCGCCTAATGAGTTATGCTTATCTTTTTCCAGCTGTTTTTGAAAGGGTTGTAAAAGGTGATGACCCTGCCTATCTTCTAGAGAAGATTCCTACTTCCGCTGGTGTTGTGATCAATCGGGGAAAACAGTATGTGAAGTTCATTCGGGAAAGTTGCTCTACCCACGTCACGGACTCCGAAGCTTGGGAAGAGTATATTGAACCCCTGGTTGATTGGTGGAGGAATGATGCCCTCCCCCTCATCTATGGGTCCAGGGATGACCAGTGGGATTGCGACGTTCCATTGTCCCTTGTGGAAATGCTAATCTGGAGAGACGAACCAGCGGAGCGACCAATCCACTTTTCTCCGGTCTTCGATGCCTATGAGATATACCGCTCCAATAAGGACTTCATCTATGAGACGAGCGGAGTTCGCGCTCTTGACCTGAAAATGTTCACCTACTCCAGCTCAGACCAAGACGAGGAAGCCCAGGGGTAAGTTACAATACCGAAAGATACAAGTCTATGGTCCCTCGAACTGTTCAGATGGCAAAAGAAATTGCCACCCAAATCGGACCGGTGGAAGTTGCCGAATACGGTAACATCATTGCTGAGCCGTACGGCGGCTGGAGCAACATCTACTCAAACTACTTCTTAGGGTCTGCGGGTTACGCTCCACCGGACACCCTTGGCCGCCCAGTGATGTTCAGTTACTACGTGCACAGTTGGTACGAGGGACAACCACGTTGGGCCCAACCCCCCAAAAGGCGTTTCCTAGAGGGACGGAGCGCTATACTGTTTCCAGTCGGTGACAGCTTTACCCCTCCACCCCTCAACAGCCTTAACTAACAAACCGAAATTAAAAATTCAACGACATGCGAACCAACGAACTCGGATATCCTGTCCTTTCTGAAGACCTCCATAAAAGGGTGTTCGGCCGAGAGAAAATGTCCTCTATGAGTGCTCCTCAGCTTAACAAGGCTAAGAAGCTTCTCGGAAAGTTTGGTATTCCAGTACCTGTAGATCACCCTGAGAACCTGTATGATGGCCCCCTGCCACTGCCGGATCTTAAGGGTGATTCTTTGCAAGAACACTTTGAAAAGATCGCCGAGGAGCAAATCGGCAGGTATAAGGACCTTGCAGATTCCTTTGCTCGGTGTGATCTCCCGAAGATCCCTGGAAACGGCGACTTTATCTATCAACCGGGCTGGACCAGGTACGAGTGGGTAGACGACCACTTTGAAACTGGAAAAGTTCCTTATCCTCTCGAAGAAGCATTCACATACGACACAGAAACTTTCGTGGAAGGCGGAGCTTTCCCGATTATCGGAACTGCCCTGAGTGAGAAAGCTGCATACGTGTGGCTTGCTTCTGAGCTTATTGACCCGACGATTCCTCAGGAGGATTGGGACCAAGGTGAGCTGATTCCGATCGGGGAGGGGAGGTTCGTTGCTGGTCATAACATCAGCTACGACCGAGTGAGAGCTCAAGAAGGGTATTCCCTGGAAAGAAACAAACCCGAAAACTTTTACTTCGACACCCTTTCAGCGCACATCGGAGTTTCAGGTCTGGCCGCCGGTCAGCGATGGCTTTACGTTCTGGCAGCGAAAGACCCTGAGGAACTGTCCGAAGAGGAGAAGAGAAAACTTCGATACGCCCCGAAGTGGCTTGATGAAGGCGCTACAAACAGCCTTCTCCAGTGTTACAATTTTCACGTGTACGAAGTCAGGAAGTACTTCGGGGACGACAAGGTTCGACCCCTTGACCAAGGAGACAAGAAAGTTCGAGATATCTTTGTAGACGCTACTCACATCTCACAAATTACGGCGGTTCTGGAAAGCGCAGTAGATTACGCCATGAAGGACGCATTCTACACTGCGGAACTCTTTCAAGCCCTCTGGTTTAAGTATCTGGATAGCACACCTTCGATGGTCGGCCTCTGCGGTCACTACCACTTGAACGGAAGCGTAGTTCCTCTTGTGGATAACTGGGAGGAGTGGATCAAAGAGGCAGAAAGGGTTTATCACGGTATGAACGACGAGATGACAGAACTCTGCCGGAAACTCGTCTGGCAGACTTATGAATCCTGGAAAGAAGTCTTGGAGAGTTGTGAAGACAAAGAGGAGGGGCTGGAGAAGGCTAACCTTTGGTCTCTAAAGGACCCCTGGACTAGTCAACTTAACTGGAACGTTAAGTCTCGAAAAGGTGTCTATGCCTGGATTCCTGAATGGATGCGTCCATTTATTCGCGATCCGAATCGTCACATCGGAGTTCGCTCCGAATTGGCGCATTTGCTCCTGAAGTTGAAGTACGAAGGGTCTCCGATTATTCTCACTTCCGATAAAGGTTGGTGCTATCATGATGAGACTGGTGAGCTGGTGAAAATCCCTCACCCGAAGGGGAATGGCGCAAATGTTGGAGGAGTTTTGTCGAAAGACTTTGTTCAAGACATGGAAGTCGGTCGCCTCAGCAGCGACCTCCCTGAAGCCAAAAGAGCTCTTGACATCGCCAATGCAACAAGTTACTGGACCTCAGTGCGAAGCAGGGTAATGAGTCGCATTTTCTTGAAGGTCAACAACCCGCAAGGAAGCGACGCTTTCGTAACTCTCCCCGAGATTCTTTGCCACGGGACCGTCACTCGTCGAACTGTAGAAAGTCTGATGGCAACTATGTGCTCTACAAAGTCTTGGCGAGTCGGCACCGAGCTCAAGACGAGAATCCAGGCCCCGGAAGGCTGGAAGATCGTTAGCGCGGACTACGACGGTCAAGAACTTCAGATTGCTTCGATCTACAGTGACCGGTGGGAAGGCGGTTTTGTTGGCTGTTCCCCGATGGGTTACAACGTTCTCTCCGGAGCAAAGGAGAACGGTACGGACCCGCACACAAGCCTCGCTCGGGCTATTCTCCCGGAGCTGTACAAGGGTCTTGTATGGGATAAAAAGCTCGGTGTTTGCTACTCCTCTACGGAGCGACCCCTCTCTGAAGAAGGCTGGGTCTTGTCAGCTGGAACATGGCTCAACCCTGTAGATAAGGACAGGGATAATCTCTTAAAGAAGGCTCGTGACCTTAGTAAGATTGTGGGTTTCGCAACCCTTTATGGGGGAAGCGTCCGAGCATTAAGCACACCGATTCGTCGAACTTTTCCTGAAAAGAACGCAAAAGAAGTCAAAGACTTCGCCTTAAGAGTTCTTTCTACAAAGAAAGGGGTTTTGAGCAACGGAATCTATGTCGATGGTTCTGACTCCGGGGCGTTCAACCTGATGGAAGAGATCTCGATGCGAACTAAAGTTCCCCAACTCCCTTGTCTTGGAACGAAGATCTCAACGGCGATGCGTCCGGCGGCAGTCGGTACAGACTTCAAAACCGGGAGGACGAACTGGACGATTCAGGCCTCTGGGGCTGAAATCCTTTCAATCACCCTCACAGCTGTGGCCTGGTTGGCCCAGGAGTACAAGATCCCTTACAGATTCATCATTAGCATCCATGACGAACTACACTTTATGACCCCTGAGAAGTATGCAGAGCAGTTCTCCGTCCTTTTTCAGATTGCCCATCTTTACACTTGGGCTCGTTTTCAGAGTGCTGTAAGGATTCCGGAGTTGCCCCTGAGCCGAGCCTTCTTCTCCTCCGTTGCGATTGATGACCGCCTTCGCAAGTCCCCCAAGGAATGCACGGTAACTCCTTCAAACCCACAAGGTAAAACCGAACCAAACGGGGTAGAACACTCCATGCAAGATCTCAGCGAGATCGGTGCAATTGACCGTCTAAAAATTCGTTACAACGCTATTCAAAACAATCTGATTTAAGAACATGAGAGTCACAAGAAAAGTTAAAAAGCCTCGGGTTCAAAGTGTAATCATCGAGGTTTGTAAGACGAAAGTTGGGGCGTATTGGTGGCCCATTCCTTTTGACAAAAAGGATCGCTTCATCCCCTCCTCTGTAGATTGTCTCTACAGCCAAGAGTACTTCGAGAAAAAGGAGGCTGTTCAAATGATGCTATCTTTGTGAGCCCATGGATGAAACATTGCAGTTCTTGCAAGAGAGGGACTACTTCCATTCTTGGATCGAGAGTGAGAATACGACGGCAGAAGATCTCGAACGGTATGCGCAAACTGGAAAAGTCCCAGTAAAAAAGAGCACAAAACCACGAGATTTCAACCTTCCTCCTCCTGGAACTTTCTTTGAGGGGAGCATATGGTTTCACCCTGTTTCCTATCAGAAGTTTGTGTACAAAGGAGGAGCTTGGGAGGCTGAACCAATCTCATTTTCCTCTGAAGACGTCCGCTTGGCGGCCAAAGAGAAAGGGATCCATTCCTATTACAACTCTGTGACTCACCAATTTGTCTTCTCTAACTTTCTAAGGGGGGAGTCTTTAACTGTTCCTCTTGAAGTTATAAAGGATTTGAAACACCGAAGTGATCTTGACGATTTCCTTTCTAGCCTGTTTTCGAGTGAAATATGAACTGTTCAAAGTCCAACCCTCTTTCTTGGAGGTTTTGCCCGAGCTGCAAAGTTAGCCTGGTGTCGGCCGAGATGTCTGAAGCGCTTAAGCACACTTGTGAACCCGGTGCATTTCACTCCCGTTTACTTGGGGGAAGGGACCCTGACACTGGAACCATCGAGTACTGGAAGTGCCCAGACTGCTCTGAAGTTTTTTCTACGCTCGACAAACCAGTTGTCCACACCCTTTCCGACGTCTTTCTCCCGAACTCTTAAAAGTTCTTCAGACGCAATTAGACTTAAGTGAGTGAAAATGCCATTCCCACTCCCTCTTGATCCCACTTTTCGCAAGGAAGTTATCGAGTCCTGGTTGCAGGATGTCGAGGACCGAATTGAAATGGGGGACCTTGAGGGAGCAAAAGTAAGCTGGCATTTCGCCCAGGGTATCTACATATCCCTTCCCCCAGGTTTCGGTGACGGGGAAATCGAGTCAAAGCTTATGGAGCTAAGGGTAAAGTTTGAGTAGCATTGCTACTACGAAAACTATGCGTTCAGTGACAACTACCGAAAGCTCCGCTGACAACTCAGGAGCAAAACCAAGCAACTTGAAAACTTTTACTGCGACTCTCTCTGATGGTCGAGAGATTACCATTCGTGAGATGACTGGCCGAGACTTAATCTACATGGAAGAAGAGCTCGGAAAGTACGGTGATACGCGTCAGAGTTTTTACCTCGTTGAACGGCTAAATGTTGGCCCGGACAAGATTACATTTGATGAAATCGCAGACATGACCGCTAAGGACTTGAAGATCATTTCCGATTTGGTCAAGAAAGCCAATGATGGAGAAGAGGACGAGAATAACCCAAAATAACGGCTCAGGACCTTGAAGACTTTTCTTACCTAGTTACGGTGGGTGGGTCAATTTCGGTCCACCTTAGGGAGGTGAAGCCAAAGGACTTCTTCTTCTACAGAGTTCTAGAAGATCGCAAGGAATCCACTCTGAAACTGATGATTCGGTTGATTCAAAACCAAGAGGTGTTGGACCAGCTAACCTCTAGTCAGTTTCGAGATCTTGCGAATTGGATAGCCGATAATCTTCTCAACGAGAGCGTAATGTCTCCTGAAAACTGGATGGAAGTCGCTTTCCATCTTAATAAACAGAGATGGGACTCCGCAATCGACTGGTTAGAGAATCAACCCATGAGCAAGATTAAGTTGATGATGGAAATCAACAAAAAGACCGCTGAAGACACCCAAAAGGAAATGAAGTCTCGAAGGAGGAAGTGATGTTTAAATTCAAAGTCAAAACCAACTTCGGGGTAAAACCGTTCAACCTAAACTGGTGGGAGCCTACCAAAACAGAATGGGCACCTGTTCTACTCGATAGTAATCGCCCATACTGGAAAAACCAAACGGAAGCTGATGGCCGGGCATGGAAACCTTTAAGTGCAAAATACCGAGCCTGGAAGAATGGTAGATATGGCCCTCTCCCAATCCTTCGCATATCTGGAAGGATGCAAGATACTGCGAAAGTTCGAGCGGACTTACGCAACGATCGCTTCTACGTAGAAACTACAAAGGTAGGCCCTTACCACCAATTCGGAACGAGTAAAATGGCCGCCAGACCCTGGATGGGAGTTCCAGACTCCTCCCTTTCAAAACTCGCATCTATAGCTTGGAAAAACATTCTAAAGTAACATGGCAAAACGCAAATCACAAGAAAACGACCCTCAGTTTGAAGAGGGAGTAGAAGGTATGACTCCTTCCTTCGAGTCCCCTGACGAGGACCCAGCCGCCGAGGCCACCCTTGAGGCTCCTGCAGAACTCCCTGAGGAGGGTTTCTCCACCGTGGCCACCCCTGAGGTCGCCGCCACCGGAACCGAACCAGAGGCTCCAGAGGTCCCTGCAGAGGATCCTCATGCCCCGGTCACAGGGGAGCTTCATGTTCCCACAACGGCAGGAGTGAAGGATCCTCAGTCAAAAGAAGAAATTGGGGCGGCTATTCAAGAAAAACTTTTGAACCGTGATACAAGTGGGGAACCTGGATCTGAAGTCAATCTTCAGCAACTGCGAAATGAAGTTAAGCAAGTTGCTGAAAAGCTAGGATTCCCCTTGTCTCGCGGAACCGAGGCTGGTGCAGCCCTTATGGCTCGTGCCCGTAAAAGAAACGCCCGGTAATGAACACTTTAGTCTTTCAACCCGGAATGACTTGGAGGAAGCTCGGTTATGGGCTTTACTCCGACTCCATGGCTTATCGGGAAGTTTTGGACCAGAACCCTAAATGGAGCGTCACAGAACTTCCCCCAGTTGGTACTGTTCTCTCTTCTCAAACGACTCCTTCTCTTTCAGGAATCTCTCAACAATCTTCGGTGTTTGGAAGGCCTACCGGACTTTCCTCTCTTGAGTACTATCCGTTTGAAAGTGAGGGAAGCTACTACTCGGCACTTTCAAGGTATAGTCGAAATTCTTTGGCAGAAGTTGAAAGATTAAACGGCTGGACAATGGATAGTTCAGCTGCTTCCGGAGTGAATGAGGGGTAAAACTTCCTTGCAAACACCTAAACCTTTGGCCCACGGGCACCACCGTCGGAGTTATCCTCGCCGGCACAAAGGTAAGGAAAAGGAGGAATTTTACCCCAAATGGCAACTTTTTCATTCGGTACCGGAGTAGTCCCTGGAGCTCCTGGAACCTACATCAACGAAGTATCAGGCAATGTCTCCCTGGCAGGCATCGCCTCTTTTAACACAACCTACCTTCTTGTTGAAACTGAGGAAGACGTTCCAACTACGCGTTTTCCCTTCAATCGTCCTGTCCCCGTATCTTCCCTCGCAGACTATAAGGTTCTCGTTGGAGGAGTTCCTGAGTCTAGAATTCCCCTTCTGAGTTACAACTGCGTTAGCTCTTTCTTCTCGAATGCACAAGTCGGAGACCTTCGTGTTGTTCGCGTTGGCACTCCAAACCAGATTGTTGAAATCGAAATTATCCCTTCTGGTACCAAGTTCAACAACACGGGACTCCCCTCTTCTCTACAAGCTGGGGACATAGTTCATGTACAGTTGCTCCTCAACAACCTGAAACTCGTTTCAGGCGACGGAACCACTGGTTACACCGATGATGGAGAATGGCTCGGAGTTCCTGTCACAATTCCCGTAGACTATATCTCGGGTGATGAAGTCAACAATCGTAAGATCTCCGCAGCGATTATTCAAGCGATCGCCACTGCAATCGAGACCAACCCGAGCGTCGCGAGTTCCGTTTATGTTCGAAGCTTTGGTCTTGTAAACGATCTGGACCCGACTTCAAACTCTCAGAACGGATACATCACTCTAGCCGCTACGACTTACGACGGAAACATTTCTGTCCTCCCTCAGCAACAAGAAGTCGGTGGCGCATACATCCTGATGCAAAATGCTTACGATATTGAGAATATCGTGGGTCTTTCAAACAATTTGGAAAGAGTCCCTCAGGACTACATCCAGTGCATCGATACTGCTTTTGATGGGCAAGTAAACCAAGGGTACTTGATCGCACCAACCGCTTACGCCCAGTTTGACGCGGAAGGCAGAGAAAAGGTGGGTGCCGCTGCTGCTGCTCATTGTCAAAGCCCTGACTTCAAATGGCTAGCTCTTGCAGATCCTGGCCCTTTCCTCGTCACAGACTTGAACAAGTACAAGGAATACACTCCTCACGAGCCTGCTGAAGATCTTGTAACTGGTACCAAGTATTTGGTAGACAATGCCATCTACGAATGGACAGGAACTAGCGTTAATTACGACCGTCTAAAGCATCAGGGTCTTGTTCCTGGTTACGATTCACAAGTTGCTGTTGAAACCTCTGTGGAAGCTGTAGCAGCAGACGAAAAAGTCGGACTTATTGACCTTGCCTCCTACGTTGTAAACTCGAACTCGCCATTCGCAGAATTGGGTGTTTTCAATCTCGATTCTAATGTGACTTGGCCTGTTGACTACCAGATTCAGGAAGTTACCTTGAGTGCTAAGGGGGCTGATTTTTCTTCCTTCCCCGACACTGTATACTTTGTCGCTCCTCCGTACGACTCGGCTGTTTACGGCCCTTATCCTTCGGATGGAACCGACCAGTACGTATATATCGCTGAAACTGCTTCAGAAGCCGTTGCGATTCTGACCGAAGTTACAGCTCTTGGAGGAACTGCGAAAGCAATCGGAACCTCTACTCTTCCGACTGGGGCTCTCGATGTTGCCGCTCCTACAGGAAGTACGGCATCCGCGACTTACGTCACTCCACAATGGAATCTCCCTGTTGAGATCGAAGGTCAGTCCTCGAACCTGATTCGTAATCTCACTGGCGCTTCTGCCTACGTGAATACTCTTCACCTTCCTGGAACCCTTCAGGATCCAACGAACGAATATCGCTTGTCTTTTGTCAGCCGAACTCTGTTTGATCCCTCCGTTGTTCTTTCCTCGAGCACAGAACCAGGATTCACAGGTGCGGCAGAATTTGCTGTAGTATCCCACAACTTGGTCGACGGGCAAAGAATCTTTTTCACTCAACCAATCAGTGGCAATGGGACAGCAATCTTTAAGGCAACTTCAAAGACCAACATTCAACCTTACTTTGTGAAGGTTATCAACAACGATGCTTTCGTTCTCGCCACCTCAAGTTCGAATTATCTCTCCGGATCTTTCATTCCTTATCCGACTGGGATGGTTAGTATCTCCACTACACCAACTATCCTATACAGCGCCATCAGCGGCGGAAACCTCACCTCGATCAATCTTTCTGAGTTGGGCACTGTTCCGTTCATTCGAGGAAGAAAATACGGAATGGCTACTGGAACTATTGCGAATGAAGCTGCTTCCTCAACTTCCTTCTCACCGAGTTCCGGAAACCCTGACATCTCGATCTACCTGAATTCAAGTTCTCTTGTTCTCGGTAAGGAAAGAATCTTCCCCTACGGAGAGACCACCCAGGCTAACTGGTTGCCCAAACTGGACTTGGTGAACCCAGGTTCAACAACTACGTCCGTTGAGAACTTCCTTTGCACTCCAACCGTTAATCAGAGCTTTAGCACTGAGGCATACTTGGTTCCTGCAATCGAAGCCATCGATGGGGGTGAATACGATCCAACAGCGGGAACAGCAGGTGAGGTTATGAATCTGACCTCTTACACAACTGCGGTTGGACTTTCCGACCCAGAGGATAGCGCAAACGTTCAAGGTTATGTCACTGCAGGTCTCCTTACTGGAGTCTATTTTACCGTTGTTAACGGTTCGGGTTTTGCTCCGGATGGCACAACGGCTGTAGCAGAGGACGACAGAATTGCAGTTGTTAACACGGGTTCAACGTTTGAATGGGTTGTTATTCCTCCCGCTGCTTCTGGTGGTGACATGAGCTCCGTTGCTCAAGTCTGCTATGGTTCCCAAGTCGAACTGACTCTCACACAAGAGCAGACTCCCCCTGACAACCTCTGGAGATTCGAGACGATCACTTCTACCGAAATCATCGATGACGCACTTCGCGGAGTCGGATTCGGCGGAGAACCCCAAGCTAAGTTCATCGAAGCTGGTGTTGACAATGTGAACCGCCTCTACGAGGATAGCCAGCGCTACTTCAACGGATTCGGCTTCATTGCTTTCTACGGTCCTTACGTAGAGAATGCGTCAGGGCAGTTCATTCCTCCTTCCCCTTACGTGACTGGTGTTGCCACTCGCAGATATCGCGCAGAAGGCTTCCAGTTCCCACCGGCTGGAACGAAGTACCAACTCTCAGACGCTGTTGGAGTTCAAATCGGAATCAATTCCGCTCAGCAAAACCTGCTAAACCCGGACGGCTGCAACGCAGTGCGTTCCCTGCCCGGTTACCCAACCACGGCAGTGTTCATCTGGGGTGGTCGTACTCGGATCAACAAGGCAGTTGCAGAGCAAAGGAAGTTCCAATTTGTCAACACTCGCGTCATTCAGAACGTCGTATACGGTTCTCTGAGAAACGCTTTTGACAATCAGATCTTCTCTGTTGTCGACGGATTCGGAGTTGTCTTCAACCAGATCACTTCAATCGGTAACAGCGTTCTTAGCCAGCTTTATCTCGCGGGCGCTTTGTTCGGTCGTAGACCTTCAGATGCCTTCCAGATTATCTGCGATGACCGAATCAACCAACCTGAGAACCTTGAGAACGGAATTGTTTACGTCAAAGTCTTTGACACTCCAGTTCCGACGCTTGAGCGTATCGAAGTTGACCTGATTCGTGTTTCGATTGGTCAAATGAACAAGGAGCTTGAGTCGCAAGGACTTAGCTGAATAAGGTGAATCATGACAACCGAGATCAAACTACTTCTCCCTAACTCCCTCGTCGAGTCTTTGGCTCAAAAGGCGAAAAACCAGGGCGTCTCTCTCGAGGCGCTCTGCGCTTCCCTTCTTGAAGAAAAGAATGCTTTAACGGACCCGACAATTTATTCATCTTTAAGCAATCAAGATATAAAGCTCGAGATGAAAAAGATAATGAGCAGCGACTTAGGTAAAGAAGAGAAGAATCGACGCATCAAAATTCTCGAACACCAAGTTTTACGGTTTATTCGATGACAGCTCCTTATACACCTTCTCCATCTATTCGCGGATTGTCATACCCTCTTCGAATTGAAAACGGCAATCTTGCGACCAGCAGCGATTACCAATCAAAGCAAGAAGAGATTCGAAGTGTGGTCGAAACGAGATTCTATGAGAGGGTTATGCGGGCTGACTATGGGGTAGGAGACCACACCCTTGAAGTGATAAACCCTGGGCAAATAAACTCAGAGTTTCAAAAGTCTATTCAGACTCATGTCGAAGGTTTAAGTTCTCTTGTTGTAAAAGGGGATTGGTTGACTGGAGGGGAAGAGGGAATATACCGTGTTTCGATCATCTACTCGGTTAACGGAATTCCTCAGCCTCCTCTCAATTTCAGTCTCGCTAACTGAGTACCAGGGTAAAACTTTCCATGACTGTGCTCCACTCTTTCAGTTTCGGAAACGATTTACTTTGGTAACATGAAACTATGTTTAAAAATGGCTGGGGAAAACTAAGTGGCACAAAGATTTAAGGTAGCACCTGTCCCCCAGGGAGAAGTTAGCCGTTATACTTCTAATCCATATGCCCTGAGCAGCATTTACATGTTTGGCTCCAGTTCCCCGTTTACGGGTTCTGGAAACAGCATTGTAAGACCGAGTGACGACCTTCTCATTCAGAAAGGCGGAAATAGAGCCCTCTCTGTATACCAAAGGTTGCTAAATGATGAGCAGGTTCAGAGCTGCTTCTCTAAATTAACCCAGGAGATCACTGCGAGACCCTGGTATGTTCAGGAATTTAGCGGAAAACCAGGAGACCTTGCGATTCGTGACTTTGTAGCTGAGACTCTTGAAGACTTGGGAATTGACGATCTATACAAAGGTTTGGCAGAGGCTTTAATCGTCGGCTACAGCGTTAGCGAGGTTATGTGGAAAAAGTCCAAGCGCGGAGTTATCCCCTACGACATTCGCATGAGGGACCAAAGAAGATTCATCTTTCAGGAGTCTGAAGATTCTCAAACAGGTTTCACAATGCGCTGCCTAACCTTCAATCGCATGTTTGAGGGTATTGAGTTACCGGCGAGAAAGTTCATTGTGAATCGCTACTGGACCCAACACAACGGGGACCCCTACGGAACGGCAATGGGAAGAATTCTGTACCCGTTGGTTAAGTTTCGCAGAAGAGCGCTTGAGTCTTACGTTTTGTACGGAGACCGTTACGCTACCCCGACAGTTGTTGCAACGGCGCCATTGAGTGCTTCAACAGCAGAAGTGGACTCCATTTACGAAAGAATTACCAACTTATCCCAAGAGACGGGATTCATTTTGCCAGACGGATTCAAGCTCGACTTTATCAATCCTTCAGGAACCCCGGACGTTTTCAAGGGTTTAATTGACTACCTAGATAAGGAAATCAGTTTACTTTTGTGCGGTGAAAATGAAGCCGGACAAGCTGAGTCCGGTTCTCGAGCTTCTTCCCAAGTCGCTAACGTAGTCCGAATTGTTAAAGCTTCAGAAATCTCCGAAGCTATTTCCCACCTACTTACGAGGACTCTGGTCCGTTGGATTGTCGATCTAAACTTTGGAATCGACGTGGCTGCTCCGACCTTGACTCGAGAATTCCGAATCGAAGAGTCTAACCTCACAGCTTCGGACCTGTCAATGCTCGATCAGTTGGGCTTCAAGCCGAGAAGAGAGTGGGTGGAGAGGCACTTCAGAATCGAACTCGAGAATGAAGTGGGATTTAACACCACAGAGGAAAGCCCTGAGGAAAACGAAAGCTACAATCCTGAGGAAGACCTTTACGCTTCCATTTTCGGAGATGAGGCCCCTTCAGAGGAGTTCCCGGAGGAAGAAGGTACTTCTTTGGAAGAAACTCCGGAGGAGTTTCCGGAAGAGCAAACCGCCGAGGAAGAAACTCCAGAGGGAGACGATGAAGATCTATTCGACTCCGTATTCGGTGATGTTGAAGATTCAGAGGAGGATGTTCCCGAGGTGGATGCTCCCGAGGAAGAGACCCCCGAAGTGGAGAACCCTGCAGAAAAAAGTGACGATAAGAAAGCCAGTAAGGGTAAAAATAAGTTATGAGTACTCCCAGTAACAAAGTGTTTACAAAACGTGTTCATATTTTTAAGGCAGGTCCTCAAATCTCTGCTCAAGGGGTAGAAAGAGAGTTCACTCCAGAAGACCTCCAACAGGTTGTAGATTCTTACGACCCTAAAACCCACGAAGCTCCTTTAGTGATTGGGCATTCGGGGGATAATGATAGCGCACCATCTTTTGGATGGGTGAAGAAGTTTGTTCGGAAAGGTGAGGACCTTTACGCGGACGTCGATTTCACCGATGCAGCTAAAGATTTGGTGAAAGACGGCCACTACAGAAAAGTGTCTGTTTCATTTTATTCCCCTGAATCCCCTGTTAATCCTCATCAAGGCCACTGGAGTGCTCGTCACCTGGCCCTGTTAGGTGCTGCTCCACCCTCTGTAAAAGGTCTTGAAGCCTTCTCTTTCTCTGAGAAAGGAGTCTATGATTTTGCTACTACTTCTTCGATTGGTGAGATCTTTGACGAAGAACTCGGACCGACTCTTCTAATTGAGAGAAGCCCCTTAGAAATCTTGAAGGAAAAACTGCAAGAGGTCCGAGGGGACATGGACAACTCTCTCAAGGAACTAGAGGAAAACCAAGAAAATCAATCCCAAGCAACTGCGGATGAAACAAGTCAACAATCAGCGGACGAAAAAACCGCACCCGAAAACCCTGCTCAACAATTTTCCGAAATGAAAAAGAAATTAGGGCGCGAAGGGGCCGAAGCCTCTGACTCCGCTCAGTCAATCGCAGACCTGGAAACTGAATTCCCAGAAGAAAAGTTTGAAGAAGGCGTCTCTCGCCGTGTGCGAAAGGGGGCCAACGGTCAAAAAGTTCAAGTCGTCGAACAAGTCTTCGAAGAAGACGATGAGATGTCTGAAGACCACAAAGAAATCCCCGAAGCCTTCAAAAAGAACATCGAAAAGATGAAGGCTAAAGCGAAAGGTGGACACAAAGCCGAAGCCGAAATGGAAGACGCAGACCACGGTGAACTTCCGCCAGCTCTTCGAAAGAACATGGAGAAGATGAAGGCAAAGAAGAAGATGCATGCGGAAGAGGAAGATGAGTCGGACGGAGAGTTCGCGGAAGTTTCCCACAAGACCGTGAGTAATCACAAACCTTCTTTCGGAAAGCATGCTCAAAAAGACGAAGAAGACCCAGCCGGACGTGGTAAAACTGGGCGTTCGACAAGCGACAGCTACGCTAATCGTCAGGCGGTTGGTGAGAGCGGAGAAGAAGATCGTGATACGATTGCCAAAAATGGCGAAGAAGACCTAGATCGTGTTCGAACTGCTAAAAGTGCTGAGGAAGACGCAGACCGCCTTAACACCGGTAAAGACTCCGAAGGTGACGACGACAGCGATGGCCGTTGGGCTGACCAGCCTGAAGGCAAGAGCCGCGCTCACAACATGGATCAATACGACGACGGAGAAGAAGGTCTTCCTCAAAGGAACAAACCCGGAGTCTCCGACGGAGATGAGCCAAGAGGTAGGGACGGAGGTCCAACTTCTTTCACGAGAAAGGTTGAAGAAGACCCTGATTCTGAGGACATTACGGTTCAACTCGAAAGCACAAAAGGAAACAAGGTTTCCCGAGTTCTTCACACGGCGTCTGGAGAAAAGAGGGCTCCTTTAAAGGGTGGCTCGATCTCCGACCATAGCGAAGAGTCTGACGGAGTCACAAGGAAGGCCAAAGAGGCAGCAATCTCTTCTGGTTCTGAGCCTCGCGGTCGGGATGATGGTCCAACCGAGTTCCCGGTTCGTTCCGAAGAAGACCCTGACGATATGGAACTGGCTGTCGATGTGGAAAGCATCGTTGACAATCCAAAAGTTCGAGTACTTCGCCAGAAGTCTGGAGATAAGGCGTCCGTTGACCACTCTGAAGAAGATATCTTAACCGATGACGACATCGATGGGCTGATTGAGTCCATTCTTCAAGAGGTTTCCGAAGAAGACTTCGGTGAGAAAATGCCTTACACTAAGACGGGACTCGGTTCCACATATGGTTCCCGTAAGGCTAAACTCAAGTCCGAGGAAATGGATGAGGATGAGTACGAGGATGAAGAAGATGAGGAGGAGGATGAGGACGAAGAGTTCGCTGAAACTGAGTCCTTCTGCGGAACTGGTTCGATGGGCCAGTCTCGTTCCAAGGTCTATCCAGTGATGTTCGATGAGTTTCGCAAGCAACTCCACTCCCTTAAGAAGGAGAATGAGAAACTCAGGAAGGAATACAAAGAGCACAAGGTTCGCAGCCGCAAAGAAAAAATTGCTGAGCAGGTGAACCAGTTGTATACCGAAGGTAAGATCACTGATGGTATTATTCCGCAAAGAGAGTTGCAGAACTACTGCGAAGGTCTCGAGTTCGGTACTCTCGAATTCTCCGAAGGGGAAACTCCTGCGTCCAAGCTGCTTCAACTCTTGGATCGCCTTCCGAACATGGTTTATTTCGGTGAAGTTGTTCAAGATGGCGTCTTTCAGGAAGATGACTTCGATCTAGATCCCCACACAAAAGCTCTCCGAATGGTTGAGAGCGGAGAGTGCTCAGACTACGTAGAAGCCATCAAACGCTGCATCGACTGGGGTTATTGAGCGAGAACCCCTAGGGGAAGATTATGGACCTGCTAACTTTGGTAGGCCAAGTGACTAAAAAGAGAGGGGAATACTTCACTCAAGCGAAAAACTTGGCTCTGAAAGTAAAGACACTTGAAAAACTCGAAGAGGTTATGAACTCTCGAGCGAAAACAATTGTGAAAGCCTTTCATGGTAAGGAAATTCGTTGGGAGGAGTATTTCCGATCTATAGTCGATGAGACGATCACTTCTGCTCTCGCCTCAGTGTACCTTGGCGCAGGATCCTCTTCCCCTGAAAAAAAGCTCGAGCGAGCTTGGCCCGTGGTGACGGGAAAAATGCTTCCCCCACTTGTGGACTTTCTGAACCAGACAGAACAAGCCCTACAAAACGGGTCACTATTGGTCGGAGATACCACTGTGGAATTTCAAGAGCTTTTCGAGGAATCCCCTCAGGACTTTCTCGAGGGTTCTTTAATCTCTTGGCCAAGGGTTCTATCTCGTGTAGTTCGCTACCTTGCAAATCCCAGCTACTCTTTCTTTAGTCTCGGCGACTATTACGTTCGCCGAGAACAAGGCTACAAACAAATGAGGCGAGTTCCTGTTCAAGACAGGAGAACTTGCCCTGACTGCACTCGTTTTGGCAGATTGGGTTGGCAAACGATAGGAACTCTTCCGATGCCGGGCCAAGATTGCCGTTGCTACGATCAATGTCGCTGCCGAATCGAATATCGCTAGTCCACAGGGTAAAACCTTTCAACTTAACTCGGTAAAAAACAAGTCCGAGAGCAAACAACTTTTGAAGTCCTTCACACATACTAACATGTCCCTTAATATCGCACCCGTTTACGGTAAGCAGTTTATCCGCTACGCGGAAACCTGGGAAGCCGCAACCGACAACGAAGACGGTGATGTAGGAGTCGTTGAGATTCCTGAATTCGCCGTTGTTGCTTACGCAACCTACGCTGGCTCCAACAAAGTTTGCGCCCCTGGCGACCTCGATACTTTTGAAGGCGCTGTTGTTGGTGTAAACCAGGCTTACATTCCGACCTCCTTGGCTCAGCCTTACACCGCTCGCCAAGCTTCCATTGCTACCAGCGGTTCCTTGATCGTTGAAGTCAGCGCCGATACCGTCGCTTCTTTCGCTCTCAACACACAACTCGCTGTTGGCCCGAACGGAAAGGCCCTCCCCGCCGCTGATGGTGGAATCGAGGTTACCGTTGACGGAACTACTCCTCTCATTCGTGAGATTGTTGAGATCGGTGGTCGCACCATCCTGATCGTTTCCTTCAACTGAGCCTCTTCAGTTTTTCTCTCCCGAGAGCTTCGAAAGGGGCTCTTTTTTTTGTGCGGCGGGGAAAAGTGGGGTATAACTTGGTAGCTTGCGAGTCGAATCTTTTCGAACGCAGGCCGAATTGCGAAAGCAATTCTTGAAGTCAACCTAGAAAAGGAAATCATTAATTATGATGAATCTTCAACAAACCTACGCTGGCGTGGATTAAAAAGGTCCCTTTCTTCAGTAATGAAGATCGAAAACTGGGTGAATTGCTGAAACGCTGAGATGCCAATCAGCAGCCAAGTTTACTTCGGGTCCCTACCGTTAAGATAGGGTGAAGTAAAAAGGTTCAACGACTAGGAGATGACTGACCCAAGAATAAATCTCCCACGAGTGCCCAGCTCCATGGATTATTTTCCTTCATTGAAGACCTTCTCCCGAACAGAAGATCGAAACCCGACTTTTACTCGGAAAGACACCACATTATACCGAAATGTGTTGGGGGCTCCGATGAAGAAGAAAACCTCATTTACCTCACACCTTCAGAGCACCTGATCGCTCACCAGCTTCTGGTTAAAACCTTCCCGGAACATTCAAAGCTCAAATCCGCACTGTGGATTATGAGTCACAAGAACGGAAAAAGTTTAACCCCAAAGGAATACGAAGAACTTAGGCTTTTATGCTCAGAAACCCTTTCCACTCGGAGAAAGGGGGGTACTTCTCAAGAGACGAAAGATAAGATTAGTAAGATTCACAAAGGTAAGACGATTTCAAAAGAGCACAAATTGGCAAACAGCTCGGCTGTCAGAAATTATCTTTTGAATACACCGGAAGGGAGAAGCCAAGCCCAAAGAGGAGGAAAGACTACTGGAAAACTCCCTTGGTGGAATAAAGACGGAATTACTAGACGATCTTACGAGTCACCAGGGGAAGGTCGGGTGAGGGGCAGAGGCAAGGGAATTAGCCCTGCAATGGCCGAAGCGGGATCAAAGAACAAAGGAAAAGTTTACTGGTCCCGAGTTAATTCTTCAGGTGAAATAGAGAGGAGGCGAAGTTTCTCCCCTCCTTCCGAAGAGTGGACTAGAGGTTATAATCCGGGATGATGATATAGTCTGAACTTTTCAGAATCCAATGAAAAGAGTTAAGGGATAAAAAGCCCTTAAGATAACAATTTGCCTATCCTCACAACGCTAGCACAAGGTTTCATGCTCCCGTCTACAAACATCGCAAACTTTATTGCGCCTGTTGTAGACACTCCTACCCGTGCAGGACGTATTCTGCGCTTTGGTAAGGAACAATTCGCAATCAACGACTTCCGTCGTGCCTATGGAACCAACATTCCCTACGTTCAGAGCCGTTACGACTCTGAGCCCTACGCCCTCGAACAAGAGGTCGTGGCTTGGGAACTTCCAGAAGAAGTGATCGAGAACGCTGGGGAAGGTCCTGCACAAGTCGACCTCCGGGCGATTGAAACAAGGAACGCAATGTCGAGAATCATGAACTCTTATGAGTATACTGTTTCTCAGGCCGTTAGCGTTACTGGTTCCTACAACCCCTATGAGCCCTGGAACACCGTTCCCGGTTCTCAAACTGGCCTCGGCTTCGAAACCTGGACAGATTTCAACACCGCCTATGCAGCCGCTTCCGGTCCTGCTGCGTGGTCCGCTCTTTCTTCGAACCCCATCGAAGACGTGAAGACCCTTAAGCGTTCCGTTGCTAACCAGATCGGTATTCGTCCGAACTCTGCCGTTCTTGGAACTGCAGTTTTTGACCTGTTGCTGACCAACCAGGCGATCCTTGAGCGTATCAAGTACACCAGCGCTGACAGCATCGACACTGACGTCATTGCTCGCTACTTCGGTCTCGAGCGTGGTGTTCGCGTTGCAGAAGGTCGTTACTTGGCACAAGACGGAACCCTCCAACCGGTATTCCCGGCTAACGGAATCCTCCTGTTCTACAGCCCGAGTGGTCCTTCTGATTCCATCATGCCTGCTGGTGGTGCTAACGCCGCAACTCCGGCTTTTGCCTACACGTATGTTAATAACATCGTTCCATTCAAGCGAGTTAGATGCGTGGTTTGACGGTAACGTCAAATTACCTGCCTGATCAGCAGGTCAATGGGGTGAATTGCTGGGACACCTGACGGTTTCAGAAATGAAATACAAGGTAATCAGCAGCCAAGTTTACTTCGTCGAATCAGGACTAAACTGATTGAAGTAAAAAGGTTCAACGACTAGACGATGAGTTTCGACAACAATAACTCGTCCACGAGTGCCCCACTCCTTAAATGCTTTTACCGAAACAAGTACGAAAGATGCTACTGGGAACTAATCTCAGTAACACCTTCCGAGAAACCAAGAACCTTTAAAACTGAAGAGCACCACATAATCCCTAAGTGCTTAGGGGGACATCCTCGGGAAAAGAGCAACCTTAGCTACCCAACTCCGAGACAACATTTCGTTTTACATCGATTGTTGAATAAGATGTTTCCAGATCACGAAGGACTTTTCTACGCTATATTCCGAATGAGCTGTTCGGGAAATAGCAGAGTTTACTCCCACTTAAAGTTGAACTATGTTCGATCAAGTGAGCATAACCAAAGAATCTCTGAATCTCTACGAGGACAGAGGTTGACGGAAACTCGGAAGAAAAAAAAATCCCGTGCTAGACTCGCCTCCCCAAATACCTTAAGCGGTGAAGATCACCCCAACTCTAACAAAGACTTAGAAAGTCGAAAAGAAGAGATAAGAAGTGTCTGGTTGGAAAATGGCAAACCGGGAGACGTAAAACTAGGCCAATTTCTTGGCTTAGGAACAGGAAAGAAAGGTTACAGGTGTAAAACTCTTCAAAGGTTCATAAAAGAATTTAAGGATGAAGATATAGTCTGAACTCCGTAAAAATACGGAGAAGTGAAGGATAAAGAGCCTTCGCGTTAACAAATTTGATCAACTCACCGGAACACCCGCTGTCCGCCCTGAGTACTACATCCGTGAGCGTCGCGTTGTCCGCGCAGAAATCACTATCGAGCGTGTGATCAACCTGGTCGGCCTTGGTGCAACTGGTCTTATCGGTTCTGGCGCTATGATCACCGACATCCTGTCCTGATCGGATAGGAACTAAGGAGGTGCTCAAATGGCTATTCTCAGACCCATTACTAAGGCCCAGTACGAAGTTTCTTTCGTCGCGCCAGATGGACCAACCCTGATTGCTACCTTCACGAAGTTCTCAGGAATCAAAGATTCCTCAGACAGCAGTGAATACGCCAACGGAACTGGAAACCGTATTTACCATGTTGTCGGCCCAAGAAAAGCTGATAACATCACTCTTACTGCCCCCTACGATCCAACGATCTTCAAGCAGCTTGAGGTTTACTGGCTCCAGTACAATTGTCGTGAAATCACAGTTACCGTCACTCCAAAAGACTGCGTTGGAAACGGCTCCGCCCCTGCTGGTGGACAATACACATGCTACGGCTGTCAATTTGTCTCACTCAACACGGCTGAAGCCGACCGCGAAAGCGGCGACGTTCAAGAGATCGAAATCGAACTAACGGTTAACTCTTGGGATCGTACCTGATTCAGTTTTTCATAGTTTTTTCGCCCCGACCCGTTCGGGGCTTTTTATTACCAATCCAAGGGTAAAACTAGATGAATCACGGTTAGTACTCTTATAGATGGCCAAGACTTTTTTCTCCCCGGGAGTGATAGTAACAAGCAAGTGGTTGAATGGTTCCCGGCAGATTTACTTTGACGGCCAAGACTTAGACTGGCACTATGATCCCTTGGGGCTCAAGTCCCTTGTGACAACAGGCCCGGACGGGCTTGATAATCGCTATATCACCCTCTCCACAAGTCAGCCAACGCTTTCTGGGTCAGGATCATTTATCACTGGCCAGCCGATTTCCGGGGGAAAAGTAGTTTCAGGGTATTGGAATTTCGGATTCGACCCGATTGAAAATCCTTTAGAGCCTCAAAACTTTGAGAATTCTCCGCGAAGTTATCTCACAAACTTAAAGTACGATGATGCCAACGGAGTCACGATTCCACCTCCGACCATCGCTGACAAGTTTGCCGCTCTGCAGGACTCTGACCTAATCACAAAGAAAGTTTTGTCAGACCAATTCCAGAATCTTGTAGTCGATAACGGGACCTACTGATAGAGTGAACCATGGCCAGATACTCCCCGCTTCCCTCCGTACCCATTGACCCAAGAAATGAGGCTCAATTAGTTCAGGCAGCGGCACAAAAGGTTTACGAAGCTTCAAACCGGACGCTAAATGACTTCAGCGCTGGAAACCCTTTAGCCGTTCTTCTCGAGGGGCAGGCTTTCGCCCAGGGCGAATTCCTGTACTGGGCTAACCAGCTCCCTGAGAAAATTCTGATTGAGTGGATCGGGCCTTTCCTAGGCGCGATGCGAAGGCTCGGAACACCAGCTGCCACGCTCCTACAGGTTACAATCCCGCCATCAAAGACGGAAACAACTCTTCCAGCCGGGTCCATCTTCTCTACAAATTCGCAGTTAACCTCTGGAGAGAGTTACGAATTTGTCTCATCGGACGATCTGGTCATTCCTGCGGGCGATAGCGTAGGGGAGGTTCCCGTTTACTCAAAGTATGTAGGAACCATCTACAACGTCCCCTCTAACACGATCACGGGATCGACAAACATTGGGCTCACAAACTTTTCAGTCACAAACCCGCAGCCTGCTGTGGGAGGAAGTGACGTTGAAACGTTTCAGGAAGTTCAGGAAAGATTTTTCACCCTTCTCCGCCGAAGAAACCCCGTAAGCGAGAGTGACTGGCAAGACTTTTTCACGGACCTTTTTGGAGTCGGAACTCTAACCTCAGTTCAGCCAAATAGAACCAGCTTCTACGGTTACAACTACGACCTTGACTACCAGATTCCCAACGGTCAAGTCTCCTTTTTCGTCCTCGGCCCAAACGGGACCGAATTGACTGAGCAACAGTTAACAGCCGGTCAGAATGCCATCAACTACTCCCTCCCGATCGAAAACAGAGCGTACCTCTATCCGATCACTCTGAGCCAAGTTCAGTACAATCTGACCCTGGAAGTAGATGCCAATGGCAGCTTCGGAAGCAACTATCGTGAATCCTCCCTCAACTTTCGGGACAGGTTGTTCTCAGTCCTAACTCCCGGAAACGTCTTCCCAGCCGACGTCAATCCTACGGTAAGCGACATTGACGCGGCATTTTACTCCACTTTTGACTCAGCCACTCGATTTCGTGACCCGACGATTGAGGCCTCTGTTGCCTACAATACTCCGAGTCAACTCAGCCCGAACGCAGCAACTTACACAAACGTATACGACTTTGAGCCAACCGAATACCTTCTAACAGAGAGGGATTTGGTCGTAGACTACAACCCAAACCCAACCTTCTACCCTGTTGACTCAAGTTTCACTCCTTACTCCACAGACAAGTTTGATCAAACCGTTTACGGAAACCTCTCCCTGAAGCAAATCAAATTCCTAACGGCTGGTTCCTTTAATTTAGGGGACATCGTTTACTACGATGGGGCTGCGGATCTCGCTCAGCAAGGACTCCATGTGATACTGGAGAACCTAAACATCAGCTCTTCTTCGCAGATTCTTCCACTGATCGCAAGCGGTAGGATAAGTGGGGTGAAAACTTTCCAACCATGGGTAGTCGGTAATTCTTATGTGTATGAAACCGACGGGACTATCGACCCCGATATCATAGAGTACGATTACACTTCTGGAGAGTTCATACCAAACTCCCCACCCTCCGCTATTCCCTTGAACAGCAGACCAGGTGGATTCGCCTGGCTCGTGTCTCAGAATTTCACTCTGCAACCCGAAACAAACGACATTTCCGGAGCTCAGTTGACTTCTGCCATCGGTTCTTCCGTAGTTCCCACAAGCCTCGAGACCGGGTCTTCCTACTCCGCAGGAACCTGGGTGTGTACACCGCAAGTCGGAAGTGGTCCGAGTCCTATAGTTGACCCTTTCTACAACTACGTGGACGTGGAACAAGGTGCTATCGTTAAGTACGCTTATGTAATCTCTTCTTTCACTTTTGCCCCGAACGAGCTAACGGTTAGCCAATACTTTGACGATCTTGTGACGTCAGGAACACTGCAAGAAGTTCAGCTGTTTGATGGGTCAAATGGGCTCCCTGTCTATAAGTATAGAGCACGGTTTAAGGGGGGACAGTACCTCCTGTACAAGGAATCCTCTGGTTCCGCTCCAAAGTACTACATCGCCTCTTCGTTCTTCACCCCAAGCAGCACAAACATCCGAGATCTTCTAGCTGATGGTTCGGTGTATGATCTGGCGCCAACCCCTGCCTTGTTTACACAACTTTTGACAGATCTCCAGAGCGAGGTGGTAACAAAGGATATACATAGAATGTTCACATTCTTCCTAGGGGATCGAACATTCTTCCGGGAAGGCTCTGACGTTCTCTCCTTCACAGCTACTTCTGCAGTCACACCTTTGTTCAACTTTGACGTTTACCTCAACAACGGTGTCTTCATCAAATCGGATCCCTCAGTAGACGGATTTGAAGAGAGTTCTGACTACATTCCTTACTACAGTCCGGAGTACGTTGAGACTGCTGAGGACACCATTCTGAGTGAAGACGGTCGCAACCTTTACAGAGTGATGAAAGCCTTCACTCCACAAAGTCTTGTAACGTCTTGGACAGGAATTGAAGAGGATAATACAGCTAGGTATGAGGAGTATCGAAGAAACCTGCTTCGGTTTGTTGTCAGCTATCGTTGCGAAGAATCCGTTCTATCCCAGTATGGGACCGAGACTTCTTCAATTAAACTCGGATCGTGCCAGATTTCAGTGATTCCTAAGAACTATGGCAGGAGCCTTAATTCCTCTCCTACCATTGTGTATGTTTGGGAGAACACAGCGAACCTAGAGGAAGTCCCTCAACTTTCGTGGTACTCTGAGTCTACTTTCCCGTACACTCCTCCGGACTATAAGAACGGAACACTCGCCCTATGAGCCAAATTCTGACCCCGCTTTCTAACGGAAGCGCCCAAATACAGACTTCTTCAACCTTTCAGCAAGGGGTCAATCTGTCTCCGCAGTATGTAGCTGTAAATAGGCTTTCACCACAACCGACCGAGTGGGATTCTTCAGGAAGGCCAATATACGACCGCCTTCCCTCCGCTTCAGAACGTTACAAGTTATTCTTCGGTTACGAAGATGATAGTTCATTCATATACTCCCCTCCGGGTTCTGCAAGCACTGGAGTAGGAACTTGTCAAGTCACTGAATCCGGGGATAAAAAGTTTCTAGTTATTCAATCGGGGAAGCTTGTTTGGAAGTATGGCTCCCTTGACGTAAACTCTGTAATCATCGACTTACAGGCGATGAACATGGTAAATACCAAATACCTTTTGGCTTACCAGCTGGTTTATGAAGACTCCCCTATCATCTCCCCGTATTCTGTCGAAGAATTTTCCTTGTCCGGTCAAGACCTTCTGGTCTCGAGTGGAACTGATTCAGTCACAGGCTGGCGTTACACTCCGAAGTTCGCTTTCACAGGAGATTCTAGAAGATCCTGGAGAAACTACGACGGGTTCTTCTCCTCCTACTCAGGGGACGCTCACCTATCTTGGCAAAGCCCTTATTCCTCAAGTTACTCCCGAATCCTTCTGAGGTGCCCTCCCGGAACATCCATATCAGGGGCGGCAACTCTATACTACATGCTGTGTGACGAAGAGCTTGAAGAAAATCAGTACTGCACCTCCCCTCAATGGACTGAAGTCACTTCCACAAGTGTGAAGAAAGACTCAATCGGTCAATATTTTGAGTTCTCACTGGCGACTCCGATAGCGCAGAGAGGTTGGAAGATTTCATGGGAGGATTCCAAAGTCTCTGTCTACGACATCCGAGTCTCCGGAACAATCACGCTAAAAAGAAAGCCTGCGACTGCCTTCACAACATATCAGTTAGTAGCATACCCTGAGAACTCGTTTCCAAAGCGAATCACAAACCTCGGCGGCGACGTGGTGGAAAGTTCCTTTTGCAAACTCGCTTCTGTGGACATAGACCAGTCCTTTCGAGTGCAAAGAATTCGTGATCTTCGGGAGACGGCCAATAATGAATATCAGCCGATCGCAGACTGGTTAACTTTACCATGGGACGACAACCTGAAAGAAATGTATGAGCAAGTCAAAGATTACTCGAGATTGTGGATGTCTCCTTCAGAGTGCCTATACCAAGAATACTTGGGACTACAAGAACAATCTATAACGGTGGAGGTCTAAGTGCCGGAACTAAATTCTACTTTCAACGTAAAAGACTTTGAAAACTACGGAAGCACAGACCTTTACTTAACACCAGATCAGCTGGACACAGTTGCTCTAACTGAGAGCCGTGTAAATTCCCAATTAGATTGGTTGGCTCAACTTTTGGGATGGAACGGTCCCAATTACTGGAATAATCTCGCATCATCCGTAACAGAAAAAAGAAGCCTTCAAACAGGCTCTTACGGTATTTACAACGGTTTCATCTTTCCCGAAATCGTAGAAGTACGAAACTGGGATAATAAAGTCGTTGTAAAAGCAGACCCACGTATCCAGGCTGGACAGACCTTTTTCCTAGGGGACGAGACTTACACCCTTCTGAGTCTGTCCTCAGAAAATGATCTATACTTCTTAGACTTCGGAACTTTTACGGAGCAGTTTGTAGAAGATATCAACTCCAATAATCAACTAAAAGTCCTAAGCCCCAATGCTCTACCTACCCCTTTCTCGAGAAAGTCCGCAGGGGTCTCAGGAGACTTTTCGTTCTTGTGTCAAGTTAGCGGAACCTCCTTAAGTCTTTATCCGTCATTCGACACGAACTTCCAGTTTCCTGTTCTGTTCAATACGCTTTTCAAAGGTTCTCGTTACTTCTTTGATAAACCGGTTTCTCTCCAGATAGGGCTCGATACCGTGAACCCGGAGTATGATTTCACTCGGGAAAGGTGGTATATTGATGTTCCACCCGTAACAAAGAATGATACAAACATTGAAGAAACTCTGACCTACGGTTTGTCGTCTTTACGAGTTCGATTGAAAGATTGGACAGACCCTTCTGACTGGGTTAATTCCAGCACTATTCAGAACTTCAAAGGAGTCTGGTCCAACAAAGGAGGGAAATTCCCGTTTCACTTTGTGTTTGACGCCCTGAACCTTCATGGATTTGATGATGAAACATCTGTCTACCTTGGAGAGTTTGAAAGATCCATTTCCTTTGACTCCCTTCTGAATCACATTTACTATCAGATTGCGTCTACAGAGCCCGACTCGCCAAGCCCAGAGTTCGGAAGAGTTTGGTGGAACAGTCAGACAGGTAACTTCTCAGTGTTTGTAGGGGATTCCTTAAACTGCGGACCATGGGTGGAAATTGCCTATCCGTACAACCCTGAAGTCGGCCCCGCTCCGGACTACGTTTTTTCCGATGTTTCGAGCTTTCTAGCTTTCCCCGACGAGATTCCCTCAGGTTGTCTTGTAGACATTCTAGACGCTTCCGGTCTGAACCCCTCCCTTGGGATTGAGGGTCTTGTAGAACCTCTTTCAGGTCCATGCCGAGTTCAAATCTACAAGAGGGAGGACTCCCCTTACTGGACATTCTTCCTAATCATTTTCGATGATGAGCCTAGTTTTGACGCAAATGCGACTGTTCTCCCTGAGAAAGTAGTAATCAAGATTCTGGATTCGTTGGGTCTAACATCAAGTTCAGGAAATTATAGAGTCCAGAACCTTGGGGCTACCATAACAGGTCAGTACCCGTTGCTCCTGATGAAGGATGTTTATGCAGGAGCGTGGTACATTTCCCCTCCTTCTTATCTCCGTTACATCGGTGACACTCGTTTGTTCGAAAGTTCCCTTAATTTCGCAAACCCTGTGGGCGGAGAGCTGAATTGGGATTTTTCAGTTCCCGTACCAGAAAACCGCCTTGCGAGAATTTTTTACTACAGCAATTGGCAACAAGACCCTTTGACTTCGGAGTGGGAACTTACGGGGGACTGGGTTGCTATAAATGATGAAAATTCCGTTCTTCCTGCACCGGTAACAATCGACTTTGGTTCCATTCTTGTCTACTGCAACGACACCTTGCTTTCCCCCAATGATTCTTACCAGAATGAAGACTTTCAAATAAGTTACACGATCGATTCTGGAGACGGACTTTTCACCTTTAAATACATTCCGATCTCTTACACAGGGGTCATAACTCTTCCAGTCATTACAATCTCTGACTCTCTAACAACCGTCTTCAGACACGACATATCTGAGGTAGTTTTTAGTGGTCTGCAGTACTACATGTCCTCAAATGTTGAGAATTCGCAAAAGTTGTTAAGAGTGTGGAAGACAGAAGCCCTTCAAGTTACGGATTCCCTTTCGGAGTTGTCTTCCCTGAGATATCTTAACCCACTAGTTGCAGATCAAAATCAAGGCCCAGCAGATGACAACTGGGAAAGATACTTCCTACGTCTCCCCCCATCCTATCAAAGGAATGGGGCGGAGTGGCAAAAGGTGAACCTGGTTTGTCAGAATTTCGGCTACTGGGGATCCTCAACAAACCCGGAGAAAATGTCCTGTTCTCAGTCCGATCTCGTTCCTGAAATATACGAAGAGGTACTGATTTACGGAAAACCTAAGGAACAACACACGTATCTTTACAGTGAGCCATATCTCTACTCTGAGATTGCTTACTCCTACGATGCTTCCTCTCTTGACTTTGATAACTCTGATGTTCTTTCCGGTTTTGATCGGCCATATGATGACTTTGACGAGGCAGAAATTCAGAACTATGAACCTTTGCACAATCGCAGAGCGGAATTGAGTCAACCTCTTTCCTCTCCGGACTATGGTAACTGGGTCGGTATGTACTTTAGGTCGGCAGCTTGTTTCGACCTCTCAGGTTTCCTTGTTAATGACATTGAAGCTGGTGTTCTTGAAGCAATGTCACCACCCGTTTGGGATGCGAGTATCTATAAGTTTCCTCCGATCTGTGGACCGAGTTCCTCAGATAATTTGGAGGATGTAAACCACTTCAAGGTGGGGTATGCCTTTTTCGCTGCAGACTTGTCCTCCGCTGGTGAAGCAGTTTTCGATCTAGTCTCGGCAGGGTAAAACACTTTATACGAAAGTCAAGCATGGCAACAAGAAAGAAAAAGCTGGACGCAGAGAGCCTCGCGCCGGAAGGGGATTGGACTTTTATCGAAACTTTCGAGGATATCGATGGAATCGAGCAAAGCCCGGAAGCAATGGAAGAGATACCACTCGCGGATGTTTCGGTAGACGACACTGAGTCTGTAGAGGTTTCTTCGGAAATCGCTGAAGAAATCCTCCCGTTAGAGGATGAGTCAGAAGGTGAAGAAAAAGTTCAAAGAAGACCCAGAGTTGTCCCCCGAAGAAGCCCTAGAAGAACACTAAGATTCACTACCAAGTCCTGATTCGAGATGCCTCATAACCTTCGAAACGTTCCCTGGATAAAACAAACGGCTCAGATGATAAAAGCCCTTGAGAGCCAGGGTTTCAAGGGTCCTTCTGGTGGAACAGTTAGAGGGAAGATTGTGAGCGTGGAAGACCCGGAGGAGCGAGGGCGAGTCAAAGTTCTTTTTGATGCGCTGAATCCCCAAGACATTCCCGCTGTGGAGGGTGCGGGGGAATATTCCCTTTCCCGAAAAGGTGAAGCGAGCAACTACTCTCACTGGATAGACGTCTCTCCCCCATTCAAGGGAAGAATGCCAGAGTCTTTGGTAGGCAAAAGGGTGAATATCTCTCTAAGTAACGGGCAGTATCACTATGCTGTATTACAGGATGTTCTGTTTGACCCCCAAAATCTGACCGACGAGGCCCAAAAAGACTTTGATCTTCCTAACAACACTACGATGACACGCTTACCGGTCTATCCGGCCGGTAGTTTGCCACCTGCCTGCAAAGAAAATCACGGTTGCTCTGTGGTAGAGGAAGGAGGACCGATGAACTCAGATTGGGTTTGCGTTTGCCTCAAAAGAGATGGAAAATACATATGGGTGCGCCACTCAGACTTGGCCCATGGCCACGCAGGAGGGAACGACGTCACTTCCCAAGTAGACTCTTCAGGAAATCGCCCGAGTCCAGGACAAATGGCTGCCACTTATGACCACGTTTTTGTAACCAGTCACAGGGAGATGAAAAAAGAAGGGAGGACTGGATACAGCACCCGCCCCGCTGGAAACCCTTGGGGAGCTGATGCTGCCTGGGCTCCACCCCCTATGAGTGACATTAAGCCTCTCGAATTTAAAGATGGCCCCTTGTTTGACCAAAACGTAGCCCTATCTTTCGCTCGAAATTCAGGTTTCGTGAACGATATTCCCGGCGCATTCACTACAGCTTATGCCCCAGAAATCCTTGCCGCTGTTGAAACAGTTCCTGGGTCCAAATTTGCACTCAATGCGTTGAAGAAAGCTCAAGAAGCTCTTTCCCTATATGAAAAGCTTAAGAAGATCGTAGCGGATCCGACCACTTTTGTGAAAGAGACTGCCTTGAAATCTTTGCAGAACTATGCGCCGGGGGCTACCAAATTTGTCCTTTCCGCTCTGTCAAATCCCGCAGGGGCGATAAAAACCGTATTTGATCAACTTCCCAAGTTACCGAACCCCTTCAAATGACTTTTACAGAAGACTATGATCCAGGGTTTGTCAACGCTCCGGGTTTTGGCCAAAGCGCGACAAATCCTCTTGCCCCAGTGTTCTACACTTCCCTCGGCGTCGTCGAAGATGTGTCTGTCTATGGTTCAATATATTCAGCAAACAACATTCAGGCAAATCTTTCTTTCACAATTGGAGGCTCGTCCCTCACGCAAGAATTGCTCAATGTGGCCGTTCCAAGCCTCTTTCGCGAACCCATTCAATCGGAGGAAACCGTAACGTGTCAAAAAGACATCAAAGTTCTTGACGTCACCGACACAAACAGGTTGATTGTGAATGGTGTTGAGTACCGTGAAGGCGTGATAGCCGGAAAAAACGGTAGTTTTCGTGTCTTAATGAAAATCTGATGGCAATCCGAAGACCTTCTGTTTATCGTGAACGAGAGTTCATATTCCAGGATTTCCTGTACCTGCAGGAGGACGACAGTCAATTGCGATACATCCTCGTAAAATGGGATGGAGCACCCTATGATTCCGTTTCCCAAACATTCGATTACCCTACCCCTGAATTCAAGGGGGGAGACGTCGTAGCAAGACTAGAGTACATGGTTTCGGGTAAGTTAGTGATAATCGAAGATTGGTGGATTAATTTTCGAGATGAGTGGCCCCTTCGGCTCGCAATTCAGTTTTTGGCAAACTGTTTGTATAGCCCTGGGCAAGGCTTTTCAATTCAAGTTCGAAGAGAAGCGTACCCCTTCTGGGTCTCTGAGAACTTTTTTCCTCTAACAAATGATCCAGAAGATTTCTTAATAGGTAAATAACGATGGCCACTCCGAAGATTAAGGAAGCTACTCTAACAACACCCACTAACATTATCCTTTACTTTGACAGCCCTCTTGAATCAAAAATTAGCGTTCCTGTAAACAGTTTCACTGTCAACTACGGGCAGTTCGGAGTTCTGACCCTCATATACTCTTCAGATACAATGGTTAGTTTAGGGATCGATAGCTCCCTATCTCCTTGGGATGAAGTTTTTGTCTCATATGAACCCCCTTTAGATCTCAATGTCTGCATGCGAGGTCCAATCCCTCCCTCAGCCAACGACGTTGTTAAGAAGAGGAATGCTGTTCGAGCTTTTTACCGGTTTCCAGTTAGGAACACTCTAGCCCCCGATGAAACTTCTGACGGTTCACACAAGAATTCTAACCTGGGTCAAACAATCGGAGGGTATGGTTTTCCGTACCAAGATCGCTCCGGAACCCTTTCCCAATACAAATCGGACCCTAAAAGTGCTTCACCGGACGACTTTATTGTCGCGTATGGTTTAAAGGAGGCTATCCAGCTCACAAACATTGATGATGCCAGCGCGACTACGGTCAATGTAGCAAAAATGCGAATGGCGATTGAAGACGCAAATGCGTTAATCGATTCATATATCGAACAGTCAGGGAAAGCGGGAAGGGTCTTAATAACAAGCAACCGCAGAAGAACTGCGCTCATAATCGCAAGGTACTACCTAGACAACGTCCGAAGAAGAGAAGACGTCTATAAAGATTACGTAGAAGCCCTGAAGCAACTAGATGCCGAGAGGGAAATGACTGCCATTCGCGCAGGTCATGGAGACTCAGCAATTGACACAAAGAGGGGAATTCTGAGAACATGGGGAATTCCTCAGAAATATAACAGCGTATCTGGAAAAGGGCTTAGCGGGTGGAACTCTGATACGGCTGGGGATCAAGCTCCAGATTTCCGCCTGGGATTTGGAGCCACGGGCCAGAATGTATCGTATCCGAACTGGATATCCCCTAGAAACTTTGAGGATCTCGGTGGTGCCATACAGCATAATGAGCCGAACGATGCAGGTGGTTACACTCGCGGCAGCTCCGACACAAACTTTCCTTAAGTGCGCCAAGGGGTAGTTCAATGATCGAGTCTACTCTATTTAGTAACAGGAGAACAAATTGAAACTAGACACCATAACTAGAATAGAGCAGTTTTTGTGTGATTCACTGATTGCTTCCCCACTAATTCCCTTGGGGGTCAACATTCTTCGTCTTGCGGATGCTGTGGAGAAAGAAGGTGTTGTATCCCAAACGAATAACATTGTGGTCAGATTCGTCAACTCTACTTCTAACGTCAAGAATAGAGTACCATTTATTTACGAAGAAACCCTTAACTTTGAGTTAAACTTCTCTTGCCAAAATTACTTAACAAGCTCAGCTCACGATTTCGCCACTCAGCTCTTAATGGGAGCTAAGATTACGATATCTGGAAGTGCCCCGTCAGGTGCGTATGTTCAGGTCTTGGAACCCTTTCGCTGTAGCTCCTCTAACTTCACAGGAATCACAGAAGAGTCACAATACACCTACACCCAGAATTATGCCGTAACGATTGAGGAAGTTTTACCTTATATAGCCCTTGACCCTTGTGTTCAAAGGGGGGATTGTCGACAGATCTTCCCCGGTCAGAACGTTGCGACTACACTCCCTCTTGCCGGAGTTGTCGATGAAGCGACAGGGAGTATTTACATTCCTTGGTATCCTGGAACGAATGAACTCGAAGCGGCTTTCACGGAGGCCCTTGGTGTTAGGTGGAGCAATGAAGTAACACAGTCTGGGGATTGGGTCTATGTCTGCGCTCCTGACGAAGTCTTCATTCAGGACCCGCTTAACCAACCCATTTACCTCTTGAGTAACAATAGCTACACAGAAGAAGGTTACCTAGTTGTTACAGTTTGGGATGCGACAACAAAGGAGCCCATCAAGGAGGTTTTCTACGTTGACTCTGGAAAGAAGCTTGTTCGCTACGCGGTAGAGCTCTGGAGAAACACGGTGCTTGGGTCCTCCACCGGGACGATTGATCCAGATAGTGTTCTTGATGCGACTTGGACGTCCGGTTTTACCGTCGGAGAATTTGCCGTTGTGAAGGGAGCAACCCAAACTTTATACTCTGATCCACTTGAGCCGAGCGGTAGGCAACAGACTCTAATGGGCGGGACTCTGATTGGGGTCAAGATGGACATTTTCATTCAAACCGCCAAGGGTCGTTTCTACTTTGTCGCTCAATCGCCCCAGGGTAAAGGTTGGTTGATACAGGACTCCTTTGAGTTGGCTTCAATCAACTCCCTCTGGAAACTCGGATGCTTACCTTGCGAAGGCGGACCAAATCCCCCGAGACTGTGCTAATGAACACCCCACAAGAACTCTGGAAAAGATACTCACTCGCAGTTCAAGCCAATAATCTCGAACTCGCGCAGTCAATCTTGAAAGAGATTCAAAAGTTTAAGTCCTACCCCGTTCGAACAACCGGGTGCGCCAAATGCAGAAAAACGCTATGAACAACGCCACAGAAAAGATCATTAAGCAAAAGGAGGCGCTGGCAACTCAGGCACTTCAGGTTGCGGAAGACGCTCTCGAACTCCTGAAAGATCAACTGGAAGAGTGTAGCACTCGAGATCTTGTCACTGTCTTCAATTCTGCCGTCAAGGCTCATCGGGAAATCACCTCGGATGTCTTGTCTTTGGCGGAGAGCGAGGCCAAAAGTGAGCAGGAACTTGCGAAAGAATATGACGGGAAGGTGGGGGAACTTCTCCTCAGGCTCCAGAACGGTGGCCCTAACGGCTTATGAACTACAGAGAACCCTCAGTCACTCACGCTTCCCAGCTCGAAGAAAGGTCGAGATGGCGGCAGTACCAACGCGGACTGAGGGAACTTGAGCTACTCGAGGCTCCAAAATCAGTAATTCAAAACTATCGTTATCAGGCGGCTCGGGACTGCTTTCTCGCCTTTTGCGACATTATGAAGAACGGGGACTTGAAGGTTGCCCCTTTTCACGAAATTATTGCGAGTGCATTCGAGGACCTTTTTGATCGACGATACCGTCGTCTAATCGTTTCCTGCCCCCCGCGATCCGGAAAGTCAATGCTATCCAGTATGTTTCTGGCGTGGCTTATCGGAAAAGATGAGAAGACACAACATATTCTGGCCTCTTACGGTGCGTCCCTATCTCAGAAGTTTCACAGAGACGCCGTCATTATGATGAAGAGTCCGAACTATCGCCGGATATTTCCCGAGTTTTCGGGGTTCAACAAGGACTCTAAATACGACTTAACTGGTGGTGGTTATATTCTTTCCACCTCTGTTGGTGGTGTTCTAACAGGATTCACTTCAGGGACAACCGACATTACATCGAAAGGGATTGGAGTCGCTCTGATCGACGATCCGCTCAAGTCCTCTGATTCAAAAGCGGCTCTCGAGAATCTGGAGAGTTGGTGGGGAGAGCAAATGTCCACTCGAAGAACCAATAACTATGCTCAAATTTTAATTGCTACTCGATTCCACGAGAAAGACTTGCATGGTATTTTAGTTGACGGGGATGGGTTGTATGACCCGATTGAAAATCCTTTTGGCTGGCGCTGGATAAATATACAAGGGCTTTGCGAGGACCCCGCGAATGACATTCTTGGCCGAAGTCTTGGAGAATCCCACTGGCCGGAAAACTCAGCTTTTGCTGTTCCTGTTCTGGAGTCACAGAAAAAGATTATGGGTAGCTTCAAGTTTGCAGCCCTTTATCAAGGAGTACCTGTAGCTGCTGAAGGTCAAATAATCAAAAACAGCTGGATCAGCATTGTTGAAGAAGAAGAATGCCCTCCTCTTGATGTCGTTTGGTTCGGAGTCGATTGCGCCTTCTCCGAAAAAGAACTTGCCGATGAGAGTGTAATTTGCGTAGCCGGAATCAGTACTCGAGACCCTGGAACTGTTTACATCAAAGACATAATCAAAGGTAGATGGGGTTTTCCTGACTTACTTGAGTCTGTTAAGCAACAACATTCTTTCTACAAAGCCAAGATGCTTTGCATAGAGAAGGCCGCAGCTGGACACTCTTTACTACAAGTTCTTCGGAGGGAGTCGAAGATTCCAGTTGAGGAGATGAAACCTCAGCAGCGGTCAAAGTCCGTCCGCCTCCAGGCAGTCTCCCCTTTACTCGAGAATAATCGCGTTAAGATAGTTCGAGGGCTGTGGAGCGATGCCTTCATTAAGGAGCTCACTGCATTCCCCTTTGTAAAACACGACGACAGCGTAGACGCTTTCGTATGGGCCCTAACCTTCTATTCCATGAAGCTGGATAACACTGAGAGAGCGGTGCAGGACTCCGTCCTTCAGAGTCGAAAGTGGCAGCCTCAGCTTCGGAGAGATTTCGGGGACGAATCAACATACTCTCGACTTGTCGAAGACGAAAATAGGGTTAGTCGAAGAGTCTCTCCGCTCCCCGGAATCTCTGAGACCAACACTGAAACTTACGCTCAGCAAGGGTCTTCAAAAGGGATCATACGGTCTGTTAGGGGGCGTCCCTCGGCAAGAAACTTTGGATATAACATCTGGGATTAGAGCGTTAAAAGTCGGTATTGCGATTTGCAACCGCATTAAAAGTTGCTGTTGTTATCAACAGTTTCAAAATGGCTATTTCACCTACAGATTTCAACTCCTCAATAATGAAAGAGGATCTCGGGACAGTATGTCTGATTACGAATCCCCGTTCCGACAAGTACCTAGTAAAACCAGAGAAGAAAATCAAACCAGGGATCCCGGAAGATTCCTACTCCCGATGGTGTGGAGGGGCCGGTGGTTTCGACCTCTTCGTTGAGCGCGTACATGAATGAATATGTTGAGCGCCTTCTGAACCAGGATGAATGGTGGGCTCTCTGAGCGTGAGTGGAGGGTAAAGTCCCTCAGTGGGGTTTCACTCATGGCTCTACACTTGAAAAATGAAGGGGGTGAGGATCATGTAATCCGTCACAGCAACGAAGTATACATCGTATCCACTGTTGTCACAAACCCTCTTCACCAAATGTTGAAAAGCAAAGAAAAGCGCAAAATGCGCCGTGCTGAATCTGCCCAATTGATCGAACGCTCGTATAGTAGGGGAATGGACGTTTCCTCCCCGAAGTTCCTGACCTGGAAACAAGAAGAATTTTGGAACACCCTCAAGAAAAACACTGTAACACTTGCTTCAGGCGCAGCAGGAACGGGAAAAACCTTGATCGCCCTCCATTATGGACTCTTTGGAGTTGCTCAAGGAACATTTGACAAGATTTACTATATTCGAAGCGATGTCGGAGTCGAGTTCCAGAGGGGAAGAGGGGCTTTGCCAGGTGATTTATCCGAAAAGATTGCACCGCTTGTTGCCCCGATTCATGACAATCTACCCTGTATTATGCGGTCGCAAGGTGCTGCTGAGTACTTGCTGAACAAGAAAATCATCGAGCCGTCTCTTCTTGAAGACGTTAGAGGGCGATCTTTAAACAACGCTTTCATCATCGTAGACGAAGCTCAGAACTTTTTGCCTTCTCAGTGTAAGACCGTGCTGACTCGCGTTGGTAAAGATTCGAAGATTTGCCTTATTGGTGATACGAAGCAGACGGACCTCGAAGTTTTTCGTCGTGAAAATGGCCTACTTGATGCCATCAGTCGATTAAAGAATCTTCCTGAAGTTGGAATAGTCCACTTTGACCGAAGCGACATTGTTCGAAACTCAGTTATCTCTCACATACTCGAAAGATACGAAGAGTGACTCAAGGGGCTTCGGCCCCTTATTTTTAGGGTATACTACCTTAGTCATCTTTTTTGTATGCCCTATAGTCCTGAACAACTTTTCTCCGTTCTGGGGTACTCCGCACGTGCTCTGGGTGCCTCTGACGGGGAAATCTACGAATTTGCACGCTGCATGCGACCCGATGGAACCTTCTACGGAACGCGAGGAAAGTGTAAAAAAAAGGTTCGGAAGTTAACCCTGAGTCACAAGACAAAGGCCCTCAATCTGAAAGGAAGGTTCTAAAGGAAATGGTTAGGGCCGGGGGAAAGTTTCATCTTCCGTCCAGAGGAAAACCTGAAACACCCGACGAAGTTCAAGCTAGAAAAGCCAGAGTTGAGAAAGATCATGAGGCTAAGAAGAAACAAAAGGAGAGAATAGCAGAACAAGACGAAAGACACACAAAAATCGCAAAAGACTTATACGAACTGGGTGGCGGTGATTCTAAGGATGACAGTTTATATTCACGTAACCGGCGGAAGGGTATAAAAGAGGAACTTGACATTATTGGTAATGCAGGTCGTCAAGGTGCTCAATATCTTAAGAAGGGGATACTGCTGCTCTTCTTGAGCACGCAAGGAAGGTGTCCGCAGGAGGGGTGAAAACTCACGTTGAAAGCTTGGTAAAGGCCAAGAAAGAGGAACAGAAAGCTAGACTTAAGGAGGAAATAGCACGAAAGAAAGAAAGAGGTGATAGTCCTGAAGACATAGCTCAATACAAGGCAAACGAAAACTTTTATATGAAGAGGGAGCTAAAGAGAACAGCATATGATGCGGAAAGGGAGTGGAATGCCTTAGTCGCAATTGAAAGAGCTAGTCGAGGGAGGTGAAACCAAAGGTCGCCTTTGATACTTTGGTTGTAGAGTAAAAGTTTGAGGTTTATGAAATCTAAATTCTTGTGGCATAACTTTCGAGACTCTCGACATCTTAATGGAGAGGACGAGCGCGTCGATGGGAATATACGAAGGAATAGACTTGAAGGTCCTTCAAGCCCTTTACCTTCTAAAAGGGACTCGAGCAGAGAACCTTCCGCTAGGGAAGTAGAAAGGGCTAAAGAAGAAGCAGTAGGAGGAAAAAGGGACGAATGCAAAAAGGGGGAAGTCTTGCAGCGCTACTTGCATATACTATAATGACAAATGTTTAGTAGCTCTCCCAGCCCCCTTGAGTGAGGGATTAAGAAAAGTAATAGGCATTCTAGAAGAAGCTACAGGAAGAGGTATTTCAGACGATGAAGCTGGAACTATCTTTGAGAAGCATCTTAAGTTGCAAGATGAGATAAAGTTTGGGCCGAATAAAGAACTCGTGGTCCCAGACCCGAAAGATCCCGACAATCCTGCCAAGTTTAAGGTCAATCTGGAGTTATTCCCTAAGAAACTCCAAGCCGAGGTTCAAAGAGACACGGAAGAACTTAACTCTAGATTAGAGGAAGTCAGGTCTAAATACGGTAAGACCGAGGGTGATAAAAGAATCTCGGAAATAGTTGGCATCATGGTGCCAACGACGATAGCAAGGGAGAGGGAGAAAATCTCATACACACCTCCTGAAGCATTGGAGTATATCTACAAGAATAGGAAAACTTTCGAGAGAATGAACGACATATACGAAGAACTTTCCAAACTCCAGAAAGAAGGAAAATTGACCCCGGAGATTGTTAACGAGAGGATGAAGGAAATAAGTCAAACCTTGCGACCTAGAATGGGGGAGTGGTCCCAAGAAGAAATAGCTTTAGCGGCTTCATTGTTAACCCCCTTAGAAAGAAACTTCTTTGGAAAGGCGGGTTCCCTTTCAGAAGGGGGAGGTCTATTTCGAGCTGGAGACGAACTCCCCTCTTCCTACGGCGATCTTAGTGCAGCTACAGATGAGCAGCAAAGGGCACGAGTCTTATTGGGAGCCCGAATTATTCTTGAGTCAAACGGAAAAAACATCTACACCGGGCAACCTCTAAATGTCCTGGAGTCAGATTGGGAGCACATGATTTCATTTGAAGCTATTCGCAGGAATGCGGAGGTGTACCATAATATAGGGTTGGTGTCTAGTAGGGACAATGGTGGAAAGGCCGACAAACCACCCTCTTGGTTGTATAATACAGGGAAAGGTGGTTACATGTCCGGAATGAAGTTTGACGATAACGGGAAGCTTACGCCAGAAAGTAGAGCAAAGTGGGAGGCTAAAGAGCGAGCTAAAGTAGAAGTTAAGGAGTTAAAGCGAAAAGGTTTTGAGCTCTCTTACTACCAAAGGGGGCAAGAAAGAGTCCAAGCTCTTCAAGAATTGGTAGCAATGGTTCAGAATTCTAAGTTAAGAAGTAAAGATAAACTCGATGTCCTCAATAAAGTTGCCTTAGGTATGTTGCTGGAGGGTGATCCGAAGTTTGCAGCGACAGCTGGAGGGGGAATTCAGTCACATGGAAGAGCAGGCAAAAGATGGTATTACTTTGGTTATGATAACCCTGAGTTTTGCAGGTTTGTTTCCAATAAATTGCTAGAACTTGCTGCGAAAGGCGATTCCGAAGGAATCAAAAAAGTGGGAGAAATTATGGAAGCTGAAGTCAATGAGAAATTGAATCCCACGATTAAAGAGCAATTGGGAACTAACTACACATACAAAGGTAAACCTTCCTTTAAGTTGGGTGATGAGGGGACAGAGCAAGTGCGAGAAATCATGGAAAAATTATCCAAACAAGCCATGGAGCGTATAAAACAGGAGATAGGCTAACTTTCCGCTCAGATTAAATTAGCGGGTAAAGTCTGTGAAGTCTGTGGTCCGTGAGGATGAATCCATTGTTCAATTGGCATAACTTCTCCGACTCTCGAAAGTTGCAAGGGGATGATGCGAGAGTTGAAGATTTGGGTCGTCATCAGGGCCTCACCGGTGAATCCTCCCCAGTTCCTTCGAAAAAGGCTCCGAAAGAAGCTCCAAGCCCCGCTTCAGGAAAGACCCCTGGCCAGTCTTCGGGAAAGGGTTCTAAAAAGTGTTCGAAAGGAAAGTCTTGTAGTGCGACCTGCATTTACAAAGGCGATGATTGCCTAAAGGGTCTTGACCCTAAAGTTGCAGAAGGTTTGAACCGTCTCGCCCAAGAAATTAAAAAGTTTGCTGGCAGAGGAGGGGGAGAAGAAGAAGCCCTCGCCGCCGTTAGCCGACTTGAGTCCTCTGGAACCATTGAAGGGCAAGCTAAGAAGATCGCAGCGTCTCTTAACGCTATGGATGAAAAGTACCCTGATCCGGCAGAGAGGGATGCTCGAATCTCGCAAGTATTTGACTTAGTCCTCCCTGGAATGGCTAAGAAAGGAGATACGGGTGAAAAACAAGCATATTCCGAGGGCCAGCTTCAAAGGTTGATCAACAACAAAGATATTGAAGAGTTTGAGAAGGTGTATCAATCCGTTAAGAAAGGGGAGATTAAGAATCTAGAAGAGTTTGAAGCAAGAATGAGGCCTCTAGCTCAAAGAAGAAGGGTCAATGACATTTCGGACGAGCAAGTGGACCTGGCAATGGCACTACTCCCAAAAGACTTGATTGCCTCACTGGGAAAGCAAGGGCGACCAGGGATTTGGGGGAAATGGGGGGAGAACCAAGATTCGCTCGCTTCCCCTGAGATGGGCCACACCCCTAAAAATGAGTCTGCCACGGGTCGAGCCAGGTTGATTCTAAGAATTGGCATGGAAGAGGGTATGAGGGATATGTACACAGGCCAAAGAGTTGGCTTTGGAGACATTGACCTGGAGCACACGATTCCCTTCGGAGTTGGAAAGTCCTTTGCCGAGCATGGTTCAAATTTCGGTTTGACAACGAGACTCAATAATCGGGCAAAGGGGGACATCAGTCCTGAAGAGTGGCGTTCAAAGGTCCTAAAGCAGTACGGGATTTCCGACGGGGCGATCACAGACAAAACTCGGGAGAGACTAAGGAAAGAGCAAGCAGAGGCTCAGAAATATAACGACGACCGAGCAAGGGTTTCTGGAGGGACCTCTCCCGAAACTGTTGCGTCTGTTTTCAAGGGTATTGATGAGTCCGCTAACAAACCATTAATTAAACAGAAACTAAAGAACAAAGCCCTTCAATCTATGGCGGGTTACACTGAAACTTATCTTCACGGTTTTAGAGCGAATCGAGCTGGGGCAAGCCGCCGAGTCTATATATTTCGTGGAACAGAGCTCGGAGAAAGAGTCATGGACGCCGCCGCATCGCAGATTGACAAATTTCAAGCTACTGGTGATAAAGGAAAAGTCGAAAAAGCTTTGGAGATTCTCAGGTCGGCAGGACCCAGAATCAACGAGGCCCTAGATAGCAAGTACGGAAACCAAAGGCTAGATAAAGATGCAACCGAGGCAGTGAATGTTGCCAACGACATTCGAAAACAGATACTCGAAGAGATAAACGCTCTATGATAACTGACACACGATTCCCTCGAGAAGATAGATCAATCCTAGAACAGCGCCTTCCTCCGGGAACTTTGAGCCACCCGCAAGCCTTTGGCGTCTGGTCTATCTTCTTGCAATGCGATGACCCTTCCGACGTAGCTCACAAGTTTCGATCTTATCGAGACAGCAATCTTTGTTCAATCCCTCGGGGCAACCTTCGAGCTATGCGTGACACTCTTATTCTCTCGATGCGTGAAGAGAACAAGAAGCTAAAGGTCCCGAGAAAGGAGAAGAAGAAAGGAGTGCATTATATGGACTATGAGAATGAATGGGTGGACAAACCAAGAACAGGAGCCTAAATGGAAAAAACTTCCACTAAAATAGAAGAGCTTTATAGCATACCTTGTGGCCCCATGGATGTCTCCGCTGATTCAGTCTGCCGGCGCTCCTTAAGGGATTTTATGGATTCTCTTCTTGACAGATTGACTCGAGAAATAAACTCACATCCTCAGAAGACCCCCTCACTTCCAAAAGATCTTGAAGCTGGAGAAGGGGGAACAATCGTAGCAAAGGGGGCAGAAAATGAAGAGTCTCGAAAAGAGAGACTGATTCGAGAAGGAAAGCTCAGAGCGGACGTGTCAAATGAGGTTAGAAAATATCGAGAGCAGCTTCAGGGAAACAGTAAGATGCTTCAAGACATTTCGGGAAAGATTGAACCTTTTTGATACCGACTGGCGAAAAGGGTAAAAGTTGAGCAGTTCACACCCTATGTAATGAGCAACAGAATCAACGGAGACTTCAACCAAGAAACTCTTGAAGCATTTCGTTCGGCTTATGCGAGTCGAGAGCTTGAACCGGAAGACCTGGAAATGGACCCGCGAACAGGCCTTCCTTCCAACGTCGTTCTCAACACATCCCCCTGGATCCAGCACACTGGACTCTGGAAAGCAAACGACGGAACCGATAGAAACTTTGTTCCTAACCAGGTTCTTATCCCTGGTGAAGAAGCCGAAGAGGATGAACTCGAAGAAATGACGGACGAAGAGCTTGAGAAGTTTCTTGAAGAGTTTTTATCAGAAGAGGGGCAGGACGAGGAGGTCTTCGAAGAAGACGACGACTTTTTCAGTTCATCTGATGATCAAGGGGGACTCTCTGACGAAGAGATTGACTCCCTTTTGGAAGAGATTCTAGAAGAAATGGATCTAGAACCAGAGGACGAAGAGGAGGACCCGGATACTGAAATTTCGGATGAAGAGATCGATTCCTTGTTAGAAGAGATTCTGGAAGACTTCGACCCGGAACCTGAAGACGAAGATGAGAACGACTCAGACAGTATTGGAATCTCAGATGAGATGATTGATGCACTGATAGCGGAACTTGAGGGGGAAACTCTTGACGAGGATTGATGGATGAAGCCCCGAAAGTGTGTGAAAGGAAAAGCTTGCTCAGGAGCGTGCGTTGATCCGAATGAGGACTGTAGAAAAACATTTCCTCCCGGGTCTCAACCAGCTCTAAAGAAAGCAGTTCACATGATTGAACACATTGGCGTCAACGTTCTTTCCTGGAAAGTTGGAAAGACTCTGGGACCGATGGTTTCCGGATTTCTAGAGAACTCTTACGGAGTTCCGAGAGAAAGTTCCCAAATGCTTTCTGAAGCTTTGGTTCAGGCTGTGACAGCCGTCGGCCTTAACTACAAGAAAATCAAGTCCCCTGAAGACCTTGTTCGAAACCTCTTAATTGAATCCTCAGCAGCAATTCTTGGTAAGAGCGCCCACTCCGGGGCCGAAGAATTTCTGTCTTCTGCCGAAGGAAAGGAGATGTTAAAGAGTGCTCTTCCCCTTTTAGCTGGAAAGTTTACGGGGATTGGGGTTGCATTTGCGGGCTCCAGATTGCCCAGTCTTTCTCAGCTTTCCCGAATAGTCGCTGAACGTTCACAAAGCGACATTCAGAAACTTCGTGGCTTTATGAACCCACAGATGTTTAACGCATCGGAGGAGAAAACTATTGAGGATATCTCCCAGACACTGACTGATATCTTCATTTTGTCATTACTAAGGTCTTCACGTCTTTTGGGTCAATGAAATTCTTCAATGAGAGGGCCTTCCTGGTTCGTTCTCTGATCGGCATCTTCGCCGTTCAATTTGTTACCGTGGGTTATCAAACCTTCCTCTGCCAACGCTCTGTGCTCACTGTGAAGGAGTCCGATCGCGTTTCCCTAATCTGCACGAATGCAGCAAACTCCTACAACGAAACCGGAAAACTGGCTTTGGCCACAATTTTGGCCCTTCTAGTTCCTTCTTCGAAGCAAGAGTCTCCCGAAAGTAGTGAAAAAGAGGATAATTCGAAGGAAGGGTAAAAGTAACGATATTGTTGACAAGGTATGTACGGAGCCAACTTAGACTTTTCGGGTGTTCTACTACCCGGCACTGGCGGTTCTTTGAACGCTGCGACTGCCATCACATCGGATAAACTACAAGAGATGAATCGTTCTGGAAAGAAGTGGGGAATCGACAAAGAAACCGGTAACCTAACATTTCACAACGAAGCCACACTAAAGGCAAATCAAAAGACAAGAAGCAACCGTGAAAACCTGATCAACAGAGATCGAGATGCTCATTCCGACGGCCAAGAGGCTATGAAGGAAATCTTTGGTCGAAAGAAGGCTCGTATGGAAGCATTTCGGGAGATTAAGAAAAAAGAGTACAACTTCGCAGACGACACAGAAATGATGTCGATGCCCCAACCTTTCTCCCACAAAGAGGCCAAGGGTTGCTCAGCATCGTGCAAAGGTCCTGGAAAGTGCAGTTGTGATTCCTGCAAGAAGTCCCTCTATGACTCTAACTACAGGGAGTGGTCAACTAAGAAGAGAGAGAAGCTTCAAAAAGGTGAAATCAAAGGTGAATTTGCCGGAAAAGGAATGTCTTTTCCGATTGCGAGTCCGAAAGATGTGGCCGCTGCGTGGGCTTCTGTGGGAAGGACTGAAAATCCTCAGGAAGTGATGGCCAACATAATTCGAATCTCAAAGAAGTTCGGCTGGGAGTCCGGCTTACCTCAAACTGTTAGAGACCGTCTGAATGAAGGAAAGTCGGGACTGCCCTCCACTAATTTTCGCGAATGGTCTTCGGATAAGCGCAAGAAACTCTCTGAAGGTGACCTCAGAGGGGAGTTCGCTGGCCCAGGAATGTCCTTTCCGATCTCAAGCGCCGAAGATGTCTCCGCTGCCTGGTCTTCAGTAGGTCGCGCCGCCAATCCAAGAAAAGTGATGGCCGAGATCATTCGCATTGCGAAAAAGTTCGGTTGGGAGTCCGGTCTCCCCGAGACCGTAAAACAAAGACTTAACGAAGGAAAGTCAGGTCTACCGGAGTAAGAAATGGGTGTAGAGTGGGTTATTGCCGTATTCGGCTTGGTTATAAGCGCAGCTGTATCGGCAACTGGTGGAGCTTTCTGGATTCAATTAAAGGGGTCGGAGAGAATCGACAAAATTAAAAGAGCATCCGACGACCGCCTCGAAACTATGAGGAAAGCTTCAGACGAAAGAGTTGATCGACTGATTTCAGAAAACAAGTCACAAATGGAGATTCTTCTTTCACATGTTCAGAAAGTTGAGAACGTTCTAAATGACATGAGAGCTGAGCTTCCCACAAAATACGTCCTTCGAGAGGACTTTCTTCGTCTAGTGGAAAAAGTGGAAGAGCTTCGAATCGATTCTTACCGTCCACGGGAACAGAGAAAAGATGCTTGACTACGATTGGTCTCGACTTCAAAGCCTAGGTTTTGACACAAACTTTATCGAGAAGTCCCTTCCGGAAACCTATCGAAAAGGACTGACTAAGGAAGAGCAGGAGATTGCGAAAAAGGAAGCAAAAGATACTATGAAGAAGGCGGAAGAGGGAAAGGTTTCCTCTAAGGAACTCTACGCCGATTGGGAATCCGATAAAAGGTACAGAAAACGAAAGAAGAAGATCCCGCTTTCTCCCGCAACAAAAGCTTTTCACAAAGACTTCGCAGAGGCAAAGTCCGGAGTTAGCAAATCTCTTCAAGAAAAGTCCAAGAAGTCTGGTATACCAGTGGGGGTCCTGAGGAAAGTCTTTCAAAGGGGTATGGCCGCCTGGCGTTCCGGTCACCGGCCTGGTGTCGCCCCACAACAATGGGCTCACGCTCGCGTAAATTCCTTCATCACAGGAAAGGGAAAGGCTCGACAGGCTGACGAAGATCTGTGGAAGAAGGCGAAGGGTAAAAGAGCTTAGTCCGCTTTCAGTAAAATGCCACACTGGGGATCCTTTTCTCCCGACTCCTATGAGTCTTTTCTGAACAAAGTCGATAATCCTGTCGACTATATGGTTGTAGCGCCTGCACTTGCACCACGGGCCGCTACCAACCCTTCCTCTTTTATGATGGATGAACAAGAAGATGACGAGGGAGACATGTATGATTGGGAAGATGAAGGTTACGAAGATGAAGAAGACATTGAGCCAAATGCTGGAATGGCTATGAGCCAGTTGCGGTCAATGGCTGAAGACATCATGTCTATCCTCAGTGAAATGACTCCTTACGATAATCTTGAGCCCTGGGTTGCTGCCAAGATTACAATGAGTAAACAAAACATTTCCGCCGTCGCTGACTACCTCCGCTTTGGTTCAGACTTCTCCGAAGGGGAATTTGACTTTGCCCGATGTCAAAGACCCGACGGAAGCACCTATGGTAGCAGAGGAAAATGCAGGAAGGGGAGCGAAGTGTCGGCCGTGACTGAAGAGGAACCGAAACCGAAAACCAAAAAGAAGAAAGATGATCGATCCGCAAGCCCTGTTCCACCTTTTGAAGATGTGAAAGAGCTCACAGAGAAGGCAAAGGGTTTTACATATGGGAAATCTTGGACAAAAGACCATCAGGAAGTTTGGAATCGCATTTTGGCGTCTCCGGACACTAAGACATTAGGATCACTCACAAGAAAACTCAATAAAGAAGTCTTTGATGATAGCGAGTACGACGTTAGTGCCGGTTTTCTAAAGGGGGCTCTGAAGACAATGAAAGAATGGCTCGAAGCTAACGGGAGGTCCGGAGTTGGTGCAGCGAAGGAAGCTCGAATTGCCGCAATGACGCCTGAAGAGCGTAAGAGGGCTGCGTCTGCTGAAAGAGTTGAAAGGGGAATAAGGGCAGGGGTTGTAAAGGGGAGAATGATATAATGAATCTCTTGAGCAATTACGATTGGGGCCTTCACAAGAGTTTAGGGTTTGACCTGACCTTTGTAGAAAATTTGAAGCGGAATCTAAAAGCAAGGTGATTTATGTTCGGTAGCTTTCCTGAAGACATCCTGAGTCAGTTTCAAAGAGACTACGCAGAGCGCTTTGACAAAGAAGATCTTGAGTGCAACAAACCTCGGTCAACTCCGAGCCACCCTAGCAGCTCACATATCGTGAAAGCTTGCTACCCTGGGGCTCCTGAAGGAGGTAAACTAATACGCTTTGGTCAACAAGGCGTTAAAGGTTCTCCCAAGAAAGAGGGAGAATCCGAAGCCTATCGTAAGAGGCGTGAATCCTTTAAGGCGAGACACGCAAAGAATATAGCGAAAGGGAAGTCCTCTGCTGCCTACTGGGCGGACATTGTGAAATGGAGCGAACCCGATTTTGAGGGGTAATTGCTCTTTTATTATTGTGCTAAAATGATCAGAAATTTCAACCTTCCTTGTGTGGACAACCTTCGAGAGGGAATCGACTACCGACTAGTGGAGTGGGATTTCGCATCCCAGCAACCATCCCGAACTCCTGGGACTCCTTGCCCTCCTGGAGAAAAGGTTGTTTTTGGAGTTTGTCGCAAGGTCGGTGACTCAGGGGAAAAAGACTTTGACTCCGAAAAGAAAACTTCCCAAGAATCTCAGCTTGAAGAGGAAGCCACACGTCAAGGTAAGAAAGTTTCTACCAAGGAAGAGGCTACCGCCGCTAACGTAAAAGGCTTTGAGACAGGTGGGAAGAAGTATGGCTGGGCAATTAAAAACGGAAAACCTGTCATTGTTGAATGGGGTTCCGTAGCAGGTACAAAGAAGAAGGGTAAGGAAAAAACAACTGCCCCTGAAGCACCAGCAGCAGCTACCACAACTCCGGCTCCTAAGTAATTGAAAGGGTAAATAACTTTATAGACTAAACTTATATGGACCTTCCCACTAAGATTTCCGCCGATTACTTTCGAGGAACAGTTATGGAACCCGAACGAGTTTCCCCTTTTCGTTCAAATTACACCGAGTACGAGCGGCTAGGAATGAAGCACGAGGAGCTCTCAAAAAGGATTGAGGCTCTTCAAGATAAGATGAAGCTCTCTCGTCAAAACGGCGCCTTCCAAAACCTTCAGATGCAGATGTCTGAGGTGAAACAACTCGTCAAGGATCGAGAGGAAATCGATGCTAAGATGTCGACACTTGACTTGGCAAGAAAGAAGGACGACGATTACAGAGCTGCTGCGGGCTACGAAGCATCCTACGGTGAGTGCCTGGAATCTTTTGACTCCCGTGTCGAAAAGCTCGAAAGTCTTCTAGAAGAGTTCTCTGAGCTCGCTGCGAGCGAAAACTTTGACTTCACTCGTTGCGTTCGCCCCGATGGTTCTGTATATGGGACAAGAGGAAAGTGCAAGAAAGGTTCTGAAACTAGCGCCCCGGTCAAAGAAGTAAAAGTGTCATCAAAAGCTCTCAGACTTTCTGTAAGGGAGAAGTCTTCACACCTAAATGAAGTTAGAAAGCAGTTATCAGCTGGTGAAAAGAAGTTCAGGGCGATGGTCAAGGAGGCCAAAAAGAATCCCTCCCCTGAAAAGAAAGAGGAGCTGAAACTGGCCCAGAAAGCTTTAGCCCAGAAACAAAGAGAGGTTGCCAGAGCAGAAAGAGAAGCAGAGAAAGCCCTAAGACAGTGGAGTTCTGCTCGCAAAAAAGAAGAAAGAGCGAAGATGAACCCTGCGCAACTGCAGTCTGAAAGAAAGCTAGATAGAATTATTCGGGAACGAGGCTGACCTGAAATGGCACGTTGTAACAAAGGAAAAAGTTGCAAGGGTACGTGCATCCAGAGAAGCGATAATTGCTTGGCCCCACTTGGAAAAAACCTCTCCAAACAACTAGATGTGGCCTCAGAAAAGATGGAGGGCCTCGGAGATATCTTTCTTCGAAAAATTGTTACTCCCGGAAAGCCCCCCTCACCTCCTGCCCCCCTTGTAAACAAAGAAACCAACAAGCAAGTTCAAAAACTTGTAGACCAACTCGGACTCGGCCCTCTGACCGTTAAAGAAGTTGGCAATAGTTTCGAAGTCTACAAGAGAGAAGCTCTGAGGCAGCTTAAGGAACTGGAGAATAAACCAAATAAGACGAGCGCAGATAGAACAAAAGAAAACCAAATTCGAGATGCTTTGCTAGCGGTTTGGGAGAATAAGACCAATGTTAGCCGCGGAATGTTAATCGATCGCCTGGACGCCCTAGACTTCGATAACACATTTAAGCCAAACTATAAGACAGGAAAGTACGACTGGGACAGTTCCTACGCCTCCGGTTCAAGACACCTTGGTTCAGGTGGCTTCGCGAGTGTAGTGGCTTCTAAAGAGCCTCCCCCGGTTGTAGTTAAGAGAGGGGAAGTCAGCGAAAATGAAATTCAGATCTTGAAAAAACTGAAAGGCAAGGATCTATCCCCTGAGCTAATAGCTGCGGAGATGGACACAAAGTCGGGGATAGAGAGTAAAGAAGCGGACATTGATTTTTACTCGGGTCGAATCGCCATGTCCCGCGTCTCCGGGAAAGCTGCAGAGGAATTCAATACGTACAACGACCGTGTTGGTGGCACAACTGTCGGGGACTCTTACTGGGCTCTTCGCCGTCGACTCCATAGCAATGGGGTAGCCCACAACGATGCGCACATCGGAAACGTTCTGATCGACGATTCCGGAAAGTCTCGCTTTGTAGATTTCGGGATTTCCCAGGACGACCCCCGCGCTGCCCTCTCTGAAGCCATTGGAGTCTATGCGAATCGCAGATTTCTTCCCGCAGGTTCTGTAACAAAGTCCCCCGTAGATAGACAGTCGGGTGACTGGCAAGGAAGACGCTTCGACCAGTTCACCGAGCCTTTATCTAAGGCGACGGAACCTAGCAATAAATCTAACTATGCCAGAGTAATCCAGAATCGGACAAAGGTTTACCAGGCCCTAAAAGAGCTAGGTTTATCTAACGACGATATAGCGGAAGTTGTGATCCACGGTATCAGGAGACCCCTTAGCTCTTTCAATAGTGGACCCTGGGGAAAGATTAGTAAAGAAGAAGCCATGAAGTTGATTCAGCTCGTTTACCAAGGTGTGGAATAATGTCAAAAGAAAACGACCAGAAGTATCTAGACTTGATGTCCCTGTACAAAAAGCTTCGGAGAAGCCCAAAAACAGACGCCCAGTCCCAAAAAGTCCTTGACAAAGCACTGAAATTCTCTAAGGATAACGCCATTAGCCCCGAAGCTCTAGAAGCTGCTAGATACTTTTAAGCGGGTAAAGTAAGGAGTGCCTCTGCACAACCTTCTCTTTCGCTCTTTAGCAAATGTCCGCAAAACGTATAATCCTGAAGCGATCTTCGATTGCAGGGAAGAGGCCAACAGCTGAAAACCTTTCCCCTGGTGAGATCGGTCTCAACACGAATAGTACTGAACCAGGAGCGTTCTTTCAGACAACAGACGGAAGAACTGTAAAAGTTGGTCCCACATCATATCTGTCCTACCCTCCCACAGAATTCCCGGAGAAGGGAGAACTTTGGTTCGATAGTGAAGACGGAACCCTAAAAGTAGGGACGGCCGAACATGAATGGATGTCTATTTCCGCTCCTTTTCTTGGTGGAGAAGGCCCCATTGTATTCGTTGCCCCAGAGTTCCATTTTTCTACAGATTCCTTGAGTAATGATGGTCAAGCTTTGCCTTTTCAGACCGTTTCCCGAGCTATTCTTGAACTTTCGAAAATATACCTAAGTCGCGTTCTTAGTGGTTTTTCTACACGAGATGAAAGTAAGCGGTACACAATTTTCATCTTCCCATCCCAGTCAATTGCCAACAATAGCCCGGGAGTTTCCCCAGAAGAGTTTAACCTTGATCTATCAAACAAGGTTGGAAACGACATAACCATACCCGAACTTGAACAATTCAATCCTGTCACAGGCGGTATCGTCGTCCCCTTTGGTATTACTCTTCGAGGGATAGATCTAAAGAAAAGTGTAATATCCCCTTCTTATGTTCCTTCTTACTCTAATCCCTTCTACCCTACCGGCCTTCAGGGTGTTGACCAACCCTTGAGTGCCATTTTTAAGTGTGGAGGGAATGTTTACGCCGAGGACTTTTCTGTAGTCGATAAACTCTCAGAGAGAGTTATCGTGGGAGTCATTGACGATAATGATTTGGCAGTGTTTCGTTCAGAAAGACCCCACGGACTTCGAGTCGACGACTTTGTCACTGTCTCGTATTTCGCAACTGTTGATCAGAGCACCGGAACATTTCAGCCTGGTAACTATTACGCAGTTCCCGTTGACTCCTATCACTTCTACCTTTCCACAGGTCCACAAACCGAGAGCCAGGCCGCTGAGTATATCCTTTTTCAGAGCATTCCTGCGTTAGTGAATGACTCTAACCCGAAGTTCTTAGTCACCAACTCTCTCAAGTCTGCCCATCGGCTTAGCCTCTTTAGGAACGCATCTCTTTCAGAAATTCAAGAATACTTTGTAAAGGTTCAGAAGGCTTTTCCAAAGGTTTTTGGAGGAAAGGTCACAGATACACCCCAAATAGTGGATCAAGGGGACTATGTTATTGTCGGACCAGTCGGGGCCTACCCTCAGAACGAAGCCTCAAACACAACTAAAAACTCTTCCTTTTACGCCAACCAAGTGAACATGCGTTCCGAGTACGGAATGTGCTGGGGTGACTTTGATGGTCGACTTGTTTCAGGGTTTAAGTCGGTTGTTGCAAATGCGTGTACAGCTATAACCTTGCAGAATGACCCTTGCGTATACGAAGTATATACCACACTTGTGAACCCGGATACGAATCTTCCCGAGAAAAAGTGGTGGGGGCTCACCCAAGCTGTCTATCTCTCGACTCCAGTGGAACAAAGGCCGGCATCTATCGTAGACGTTCCGGTTGTTCAACAATTGGATGTTTTGAATACAACTCCAATTAACAATATACGTTACCATTACGAGAACCTGAAAACAGAAGCAGGGAAAAGTATTGGTATCGTGAATACCGAGAAAGACTTTCGCCACTTTGGTTTTCGCGTTCAAAATGGTGCTTACGGGCAATTCCAGTCGACTTATTGCATTGGAGCTGCAGTCGGTGTGTGGGCACTGAATGGGGGAACTTGCAGCTTGACAAACAGTACTACAAACTTTGGATCCGTTGCCTTCAAAGCCGAAGGATTTCTAGGAATCAATACAATCGGAGGGGCAAAGGCGAACGGAAAAGGTTTCGTATTTGAAGGGATTCAGCGGCCTCTCGCCATCACAAAGTCTCAAGCAGAAAACACTTCCAACAAAAAGATTCTATCCCTTGGCGGGAGAATAACCAACATATACCTCGATGAAAGTGATCCAAACATTCAGATTGTTGAACTTAGCTCCGACTTTTCTCCTTGTTACTTACTTCCGTTTTCTCTGAAACCCGGATCGGCCCTTTGGGTTGAATCTGAGTCTTGTACCTACCGGGGGTTTTTGGCCACAGACGGTGGCCCAACGATTTTCACTGGAATAGATAGCCCGAACTTTGCTAAAATTCGAATTCGGTCCTCTGATAGCACAATCCCAAACAACACCGACCTTCTTCCGGTTTTGGGAGTTCCCTACGTTCGTAGATTTAGTGACCCAAGGCAAGACTTCGAAAGAAGCTACAGTATCTGTCTGAAGAATACCTTCCAGAATGCTATCTCTCCTCAAATTGGTTCTGTCCTTAGACTCAATCAAACCAGTCAGCAACTGGGGTCTTCCTCTCTGACTCCAAACGTTCAGTTTGATCCAGGAATTCTAGGGGGTTGGGGTCGGGTCTTCACCGTGGATGCAGTTGAGACTGGTGGGCTTGGTGCTTCGCCTCAGTTCAATTATACTATAAGCGACCCTAGCCAAGACCAGACTTATTACGTAGCAATAACAGGGAGCGACATGAGCCGCCCATGGGTACAGGGTCTGAACTTTCGGAACTCGCAAGGGGATTATGTCACTTTTGAGAACAGAAACTGGTATGCTGCTGAGAACAACATTTGGGAATCTCTATATTACGGAGACTCTTCAAGTTTTACGGAAAACTTTGGGCCATACTCCATAGCCCCTATTGAGAGGTGCTCGCCTTTTGTGGATACGAGTGTTCTCGAAAAGCAGGAAAAGGTCCTGGATACTTATCAAGGGGTTTACGCTCCTGATGACTTTGTCGGAAATCCGGAGTATGTCGGCTACGAAAACGGAACTTATTTTCGTGGTTCAACCGAGCCCTATCCGACTTACGATACTAAAAATGTATATGATGACGACGACAGCTCAGAGAGCATGGGTCTCTGCCTGAAGGATATTGCCAATGGGGCAACTACTTCTACAGTCTCAGGCATCACAGTTATTCAGACTGGGACAGCCGCGAGTTCAACCTCTCGCTATCGTCCAGAAGTTATCGAGTTTTCCGTGCTCTCTTCGACAGAAATCGAAAACCCTCGACAAACAGTCTCAGTCGTTCGGCTCAGTTCGACTGAAGGTGAGGAATACATTCGTGTAACTAATCTGAACGGAACAATTGTTCGCGGTATCCGTCTTAATTACCAAAACAGCTTCTACCCTTCTACCGCTCCAGGTTTCAATTGGCCCCAGCTAACGACCGTTACGGTTTGCTCCACAAACCCAATCGCTGAGACTGAACTTTACGACCCTGATTGGTCAAATACGAAGAGGGCTGTTTATCGCTTTTTCCAGGTGATGGGTTATAGTCCTGAGATCATGAAGCCATACCTCACTCCTCAGTATTGGGGAGAGAGATTGCTTTCGGTTTCCGTTCTCGAAGGGACCCTTCCGGAAAACGGTTATGCTCTAACCACTGATAAGTGGCCTCTCGAGTTTAACCAACCGTCTGCAGTGATTGCCAACACTCACACATGGGCTTACACTGGCTACTACAATTACTCTCGCGGCCTTCCCGAGTTTCAGACAAATGATTTCACCAAGAAATTGGCGGCGGACTTCCAGGCTACAACGACCTGGAGCGGACGCCTGACTGTAACAGGGATAAATGACAAAGGTGAAATCGTTCAGTTTGGACCACAAAGGCAAGCTCTTACGGCCAACTTCTACGAAGACACATACCCTACCACCAATGTTGCAAATCAACAAATCTACGAAGAGCAACCCTATGTGGAATTCCCGGCTCAAGTCGTCGTCTACTCTGTCGACGACATTTCCTCACTATTCGACGGAGTTATCGACACTTTCGATCTACTGAGAAGCGGGCTTGCGATTCCCCCAGAACAGCTCAGTGTAGAATCCTTATTTGTTGCCCTTGGCGCTTCAATGCAGAAGCCAGTGGAAAGTTACACACTTCTTAACAACAAGATCAAATTCGCTTCACCTCCTCCAGAGGGTACGAATTGCAACATTCGGGTAGTCACTAGTGTAGATTCTTCTCGCACCTTGGTCACTGTTCCGCTTGAGTTCCAGGAGCAGTTTGATGGCTCGCGAACAACGTTTACTGCCGTCTCTTCGAGCGTGGATATAACCCCTCTCGAAATCACATCGAACGGTACCTTTGTTTTCTTGGGTGGTGTTGAGCAAATCCCGGTATCAGATGTTAACCCCTCTCTGCCATTCTCTTATTCGATTGAGAGAACTTCTCCGACGACTGTTCAGTTTTCTTTCACTGGGCCTCCTCCTGCTGGGACAACTCTAGATGTCAGAACAATCTGTTCAGGTTCGTACTGGTCACTACGTGGAATCTACCCTGTAGAAGTCTACTCGCTTGACTCAATTGCTTGCGACTTTAACGGTGCTAATCTATCTTTCAACCTCACTTATGACGGGTTGCTGGTGAACCCTAATGCTGTCACACAGGATAACCTAATCGTCAGCCTTGGTGGATCGATTCAAATTCCTGGAGTTTCTTACACTGTGGAAAACTCCATTCTCACTTTCCTTGACCCGGTAGATGCGCCGCAACCAGGTACGACCATTAACCTTCGAGTGATTGCGAATGCCGAGTTTATCTCTTGCCAAGATCAATCGGTTTACGGTTCCGGATTCCTGAGATGGGGACCCGGCCTCGTTCTCACTCTTGCTAACGATGCTGGACTGTTAGGGTGATCTGTAGGGTATAACTTTTTTATACGTGAGATAGTGCAAAAGTGTCATTAACAAGAGCTCAATTGCTAATGGGGGACAGCGGGCAAGGTCCGCTTCTCCCTGGCCAAGTTCAAGGTGTTAAACCAGGTCCGGGCGTGTCGATCGACTCAGACGGCACTATTACCTTTTTTGCCGGCTCAGCAACTGGCGTCGTTAGGACCAATAACACTTCTGCATATAATGGCTATATCTGGCCGAGTTCCACTCTCACCAATGGTCAATTAGTTTTAGGCGCGGGCGGAAATTTGTCATGGGGACGAATTCCGGGATACGGCCTCGTTGAAAACGGTAGTGCTCTGAAGTCTCGAACCGTAGTTTCAACCTCAGCTCCCTCTACCGGAGTTGGATTGAATGAAGCCCCGGAAGGGGGAATGTATTGGAATAGCGAAAACGAGATTCTCTATATCCGGTATGGGGGCGTATGGAACCAAGTTAGTTATGGTCCCGCTGACCTAAGTACGGACCTACTGACCGGAACTTACACACTGTATGTTAACCCTGAAATCGGAAGTGACAAATACGTCACAGGGGTTTATGACGGAAGCGTGACTCCGGTGATTACCAACCAAATGGTAGTAGCCGGTTATACTCCACAGAAGCCGTTTAAGACGATAGCCCGTGCCGCTCTTGAAATAGCACGTATACAGAGTGGTTTGGGTCTTGATGCTCAAGCTTTCGATCGTTATGTAATTAGCTGCTCATCTGGAACGCACATTGTCGACAACGACTTTGGAATCGGAGCTGTGATCGGTTGGGAAGATGGAGAAGTTCCAAGCGACGCCAAGCTTCGAGAAATGAACAGCGAAACTTACGCTGGTGTTGTGTTGCCAAGGGGTGTGTCGGTTGTCGGAGCGGACCTTCGCAAAACAATTATTCGGCCGAAGTATGTTCCGGAAAAGAGCGGAAGCATGGAGGGTGACCGTGCCTCCATCTTTCGAGTCACGGGGGGCAGTTTCTTCTTCAACTTCACATTTAAGGATAAAGAAGACTACGAAGAAAGTCACCACTTACTTGACTGTTTCTCGTTTGTCTCAGACTCGGATCTAGAAGATTACTACGAAAAAGCGCAGATTATCTTCAATCAGGCGTACAGGAATGAACCTGTGAACCCTGGGGAAACAGAAATCGTAGCTCCTCAACCTCCAGGAGTTGCTGAAGAGGAAACTGATTCTGTCTACGGATCTTCCCCATACATTTTTAACTGCTCTGTTCGCTCTGAGTACGGACTTTGCGGAGTGAACGCAGATGGCGCGGATGTAACTGGCTTCCGTTCGATGGTTCTTGCGCAATTCACGGGAGTGAGTTTGCAGAAAGACCTGACTTGTTGGCAGAAGTACAACTCCGGACCTAAAACCTGGACCAATACAATCCTGAACTACAACTCTTACATCTCGCTCAACCCAAATGATGTGAGAATGGATCCTACGAAGAGAAGTTTTCACGTTAGGGCCATCAATAATGCGTTTGTTCAAGAAGTATCCGTATTCGCGATTGGACAAGGTATTCACCACTGGGTGAAGTCCGGCGGGGAGATTTCAATCACCAACTCAAATAGCTCGTTCGGTGGTTGCGCTGCCCTCGCTGAGGACTACAAGTCCGAAGCTTTTCCACAGGATTCAAACTGGAACGTGGCCACAATCAATGTGGCTGCTAATCTCAGTGATCAAGTCCCCAACATATCATTGTATAAGCTTGGGACGGTAGCCACTGGCCAGGTTGATGACGCAACGACCATAACTCTTTCCCTCCCTCTCACGGACTCTGAGAGGTACCCAGGAACCCCTGAGATTTTAGCATCACGAAATTACACTTTTGCCCCAGGAAGCTACCTCTGGATTGAGAACAGTGATGGCCCAGACTGGAGAGCACCTTTAGAAACAGTGGCTTGGACTTCTGGATCTCCGGACAGTATTGAAATTACCGTCGCAATGGAGAATCAGGACGGTGACCTACCGGGAGTGGGAGGGCAGCCGAGTCTTGAAGGGAGTCAAGTTTATGTTCGCCGCTTACAGGATACGCGTACCCTTTCGCAAAGAAGATACAGTCTAAACATCACTAATACTGATAGCAACACTCGAGCCCCACTCCGAGACTACGTCGTTCAGACAACAATTGGATCAGGTGGCGGAATAGTCGGACCGCTCCCCGACTCCGACATGGTTTTAGTGAATAAATCGGGATCCATTCCAATCGGAACTGATCCAGTAGTTCGGAAGTCGCAAGTTATTCTTCAAAGAGCGAACCCGTTAAATACGTGGACTGCAGATAACTACTATAGACCTGGTGATACTGTTCGCCATGAGAATAAGCATTTTACTTGCGTTCTGGAGAATTCTGATTCCGTTTTTGATGCGGATAAGTGGAACCAGTCTTTCGTTCACATGCCGTCAGACTTTAATGCTTACGACTTCTTCCTGAATGTTTCCCCGGTCATCTATTTTGATAACGACACCGATGGTCAAGACGAGACATCGAACTGTGGCTATGATCTGACCACGTGCTGGGAAACCGACTCAGAAATTATAGCCCAGTACACTTCGGCAACTGATTATCGAGGAGTTTACCAGTTTCTTGTTGGACTTGGTTTCTCGAGTGCAGATGCTCAAGACATTTTGCTTCCCGCACCTTCCTCCGCAAGAGAGCTTGATCCCTCTTCCAGCGTGGACATGAAGGGTTACGTTCCGGACGGAGCCGCGAACCTTCTCTCCAACTGGCCGATTGAATTCCGAAGACCCTCTGTCCTTCGAATTTTTGGCCATGCATGGGAGTGGGCAGGTTTCTTAAACTATTCAAAAGCTCTTCCTGCTTATCAGGGCGATCTATCTGCGCAAAACCAATTCACCTATTACTTCACAAATCAGCTCGGGGGAAGGGTGTATGCTACAGGTTTCAATCAGGAAGGGTACTTCGTAACCGCTGCCGGCTTAACAGATCTTTCAACCGGGGAAAATATAGGGATTTCAGACCTTGGTGGCAACTTTGAAGGAATTACTACTCCTCCGGTCTACATCCCCGCCTCGATTATTGAAAATAAGGGGGATATCCTGATCGGATTGTCCAGCGACACTCCCTCTGTCTTGCCTGTGGGTCCCGACGGATACGTTTTGACAGCGGACTCCTCTACATCCTCAGGTTTAGCCTGGGTCGCAGGAATACCAGCGGGAGTTATTGTGATGTGGTCTGGTACCATAGCGAACATACCAACGGGTTGGGCACTTTGCAATGGTTCGGGAGGTACTCCAGACCTCCGTAACAGATTCATTGTCGGTGCCCATAGCGGAACGGGAAGTGGAACTACAACTTCCGCAGGACCAACGGTGAATGTTTCAACCGGAGCGCTGAGTGCGAACTATACTCCAGGTAACATTGGTGGTGGAAATGGCCATCAGTTGTCTGTAGCCGAACTTGCTGCGCATACTCATAAAGTCTTTTTTGATGGGTTCGACTATCTCGGCCAAGCAGCAGGGGGGCCTAACCTCGGAACTTACGGTCCGTTGGATACTGAGGCGACGACCACCGGAGCCGGTTCTAACTATTACCATGAGAATCGTCCTGCTTATTACGCCCTAGCGTATATTATGAAACTTTGATGAGCCCCGAACTAATTCTCCCCTCTTAAAAAAATGCCTTTGATCAGAATCTTTGCAAAAAGACAAGCCGTCATAATCGGAGACGATGCGGCTGCAGGGGTCGATACCTCTTTAATTTCTCCTGACATTCGCGTCATAACTTTCGATCAGAATATACCTATCGGAAGTATTGTATACTGCGCAGACTCAGAAACCGGGGTAATCCCTCCCCTTGAAACCATAACAAGTTTAGAGCCCTGGATGAGTGTGGTAGAAGAAGCTGAGGAAATTATCTTTTGTCAGAAGAACCCAAAGACCTTTTACAGTACAATCGAGCCTGTCGGACGGGCGATAACGGTAAGTGAGAAAGGTTGGCCCCAACCTGAAAATAGCACGGAACAAGAGCCCCCTTCACCCCCCTCCCAAAATACTAAACTTTATTGGTCGGGTGAAGATTTCGTCTGGTGCACTTTTCCCTTTGAAAGCTCCCTGGAGGAAGCTAAAACCCATATGTGCCAGACTCTGAAACAGATGGCATATTCTCTTTTGCAGCCAACGGACTGGTACGTCATTCGGGAGTTTGAGACAGGAACAGAAACCCCCCTAGAGGTAACCACGTGGAGGGGACAAATCCGTGAACAAACTAATGAAAAGGAAGCAGAAGTGAACAGTAAAGTGTCGAAAGAAGAACTAGACTCCTACTGTCAATCAGGTTCCTTCTTAAGCTGGGTGAATGGTCCCTTGTGACTTTCGACGTTATAAAGTCTCTTCCGTCAGGTTTGTACTCCGGGGGTAAAACCCAATAACTCCTGTAATTAAAGATGCCATCGAGTTCTGACATAATTACTCCAATTCTGCTGTTGCGGTCCTCTACAGCTTCTAAGAGGCCCGATCCCGCCGACTTGCTTCCGGGGCAGCCTGCAATCAATTACAATAGCTCTGACCCAGGTCTCTATTTTTCAGATAGCACTCTGTCGGAACTCCTGAAGATAGGTCCATGTCACGTGGGTCCTACTGAACCAAATGGCACTCCCGCTATTGGAGGGTACGCCGGTAAATGTGTAGGGGAATCTTGGCTGGATACATCTGATCCAGAGCGAAACACTCTCAAGATTTGGGACGGGTCGGCGTGGCTTATTGCGGGTCAAATTACTCCCAACACCTTCTTTATCTCAAACACCCTATGGGTGGACGTGGATGGGGACGACTCAAATACGGGCCGTTCACCTATCTACGCGAAAAAGACGATTCAGGCCGCTCTCGATGAAGCAACTGCGGGCATGACCATCAGAGTTTCTCCCGGTTCTTTCATCGAGGATAATCCCTTAATCTTTTCCGACGTTAACATCACCATTTCTGGAGCCGGTAGTCAGATAACAGAGATTGTTCTAGAGAATGATGCCGACCTGTTTCATATGCGAAGCGGGTCTGTGGTGCAAGACTTCACTTTTTCAAAAGAGACTGCCGTAACAAATAAGGCTATCACTCGGTTTATTCCTACGGGAGCAGGGACGATTGTTACACCTCCTCTGGTGAAAGATTGCGTAGCAAACGTCGAGGGGGCAATCGGAATTCTGGCTGATGGTAATGCCTCTGGTGGTTTAAAGACTTTCTCCTCTTCGGACTTCAAGGTTTCCGCCGAAAACAGCGTGGGATTCAAATGCTTGAACAAAGCTTTTATTGAAGCGGATGGTTGTGAGACAACTTACGCTCAGACATCGATGCTCACCGAATCCGGAGGAACAATTCGGGCAACGAACTGCAAGTCTGTGTATGGGGAATATGGCCTTGTTTCAAATGGTATTAGCGACCCTGAGCAGACTGGGGAATTTGCAACTATTGATGCCCTGGGAACACACATTCAAGTAGATGACTTATCTGAAACTTTGAGACCCTATGAAGGGCAAGTTCTCACAGTAGGTGGGACATTCTTCCGAGTGTGCGGATTTCTGATCTCGGACCCAGGAGACGGCTACACATCACCCCCGCAAGTTATCGTCAGTCTTGGCTCCGGTCCAAACCCAGTAGCGGCTGAAGGCTTTGCAGTCATTGAAGATGGTCAAGTCGTGGATATAGTTTTGACAGAACCTGGCCAGGGGTACTCAGAATCAGATGTAGTCACAGTAACCTTTGTCGGTGGGACAGGTTGTCCCGCTCACGCCGAAGCAGTTCTTTCACCGATTTACTACACTGTTAATACTGCCTCAGAGATTGCAGGAAATTCTAGCGTTGTGTGTATATCTGAACCCCTTCCGTATTCCCCATCCCCAGGAGACGAAGTTGTCTTTTACAGGATGAGCAAAATTGTAGCCCATTCCCATTACTTTGGCTACCTGGGAACCGGAAGTCAAACTCCTTTTGAAGGAGGCTCCCCCGTACCAGAAAACGAGGTCGTTGAGCAGGATGGAGGAAGAGTTTTCGTAAGTAGCATGAATCAATCAGGGAATTTCAGGGTTGGAAAAGAATTCTGCATCAGCCAGGTTGATAATGTGATTTCCGGCTTCACTTTTTCGAATTCGGTTTTGGCTGCCGTTTTACCCATCATTACTGCAATTGACTGAGATGACTTTACCTCTAACCACTTTTAATACCACATTTCTCGAGATTCCCGAGATTGAAGAAACTTTTTATACCGCTCCAGCCGGGTACTCTCAGATTGTGACCATGTGCCAGGTTTCAAACGTGTCCACTACAGACAGTGGATTAGTGAGCTTAAACTTAAACCGTGGCCTCGACGTAATCCAGCAACTTAACGAGTACGAAATTCCTCCTGGCGAAGTTCTTTGTGTTTACGGAGCTGGACAAGGTTCCTTGATTCTAGAACCTGGTGACTTCATTTCCGTGTTTCGCTCACCGGGAGAGGGTGTGACTTTGAACATCACAATGAGTGTAATTGGAACACTTATCGCCAAGACCTGCTGAATAGACCAAAATGGCCAAATTTTTTGACGACAAAGTTATTCCCACTCCCCCGGAAGAAGCCGGGGAAGATCGCTATGATCTGCTGAGTCTAAAAAGTGCAGAGCCCAACCTTGGCCTTCCGGAAACAAGCGGATACGTTTTAGCTAGCGACACAGAGGGAAATAGATATTGGGTTGCTATCTCAAGTGCCGATGGTGACTGGATTCCTAAATCCATCATACTCGCAAAGGGTGACACAATTGTAGGCTTAAGCTCCGGAAACCCTGTTAAGCTTCCCGTTGGCTCAGACGGTCAAGTATTGACAGCCGATTCATCAGCGTCGTACGGAGTTAAATGGGGAGATGTACCTCTTGGTGACTTCATTCCGAATGCTATAATTACAGCCAAGGGAGACCTCATTATAGGAGAGGCCTCTAATGACCCCAACAAATTAGCCGTAGGAACAAATGGCTACGTATTGACCGCAGACTCCACGGCACCTCTTGGCATAAAGTGGGCAAGTCCTGCTGGGGACTTTATCCCTAACTCTGTGATTAGTGCGAAAGGGGATCTGATCATTGGGGAAGCCGCCAGTGACCCAAACAAGTTACCCGTTGGAACAAACGGTCATGTGTTGACAGCGGATGCGTCTGCACCCTTGGGAGTCACATGGGCACCGACTGCGAGCCCCTTAAACTTAACCACGGTAACCAAAACAGCTACGTCTTTGGCACCAGGCGCAGCATATGATTTCACTATTTCCGGGTCGTGTTTCCTCTTCGTTCGCATAAACGCTAACCAGCCAGCCTGGATAAGGGGGTACGGTACCTCCGCAGCAAGATCGGCAGATATACGAACCCTTCCTGGCGCACCTTACCCAGACCCTGGGACGGGTTTCTTCACAGAGGTAGTCACGACAGCTCTTGAGCCGGAAATCTCGTTGTCACCCTTGCCAACAATTTATGGCGACTCTTCTACTACTTATTGGAGAGTTATCAACCAAGACACCCTTACTCGAACGATCACAATGGTGTTCAGCATTGTTACTTTAATCGACTGAGGTAAGAATGCCTCAACTTTGGCCGCTGGGTTACATAGAAAGCTGCATCAATCCTACAACTGGGCAACTTTGGCCTTTGTGGCCATACGGAGGGGAACCTTGCCCCGGCCCATCCACATGGGTGAGGCAAGTTTTCTCCTACCCTGTACTTCCGAGCCCCCCTGACCCTTGGCAGAATAACGTTATTGCGACTGACGAAGAGGGGGGTATCTATGTTTGGACCAGATTCGCAGCTATAGCTCCTAGTCCGACTTCTCACGGATGGGCAAATATCACGAAGTTTTCTGAAGATGGGTCCTTAGAATGGTCAAAGGACTTAAACAAAGACATTGGTATTGGTAATGAGTTCCCTCCCCTCCCAGGAATTCTGAGGGCGACTCCCGAGGGTGTTCTAATTGTAGCCTCAAATGCGCGAAATACTCAAGAAGGAGATCGAAATCCCTGCTATCTTATCTGTTTAAACAAGGAAACAGGAAACTTAAATTGGGCAAAGGCTATCACCCTTAACTTTGTTGGTTCTGACGACAATTGCAAATTTGAGGGGTTGCTTGGTATCAACTCTGTAAACGGTAATATATATCTCGGCATTAAATACTATCCCCCGAGTAATTTTAGCGGGGGGGAATCACCTGGTTTAGTAACCCTTTCCTCAAATGGTTCGGCCATAAGCGCGATTAATCTGGGAATAGATTCTCCATGGTTCATATATTCGCAGTTCTCGGGAGTTCTCACAAAAGCAGATGGGTCGATTATTGCGTATGGAACGAAAGGTATTTATACAGGGGGGACAATTATCACCTCTGATACCAAGGGATATATTATTGGCTTGTCTGGTGATGGTTCTTCCACGAGTCCCTCATACTGGCTATACGGAAGTAATACGTCCGATGTTGACTTCACCTCTGGCGGAATTCTGTTGTCTAATGGGGACATTCTACTAAGAGTATCAGGAGGTGAAGACGTTAGTAGAAGTCAGATTTGGATTGTCGATCCTTCAACTGGCGAGATTAAGACTAATGCAGTTCCGTACCATGGCGTGTCAAGTGCCCATTATCTGCAGGAGTTGCCAAGCGGAGAGATAATGGTCGCAGGGTGGATTTTTGGGACGGGAAAGACCGTGATCAACAATGGCTGGAGAACCTCCTCGAATCCGCAGTATCCAAGCAACTATTTTTCCGTTTATTCATCAGACCTCTCTCAAATAACAGCCTACAGGGAGGTGGGAATTAACCCGGGAACATTCAACGAAAGCGTTCGTAGCTTTAGCACTCCTAGTTTATCGACTGGTAGATACGTGGGAGCCCCACAATACCGGACTCCAGGTTTCGTCTCGTACACAACTCCTTACTTTTCCATAGTTTCTACCGATCTCAGCCCCATGGCTAGGAGGTATGCTACCCTTCCGGATTACACATCGTCTGGATACGATTCGTATGTGAGATTTGCTAGCGCAACCACTAATCTTCCTGTTAGTGTTTCTGCTGGCTCGAACTACCCCCCTATAGTTACACTTCCTTCTCCTGCATCACCTTTATCGGCAAACGCCGTTGATCACGCCTCATCAATAGTTTTGACAGAAGGGACCATTGTCTGGGCCTTCTTCCAGGATGACGGTGGAATTACCTGTGACACCTTACCATTTGAATGCGACATTGATGTCAATCCCTACTGTGAGACAGACTTTGGTGGTGCCTGGGCTAATTGCACAAGCATCACTTCCTTTCCATTTATGGATGTTGGCTCTGGAACGGACTTCGAGAGTGCGTGGAGCGGGTGCAGCAATATGTCTTCATTCCCCTCACTGGACGTTAGCTCCGGAACTAATTTCCGTTACACCTGGAAAGATTGTTCAAGTTTGTCTAGCTTCCCCCAACTACATACAGGCTCTGGAACCGATTTTTCGTATGCTTGGCAGGGTTGTTCGGCTTTAACGACTTTTCCTTCTCTTGACGTAAGCTCCGGAACAAAATTTTCATACACTTGGTCAGGGTGTAGCACCTTGACTTCTTTTCCACTCCTGGACGTTAGCTCAGGAACATGGTTCTTCGGTGCCTGGTCTGGTTGCAGTAATCTCACTTCCTTCCCCGTTCTAGATGTCAGCTCTGGAACATACTTTGACGCTGCCTGGCGCGACTGCTCCAGTCTAACTTCCTTTCCCTTTCTAGATCTGAGCTCAGGAATTAATTTCATTGGAACCTGGAAAGGCTGCTCAAGCCTGACGTCGTTTCCTCCAAACGTTTTCGACGACTGCACATTCGTTTATTCCTTTGAGGATGCCTGGAAGAACTGCGCTCTAAGTGAGGAAAGTGTGGATAATATTTTAGTCTCCCTCGATGCTTCCGGATTAAGTAATAATACAACAACTCTTGCTGGCGGGACATCGGCCGCTCCGGGTCCTGCAGGATTAGCAGCAAAAGCGTCCCTGGAAGCAAAAGGGTGGACAGTTTACGTGAATGGGGCTGTTCCTTGTGACCTCCCTCCCTACTATTGTGACACGAATGTGAACCCGAATTGTGTTACCGACTTTAGCGATGCTTGGAAAGATTGCGATCTACTAACCTCCTTCCCAGAAATAGACGTAAGCTCAGGAACAAATTTCTATAGAACATGGTACGGTTGTCAATCCCTCACCTCTTTCCCAACTTTAAACGTGAGCTCTGGAACAAACTTCAATACAGCTTGGGCTCTTTGTTTCAGCCTGACGTCTTTCCCCCTACTGGACACCAGCTCAGGAACTAACTTCTTAGGTGCCTGGGGGCTCTGTCAGAGCTTAACTTCTTTTCCCGCCCTCGATTTCAGCTCAGGAACTAATTTCGAATTGGCATGGTATAACTGCACTAGCCTCACGTCCTTCCCCTATATTGACATGGGTTCCGGAACTAATTTCGAATTCGCATGGGCTTACTGCGAAAACCTGAGCTCATTCCCGGCGAATGTTTTTGACAATTGCTCCTATGTCTTCTCTTTCGAAGGAGCTTGGGAGGGTTGCGCCCTGGATCAAACTAGTGTAGACAACATTCTGATCTCCCTCGATGTTTCCGGTCTTTTATACGGGAGTACTTCTCTTGCTGAAGGAACATCAGCGGCTCCGGGGCCAGCGGGATTGTCGGCTAAAGCATCCCTCGTGTCCAAAGGTTGGACAATCGCTACAAACTAAGCCATTGTGTTAAAAGTCGAGAGAGAGCTCCTCAGAGTCCTTTCTAGAAAAACTTCCAAATAAATCTTTCGGGGTCTGGTATCCCTCGTTTCCCTTTGATCGATTAGCAGAGGAGCAAACTAAGGAGTAACATGCCTTTCCCTTATGATACGTCTTCCACTCCTTCCAGAGATTTTCGTCTTTAAATCTTCGTGAAGTCGGGGGTCCTACCAAAGGAATATCTGTGTAACAAAGGGACTGCAGACGCAGGAAAGAGTCGGCGATCTCGTTAAAGGAGAGCCCAACGTGATCCACATCAGTCCGCATACCTTTTCGAATGCTTTTTCCCGTAAGATAGCATGTGATTGGCAAAACAACTGAGTCTCTATATTCTTTTAGTTGGTAACCTATACCTCCTCGCATCGCAGATTTTACTGCGTTGTAATGCTTTTCCTCTAGAGTGGCAGAGGTTGCAATTTTCTTACTCGGGTAGAGAGCCTCAATTAGTTTAGCCTTTGACACTGGTTGTTTCGTTCCCCCCCTTTCAAGAGATATCATTTTCACACGGCGACCTCCTGCAATGTCTACATTGCGCAAGTACACCGAAACTTCTGAGTCATTCGCGAGTTTTGACCACGTGTGGGAGAGGCGGCAGGATCTCAAGACGAATTCTTTTGGCTCCCCGATGAGCCTTGTGTTTATTCGATGATTTTCCAGGATTTTCGATAACTTTTCTGTATAGTCCTTTTTCGTGATCCCGAAAGTCTGCTTTCCGATTGTTTCTGGCATCTAGGGTGTGTGTTTGCTACAAAACTTTACCCAGACTACCCCCTGCTAAACTAAACCAAGAGTTCAAGTCTTTAGTGAAAAATGAAAACTCGGTCATTCGCCAACGGGAGGACCTAAAGTTCTTAAAAGGGGCTCAGGTAGAATGTTCGGGAAGGGTTCGAGAGTTTCGTGAACACGCAAAGAGACGTGATCTAGACTCAATTTGTCTTGTCAATATTATCATTACACCTATTCCCTTTGGGGAATCCATTTACGTAGATCATTTATGGGTTCTTCGAAAACAGTTTCAGAAACTTGGAAGGGTCCCGGACCGAAACGAGAGAGTTCAGTTTCTTGGGCAGGTGTACTCTTACAGACGCCTCGGAGGGAAGTCTATCGACCGAGGACTATACGGACTACAAGACTACGGGGTTAACCCCTTATCTTACCTTTTAACATGAAGATTACAATCCAGAGTCACAAGTCTGAGGGAAAAGAAGTTTTTGAATTCACTCTACAGGACGGTCCCGAAGACCGGGAGAAGATTCGAGGCTACGCAACAGACTTGATAGTCGTCTTCTCGAAGCTGATTGAGTGGACCGAGAGGATCTCTGCGGATTACCGGGAGCAAGAGGAGCAAGCGCCCAGTATACCGTCGGATGGGTTTGGCTATGCTGGGAACGAAGGGTCCAACCCCTTCGAGTAAACACTTGAAAAATGAAACCCACAGAACTCGAGTTTCGCGAACTTAAAACAAAAGCCTCCACATGGGCCCAAGAACGATTGTCTGATGATAAAACTGTACTCATTGACTGTGAGACTACAGGAATTCTGAAGAACGATCCCACTACAGAAATTGTCCAACTCTCCGTAATAAACATTTTCGGAAGACCGTTGTTTTCCATGCTGATTAAGCCTGCTCAACCGATGAAGCAAGAGCTGGTTAACATCCACGGTATCTCAAACGAAATGGTGTCGGATTGTCCGACATTCCCCCAAGTGGCCAGAATGATTTCGTTCATCCTTGAGGGAAAGCATGTAGTCGCTTATAATGCCGACTTTGACATCGCTCTTCTAGTCCACCTCTTCAAGAAATACGATCTAACCCCTCCGAAGTTCGCGGGGGCAAGTTGCTGTATGGATCGTTACTCGGAATGGGTTGGTGAATGGAACTCTTCGAAAGAAGGTATACGTTGGCAGAAACTTCCAAACCTCTCGGGTCTTCCTGCTCACGACGCTATGTCTGATTGTCTATCCACTCTAAAAGTCATGGAGCTTATGTCCAAAGGCTTGAGTCTTGCCGACATTAACTCTGAAGAAATCTCCCTCAACTTTTGAAAATGTTCGGAACCTACACTTTTGAATATATTCCTGACTCCGCACAGGAAGGGGCAGGGGACGGACTCAGTGTCCGCTTCACTTTTCCTGGTGATACAGACCTTCCGAAAATGTTGGCCTACTTTGAGGCATTCCTTCGAGCCAACGGCTATTTGCTGCCCGACAGATCTAGATTGGCGGTAACGGAGGAAAGCGATGCAGAATGAAAATCCTTGGTTTATTGAAGACTCCTGTAAATCGCGGCTCGTCACGGCAACTCCGAACGCAGAAGAACACATTGCTTACGTGGCTCGAGTCACAAGCAAGGACCAGTCCAACCCCAAAATTGAAAAACTTCTTGGGTATTGCGCGAAAGAAGGCCACTGGAGCGTTTTTGAGCAAGCTAGCATGACTGTCGAGGTTGTGACTCCTCTCGCGATCTCAATTCAGGCTCTACGGCACAGATCTTTTTGCTACCAGCAGTTTTCAGGGAGGTATGAGGATCAAAGTTTCATGAGTAACTACACTCAGGACCTTTCTTCCTATCGGAATCTTTTCTACCTTCCAACTGAGGCCCGAACTCAGGATGCCAAGAATCGACAGAACAGTATCGTGTCTAACGACTCTGATCTGACAGACTTCATGTGGGGAGAGTTTGAATCCGCGTATCACGCATCGATTCAAGCCTACGAGAGTTTACTTCGAAGGGGGATCGCGAAGGAACTTGCTCGCTTTGTTCTCCCTGAAGGTGTTTTCACTCGACTGTACATCACTGGAAACGTTCGCTCTTTCATTCACTACATTAATGTAAGAGAGGATGAAGGTGTGGCCCAGTGGGAGCATGTTGAATTGGCAAAGACAATTCGAACAGTGTTTTCTACTCAGTTTCCTACCATCTACGGGGCTTTGTTTAACCGAAGAACAGGAAAGCTAAAAATTCGAGATAAAGACTACGAGAGAGAAATCGAAAGCCTAAAGGGCGAAGTTTCTCAACTAAGGGCCGAAGTTTCCCTTCTTCTTGATCAACTGCAGATGTCATGAACAATCAAATTGTCAAAGGGTTCTGGAAAATTGCTGAGGATTCCCCCTCTCAGGACAAAGAGTATATAGTTGTTTTTCCAGACTCCTCGGGAATGTATTCCACTTTTGATTGCGACGTTTGGGAGTTTCGGTCGGGAGAGTGGAGAAGTCTCCCTAATTCCAGATTTTTAGAGGAGGAGGTAGGACTTCCCACTTTCTACATTGACCTTCCAATGCCGAAGTGAGGTAGTTTACGAGACTCAAATAAACCTATACTGGATTTGATTAACACTTAGCGTGCATGACGGAAAGTCAACTAGAAAGACCGAAGCTTGAGAGCTTTTTCAAACTTGGGAACAACCCCCAACCCGTCATTGTAGTTGACTTCCACGTCTACCTCCATGATGTTCGGAAATGGTTTGAAGAAAAGATTCAAGGAACTCTTGATCCGGAAGTCGAGGATAAGTTGATAAAGGGCTGTTGGGCACTTAAGATAAATCGCGGTCCAGACATGTTACCTCGACACTCTTATCGAGTTGTTGTTGTAGCGGACAGCCGGTACCGGGATACCGACAACTATTGGCGCGATCGATTTATGAGAAGATCGGCCGAAGTTCAGACTGCCTGGTTTAACTACGCACAGAGTCAAGGGAAAGATCTTTCTGAGATACCCACTCACTACAAGGGTACGAGAGGGGAAAAGACAGAGACATTCTGGAGAATTTTCAGAATCGGGTGGGAGTACGTCAACGCCTACTTTCCCGTCTTCTCTCTTGAAGGATATGAGGCTGACGATATTGCGGGAGCAATCTACCGTTTATCTCGAGACAGCTCTTCTGATAGCATTGTTCGAAAGAGGCAGATTCTTCTTTCCACTCTTGACCGAGACTGGTCTCAGCTAGTTGACGAAAGTCATAATGTCTTCTTTGCGAATACTCGAGTCCCTTTTCCCAGGGAAAAAATACAAGAGCGACTCGTAGGAAATCAGGGGGTAATCGAGCACACAAAGCACCGTTTGGGTTTTGACCTAGATCACCCTAAGAATTTGGCTGACTGGAAAGTGAAGGCGGGTGACCTTGGAGATAATCTCCCTCCAAACTCCCCGAAGTGTCTTTTTGATCTATGTGAGCCCCATACAGAGTTTGTGATCGAGAAAGCAGCCCCATGGTACGGAGATCTAGAAGAGTGCTTGAATAATCCTAATCCCAACATTCGAGACGACCACTTTGAGCAGACTATTCGGCAGTTTGTTAAGATAGGACTTGAGCCACCAATAAAGCTCTAAAGAGCGGGTAAAACTGAATAGTTCAAGTCCCTAGAATGCAATCGGATCTTGCATATCTGTCCCAGTACCCTTTGATGTTTGATCTTCTGTATCAAGCGTCAGGGGGTGATTTGGCATCGATACCGAGCCATTACTTGCAAAACTTTACCCATACGTATCGAGACGGAGACATTTCCTTAATCCCTGCTAGTTCAAAACTGGAGGACTTTCGCGAATTAAATCCTGAGGAGCGGGAAGAAGTTCTAGAAGTTCTTCACAAGCAAAACCCAAACCACTGGCCGAATCCTGAGAAGATTACAAGAATTGATCCGGTTGCCCTTCTCAAGGAGGTGGATAGTTACGACGAAAGTTTAGAGTTCGTTGAGGACAATCTAGGGACCGCTGAGAAGGTTGAAAAAGTCTTAAAGACTGTGATCGAAAGTGTCTTCGGAGACAAAGTTCACAGTATTCGTGACCGAAGAGGGAAATACCCCTCGAGCGGAAACAACTTCCTACAGGAGGACGACGGAACATTTGCAGGACTCTTCAACCATGAACACTTCCAGTTTCACTTTGAGATAGCCCCGACAGAACTCGGGTGGATTTGTACCTATCGCCTTGAAGAGAAGACATTAGACGGAATTCCTGAGAAGGTGAAAGATAAGAAGAGAGACGATAAGAAATTTGAAGAGTACAAAAGAGTAAGGACAAAGGGCTGGAGGTAATATGGCATTCTCGGGTCCTATTCCGATGGTTCAGGTTTCTTCAAACTCGTCCATCAATAACTTTCTAGGGGGGCTTCTGAACAATGTTGTAGGGGGCGCAGTAAATGTTGCCTTAAGCCCCGTCTTATCTAAGCAGTGGTTGAACACTCTGGGATTCAGTTCTTTAGCGCCTGAAAACCTTCTAGGTGCTATTGTGACCCCTGGCCTTCTTGATCTCGGAAATCAGGCTATTACTCAAACCCTCACCAACTCTCTTCTAAACTCAGGAGCTTTCGGCCCGGGAAGTTCTTTGGTTCAGGGCATCATCTCCCCTGCGATCGGCAACCTCTCTCAAGGTCTACTCGGAAGCTTGCTTCCGAATTACCAATCTAACCCGAACAAGTACTTTCCAGGGGCTGGCGACGAACCTGATGCGGATTATGGTGGATCTGTCTATAACTTGGGTCAAAATGGACCGGACGTGGTATTCTCAATCAAACCAGCGGTGATGGGTTCCAAGAGCGAAGTTGTTAACCAGATTAACGGAAATGGCCCCGGAGGGGTTCCCCCGACCGTATCTTCTAATCTGTCTCTACCGAGTTCGAGCGGAAAGCTAGGGACTCCGAAATCCGATTACTCTAAGTCCTTTCAAACTGCTGCCACTAACCGTCTAAACGTCGAGTACTCTGCTGATGCCGCCACATTCACGGATCCAGGAAGTCCGTTAGGTTCCCCCAACTTGTTCAAAAGTTTCTCAAAAATACCCCTGGATCTGGCGTTTTCGTCGAATTTAGAACTCCCTATATCTTCGGGAAATACTCAGACAGAAGGTGTAGCTTGGAACTTTATATGTGCTCCGGAGGAAATCTCGTGGGAGACTTCTGCTCAAGTGGATCGAATCCAGATATTCGGCACGAACTTTGCCCCTGTTATCTCCGGTAGCAGAGGTATGCGTGAACTCTCTATTTCCAATGCTTTGGTAGAAGGCTTTTCTCGTGGTAAGAGTGTTGAGAAGAAGGTTACGGACTTGGAGAAGCTTTTAAACTTTTCTCTTGATACCTCTCGAAGCTACGTGAAAGTTCCCGTTTACTGGATTCAAGCTAACGACAAAAAATATGGAGACATTGACGGAGGTTGTTTTGTAATCAAAGACATCAAGGTTAAAGAGGAGATGCGAGATCTAACGGGTTTAACTACACGGGCAACGGTTGATATTTCTTTCACGCAGGTTCCGAGTTACCAAGTAGACGACGGAAGGGACATCGCAAGTAAAACTGTTTCGGGAGCAACTTCTGATCTCGCAGAACCAGGACGGAAGGTTTCAGCGGCCATGGCAGCCCAAGCAAATCAAAGAGTTGACCCCAAGAATCCCTCTTCCCCACCTGTCCCTTCCGGGGCGAAAACGGGATCTGCAGGAAAAGGGGCCGGGAGAGGTGACTCTAAGAAATAGAATGTGAATTTTAGGTTAGTCTCACAGAGGAGATCTGACAAGGTAGTTCAAGGTTAGATGGTCGGTTCGACAGGGTAAGTTCACCTATAACCCCGCAGAACTTGGCCGAGTAGAATAATGGCGGAAAATAAAACCTTCACGCTGGTTGGTAAGTTTGACGACCAGATCACCAAGAAGCTAAGGGAGATCAACAGGGAAATTCGTAATCTTTCCAAGCCTCTTAAGAAGGACTCAATCGCTTCGAGTCTAGCTAAAGACTTTAAGCGAGTATCTGAGGAGGTTAAAAAAGTCTCTAAGAACATTGACAGTCTCGGGGGCTCCATGAAAGGTATCTCTAAACCCATTAATGGGTTGATCGGAAGTCTGGAAGACGCGGGAAAGGCAGCTGGGAAAGTTCGGGATACAGTTTCTCAAATAGGGGAAGGAGTCAAAGGACTCGACGGAATTTCCGAATCTCTCGCCGAGGCGGCAAGAGCAGCTGGACGGGCACAGGAAGAAGTCGCTGGAATTGGTGAAGCAGCTGGACGGGCAACAGGGCAGGCCGAAGGGTTGATGAGTACGCTTTTACAGGCAGAAGGGTTATCTAAACTAGGGGATGCATTAGCCTCCGGATTTGAGAGAGGGATCTCATCCGTTATCAGTATCGCTGAAAAGGCATCGAGAACTGTCGGGAGACTCTTTAAGGAGTCAATGGACGACGAATTAGCTGACGTAAAGGCTGCATCAGGAGTTGAGGGATCCTTTCGCCTAGCTGGTTATGAAGGGTCCTTTACAGAAGCCAAAAAGATGTACAAAAAGTACGATCAGGTGGTTTCTGAGATGATTCGCCAGTCTTCTGCTCCTACAGCAAAAGTGGTGGAACTACAGAGATACACTCTGGACACAATGGGTCCCCTAATGTTGGCTGCAGAAGGTGTGGCCAAAGGGACTAAAATGAAAGACATAGACCCTAAAAAGGTCACTGCTTCCGCAGAGAACTACGGAAAATTCCTTGAGAAAGTTGCACTGTTCTCGCAAGGAACTGGTTCACAAGGCTTTCAAGTCGCGGCTGGCGTGGAGCAGCTTGTTACCAGAGGAAAGATAGATACAACGATGGATTTCTTCACTGACAACATTATGTTGATGAAGAATCTTGAGGACGCTGGATTTGCGGGAAGAGGAAAACAAACTTCAAAGTTGACGAGCGCTACTGATGCGCAGAGGATGAAAGCAATGATGGAAGCTTTCAACAAATCTATGTCGAGTGAGTCTACTCGTGCGATGGCTGAGAGCTTGACGGGATCTCTGCAAGGTTTACAGGACACAATTTTCAATCCCTCTGTTGGTATCTTAGGGATGTCGGTAACCTTTTCCAAAGAAGAGCAAAAGAAGGCTAATCAGGCAATCATAAAAATTCAGAACGCCAGGATAGACAACTATAGGAAAGAGTTAGCCAATACGAAAACTAGTGCTGAGAGGGCTAAGCAACTTAGAGTCAATATAGAGCAAGCTGCAAAGACTAGGGACGCGCTCACAAAAGACGGGGCAGACGAGATTAGCACTCCGTTTAAGGCATTCAGTTATGCCTTTTCGGACTTGATTCGTAGCTTGACAGAGGCCATGAATGCGATTGGCCCGGTATGGACCCAATTTTCCTTGGCAGCGATCGAAGTAACTAATAAAGTTTTCGGCCCCCTTGGCGAGACTTTAAAGAATGTCGCATCAAATATGAGGGGAGGAGAATACACTCAGGCTGAAGGGTTTGGGAGGATAGCGGGGGAGATATTTAAGACCATAGGTGAGATAATGGGTGACATTGCCAATATGATCGGAGACCCCAAAGGGGCTCTCGGAAAAGTTCAAAGCGAATTCATAAAGGGATTTATGGATGCTTTTGGAAAGGATCCCAAAGGTTTCCAGAAAGCAGTTCAAAGCATAAACAAAGGTCTTGAAGCAATCCTAAAGAAATTTTTCAGTATTGCATGGAATATAGTCTCAACGGAAGCAATACGTCCCTTGGTTCTTACTTTTATAGCTGCTATCTTTGGTCCCCCCTTAATAACTGCTGTTATCGCCTCAGCAACGCCTCTGATCGCTCTGGCTTTGGTGCAGATGGCCAAGGGAGCCTTCACTGGGTCAGCAACTGGGTCAGCAACTGGAGCAGCAACTGGAGCAGCAGCGGGCGCAGGAGCAAGGCTAAGGTTTTTGGGGTCCGCTCTTAAGGGTAATTTCGCGACCGCTGCAAAGTACGGAGCGAAAGTTCCCGGAGTGGGGAAAGCTTCAGCTCTAGTGAAGGGTGCACAAATGAAAGCAATTGGAGCGGTCGCTGCAGGAATGGTCACTTTAGCAACAAAAGCTCCCGCTCTTAAAGATGTCGGAAAGTCGGTAGTGTCTCTTGGGAAGAGGATCCCTGGTTTAAGTTTAGCTTTTGCCGGTCTAGACTTAACAACAAGAATCGCTTCAGGAGAGAACGCTGCAACAGCTGTTAGTGGCGTAGGGGGAGGATTGGCAGGTGGCGCTATCGGGGCTACCCTGGGGACCGTTCTACTTCCTTTTCTTCCCGGAATCGGAACCGTTCTCGGCGGAATCATCGGGACTTTCATAGGCGATTGGGCAGGGAGTAAATTACCTGCTTTGTTCTCAGGTTTGCCTGGGTTACTTCAGGCTGCTTGGTCTGGTCTGGAGAAGTGGTTTAGGGACTTGCCATGGAATCTTGGAATGGCCATTGGAAGATTCCGAGTTATGGCAAACAATTCCATGGTCAGACTGTATAACTGGTTCTTTGAACTTTCTAATAAATTTGGGTCATGGGTTTCTCGAACTGTCACGGACTTGAGACTGAAATGGAACAACTTCCTGAGCCAAGCCGCAGCACTATGGCAGAACAAGGACCGTTGGGGGATCCTAGGTAATGCCATAGTGAATGGCTTAAAAGCCATGATCAGCAATCTCCCGATTGTTCAGCTATTCACTAACGTGAGAGGGGCAGCAGCTGGAGTCCCTGGTTTTATATCTGGTGCAGCAAACACCTTCAGTCAAGCTTTAAGAGCAGGTGAAAGACTGCAAACAAACTTAACTCCAAGAGAAGAGTTGAGGACCCGTGTCAGGAGTAAAGGGGCTCTTGGTGATGCCATTTCTTCAGAAATGCGAAACAAGCCTTCAGGGTCAGACCTGGTCATAGCGAACAGTTCTGAGACAATCATACCTGCTGCCGGTGGCCTGGGTATGGGTGACTTTATGAAGTCTTTAGATGGAGGATTCGCTAGAATTGTTAACTCTATCAATGCGTCTAACACCATACACGGAGATAATGGGAAAAGATTCACAGACGGGCTTCATAATGTGTCAAACCAAGTTATCGAGTCTCAGAAAGAGATTAACTCTCTGGGTTCTTCCTTCTCAAAAGCGCAGCAGTACAACGCCACAATGTTTAGTAGTATTCGAGAGGAAGTTTCAAAAAATCAGAATCAGACACTCCAGATGTTCGGAAAACTTAGTTCCCAGGTTTCCCAGATGTCCATGATGGGAGGTGGAATGGGTGTGGGGATTGGAATGGGCTCGGGTAATCTTGGTATGGCGAGCTCTTTAGCGCAGTCGATGGGGTTAATTATCACATCCACTACTGGCGGAAAGCACGCTCCTGGCTCTTACCACTATGCGGGAAGGGCAATCGATGTTGGAGGAAATCCGGGAGCAATGCTGGCATACGCGCGAAGGTTAGCTTCCACTTCTGGAGGGAGAATGGCAGAACTCTACCACACACCCCTCGGATTCAGCATCAAAAATGGGGTCAGAGTTCCCTGGACGATCCCGAACCATACAAACCACGTTCACGTCGCGTACGGCTACGGGCCAGGGAACCCTGCGTTCTTCTCTAGCCAGGGGGAGGCCAAAGCATGGGAGAGGAAGGTCTCTCCAGCTTTTTCGAAAGTTTCCTCGATAACTTCGAATAGTTCCGAAGGGTTCGGCTCAACAACCTTAAACGCACCGATTACGATCTACCAGCAACCTTACCAAGACTCCGAGGAGCTGGCTACGCTCGTAGCAATGCGCATAAGCATGGTCATTGACGAATTGAGAAACCACTGATGGCAAGTAGTCTAATCATTCCACGTTGCGAAGTCCTCTGGGGCAACGTAAATCTTACTCACTACCCTCTCGCTGGAGGAGAACCCCAGGCTCTGGTATTCGATGTCCGAGTGTCCCAGCAGGACTCAGGGGAAACACCGTCAGGGTCGATGAGATGGAACCCTACTGGCGCAGCTTTTGCCGTATATGAGGAGCTTCTAAAGAGTTCTATCAGTAAAACAATCACAGTTCGGTTTTATTATGTGAATGGCCGATCGGTCACTTTCTCTTTTGTGTGGTCAGGGCAAACGGAGGTCTACGGAAACGAGATGTCCCTGGAAGTGAAACTCGCCTCTCAGCTCGATGGACTTGTAAACGCTAACATCAAAAGCACCGCTCAAGTTGACGATAAAGGAACCCTCTTCGACAAGACAATCTCGCAAATCGACAAGTCTTTTGGAGTGGACGGTTACAATTTGATTCAATACTCTGGCCAGGCTTTTGAGGACCTTAAGATCCCCAAAGTTCTGTCAAACTACTCGATTGGGTCTACGTACGCAGAAAGTGTCAAGAATCTGGCAGAACAAACTGGTCACCTAGTGATGTCAACGAATATCGTCGCTCCGGAAGGGGGGAAGAAACTCGGAGGAAACATGGTGGTCTTGGGACCTTACAAAACGGACACGAAGCCGATACAAGAACTCTCTCCTCAGGCGCAATTTCCTGATACATCTGTACGATATGGTTACTTTCTCGGCCCAGGAATCATAAATACAATCACAAAAACATCTGAGTGGCAGCCTCCGCAGAAGACGCAAACTAGTCTGGATAGCACGCAAGCTAAACTTGAAAGTCCGAACCCCACTACCCAGGGGCAACCGACATCCACAAGTCCGCAAGCCGCTGCGCAGCAAGCCCAAGAAAAAGCAAAAGGAAAAGGGGGAGCCAGTAACGCTGCAAGCTCAAGTGCAAGACCAGGCGCCAGGCTGAAGGACAACGCGGAAGGCGAGAGTAGAAAACTTGCTATTCAACAAGAGAGATCCTCAAAACTCTCCGCATCTTTGTTCATGTGTCCCGCTTTAACAGGAATAAAGCCCATGGACATCATCTTTATTTCAAACTATAGCGGCACGTTTCTGGAAGACTGGCTTGTGAACTCCGTGGATTACACTCAGATGGATGGAGGGGTGGAAATTTCGATTCAAGCTTCTCGGGAATATGGCCTTGGAAACCTCATGAACAAAAAACTCGGTGAGCCATGGGCCGAAAAGGCAAAAGCTAAGAATTTGGTTGGCCCAACAGGAACTCTCGAAGGGTGGCAAGAGTATGCTTGGGGAGCTTTAGGGTTTCAGAGTAGGAGCCCTTCGGCTCAAACATCTAAAACAGCTTCGGCATTTCCATCTAATTCTTTTTCTATGTTTGCAAAATCTTTCGGAAAAGATCAAACTCTGATCACCGATCGCGGATTCTACGACTACTTAACGAAGTACTTGAGTGTCCCCGCAGTGAATGGGAGCGGAGTTCTCAACGCTCCGATTGGCAGAATCCAGGAGCTCTATAAACTCTACCTGGAGGGGAGGTAGTTTACTGACCGGCTCGTAGCCTATACTCTTAATGAACGTGCTGGGCAACAGGGCTCAGATTTCCGCGTTCTTTACTAGTGACAAAATGGCTATTACGACATTCAAAATCCTTCCGCAACTTGATGAGAAGAACAGGGCTCGCTTAGAGTCCCGAGCCTATACTCGGGCTTACACCGACATTCCTAATCGTGCTCTTCCTGAGTCTTATCGCTCGGGCCTTGCCACGATTTTCAAGGCTTTGACCGGTGATGACTTCGAAGAAGAGGCATCGACTTTCACTGTTCGAGCAGATCAAAACGGCACATTCCAACGTTTGTACTCCCCTACCATTTTCTCAACCGAGGACGGTGGTCTAGTGATTCGTTGGGGTGATCGCGACATTCCTTTGTTGGTTGCCCCCGGAAAAATTGGGGTAGCGAACGCTCCCAAGGGAACAAAGTTTGCTTTCAAGGATGAGCAGATCGGTAAATATACCGAACCTGTCCTTTCCGTTTCCGCTCAAGGGGACGGAACCCTTTACACTCTTCCGATTCCGATTCGAAAGAAGGAGATGAAAGAGGAGCTTCCGGCTGATCTGTTGGATCTTCTCCTGGAAGAAAACCCTGACAAGATTTCCGAGAAAGTGTACGCGGCGCCTGACCTCTCAAAGAGAGGCGAAAGCACAGGAGAACGCCTGATTGGACCCTACCTGAAGGTCGCTTACCTTCCGATTGGCGAATATACTATCACTACCTACCGAACCAAAGAGGGTGGGGCTTATGGAACGGATTACTTCCTCCAAGCCAAGCTGAAGGAGCCCTTTGTGGCCCCTGTTCGCACCCAAGTCGACGGAGAGTGGGTTGATGTAGAAACAGAGATCTCTGACTGGGTGATCGTGAAGCCGAACGCCTCAATGAAGAAGATTCTCTCCGCAGAACCTCTGATTACGGCTGAGGCTCCGGCTACACTAAAAGTCCTTGAGCATTACGAGTACAACAACAATCCGGCTGCCAAGGTCATCCTTCAGTGCCCAAACTTTGTTCAGAGCCCGGAGGCATTCAACCTCGATTTCTGATCCTTTGAGTCTGAAGTGAGTAACAAGAGATCTTAGACCCCTAAGGTCTCTTTCTTTTTGACTAACGAAACAACGAGCAAAACATGGCCGATCCATTCTCAGGTGGACTAGGAACAACGAAACAAGAAATCGGCATTCTTCGGGATGCCAAAGAGAGGAACAAAGCTTCCTCGTTTAAATCAAGAATAGCTGAAGAGGATAAACAGGAAAAGAAGAAAAAGGCACCTCTTCGAGTATCCGAGCTCTACAATGCAGGTATAACCCTTCTGAACAAGAAAGGTTTTGTGGTAGAGATCGACGAAGCCGGAGATCATTGTCGTCATAGAATTCTGAAACCTTCACCTCCGCAGATGGTGAGGGGAATTCGGTACCCCGCTGATTTTAATCCTTTGCAAGACATCAGCGTCTACGACGACTTTGAAAAAGTTGAATCATGTTTTCATCCAGATCTTTGCCCTGACGAGGTCCGAACCTTTTGGGAGCCACTTTTTCGCCCAAAAGCGGGGGACTCGGAGCTGCTTTCCTTCACAGAGCGGCTTCTAAAAATGAAACGAGTGAACCAAAATAAGTTCATACATGAAACTCTGGATTACGGACACACCTTTGATCCGGTTGGCCGATGGGGAGGGGATCCAGTCTCTAATCCCCGAGTTTGGGTTCCCGATCGAGAATGGTTTGATCCCGTCCTTCACAGTGTGACTCTCGCAGACGTTTTCACAATTTTTCCGGAAGCTGAACGAGAAATGCTAAAGTTGATTCTCGGAAGAATCGGAGTTGGAAGGTCGAACCATCTCCCTCCCGGAAGAAAAGTTCCGGTAGATCACACAGCTCGTATGGCGGCTGTGATTGTTGGTAAGGATGCAGGTCTAGGAAAGTCAACTCTGTTCAATGGCATGACTGCCGCATTCGCCAAATGCGGATTCACAACTCATACCTTTAAGTCTACTGAAGATAGATTCGGACTCAAGGCTGCCGCCCTGAGCGACATCTCTTATAAGGACGACACTTCCTTGGCGTCCTTGAAGAGGTTTCTAGCCGCAGAAGAGACGAAGATCCTCATTACAAATGGTATTTTTCAAGTAGAGGAAAAGTTCCAGAATGCCGAGCAGATCTGGCCGAAGACGGTTATGATTCTCAACGCGAACGATTGGAACAGCAAGTTTGCTTACGATTTAGATCCAGGGATTATAGATCGAATCAAGCTAATCAGCACATATCGAGAGTACGAAGTGTCCAAGAACCGAGATTATCTCGACGGAACAGTCTCTGAAGGGTCTCCTGACTTGAGGCCGAGGGCACACATTCCTTATTTGGCTGGAAAACTCGGAGTTAGTGCTGACTCCCTGTATCTGTGGTGCTTGCGCTTATGCACAGACCATTTCTGGAAGGTTATTAACGACACGGAGGATCCAAGCATAAATCGCCTCCAGGTAGAAGTTCGCTACTGGACAACTCGGCAAAGGATTCGTTTCAAGGCAGATGTCACACAAGCTCTTGTAAACGCAATGGCTTTCGCGCATGCGATTCGTACGAATGCGCAGGGACGATTCATGCCTGAGATGACACCGGACATCTTGTATGAATACCTTCAATCTCTTTACTTTGTCGGAGTAGATCCCTCTTGTCAGCATTTAACTGCGGAGATGAAAAAGCAATGGGAATCCGTGGGGAGACCATCCACCCATTACTATCAAGGTTTCCGAGAGCTTCGATGGGAGTCTGTGAAGAAGGCAATCGCACACGGAAAAGCGACTCTGTTTGATGACTCCACAGGACTACCGAGGGACAATAAAGACAGAACCGCTCTGACCATTATTCGAGAGATAATGGAAAAACTCGTGATGCGAGATGGATTCAAGATTGGCGGTGAAGCAAACTATGTGATTGAAAACTGGGAGAATTGCAGACATGCCCAGGAGGAGCTTGTGATCGAGGCTGAAAGGCTAAGACTGGACATGGACCAGATAGATAGAACTCGCCTGCTTGATCTGAAGGCAGGATGTTACGATGACTGGCTCTTGGACAAACACTATTCACCAGATCGGGCAGAGAAGTTTCGTGAAGCGGCTCGTAGGAAACTTTATGAAAGTAAAGGGGTAAAAGTATGAACTCACTTTACGACAACCAAATTGCCTCCGTGGATTCATTTACTTACGAATGCCAAAAGCAACTCAGATTGAAGGATCAACTCGAAAACGAGGGGTTCTCCCTTGCTGAGGATCCGGCGGGTCTCTACGATTATATCGGAACGGTCCAGGACATCAATTGCTTTTGTGAGATGTTCACTCCCCGTCTTCTAACGAAGGTGTTTGTCGAAGGGACAGAATCCTTAAGCCATGCCTTTCACCTGGTGCCACTGTGGCAAATCGTAAAATTCGGTTATCTGATTCCTGAACCGGGAACTTACTTCTCTACAAAGTATATCATCGGAGTTCGAAAAGTTAGCGAAACCTCTTTCGTTCCCAGCCTTCGACTTCCGTTGAACTGACGTGAAAAACTTCGAGAACGTTCCTGATCTCCCTACCCCTTTAAGTTCACAAGGGGGCTACGGAAATGCTTCGGGCAAGTTCAACCTTGAGAGGTCCCTTGAAAGGAAGATAAAGTCTCGAGAGGACCTCTCTCAACCGAGGAGACAAAGTCCTTTAGACACCACGTCTTTAAGTGAAGACAACTCGATCAATCGTTATTTTGGCGATTTCAGTATTGAGTCGAAAAGGCACGTTCTCGACCTACTAAGTAAACATCCCCAGTTCGGGGATGAGGCCGGTTTACGCAAGAACCGGATACGCAATAATACTAAAGAGGTCATACCCAACGACCCCTACCGAAACGTCACTAATGGTGGCTACGTAATCTTTGAAAAAACCTGAAACAAATGGCACAAATTTACAAGGACCCGTATAGCTATCTAAATGACGCCGTAGTTAAAAGGGGAAAGTCAGGGAGCTACGGAGTGTATCTCCAAAATGTTGTTGTTGTAGCCGAAGCAACTTCTGACTACGGTTACAAAGTTTTCCTTCCCGCTCCGACTGCCGAATCCCCTTTTCAAGGGGAAGAGGAAACCCCTTTCGAGTGGTATCAAACTCTTGTGAGACTTCGGTCTCAAGTGGTGCAAACCACAGAGAGTATCTACGTAGATCGCAAACTCTACCAGTTCTGCCCGGAAGGCGGAACCATTAGCATGAACGTTTTCATTCCGGAAGCCTTTGTGGATACTTTCAACCACGAAGTTGTTCATTCTCAACGACTCTTGAACCTCATAGGAGACTTCACGGGAAAAACTCCAACAACAGTGCGCTTCACGATCGGTGTAGCGTATAAGTCCTGGTACGACATGGCCGAAGAAGGAGAAGTTCAAGAAATTGAGTACGCTTACTAATCTGAAGAATTCAAAATGGAACTAAACGACTACCAATCGAGAGCAAGAGCTACAGCTATCTACCCTAATCTAGGGTCCAACTTTTTATACCCGGCGCTAGGTTTGTGCGGAGAGTCCGGGGAAGTCGCAGAAAAAGTGAAAAAAGTTTTGAGAGATGAAGGAGGAGTTATATCCGAAGAAAAGAAAAGGGAAATCGCCAAGGAAATCGGGGACATCCTTTGGTACGCCTCTCAGTTGGCTGCAGAATTGGGGTTCACACTGAGTGAAATCGCAGAGATCAATCTAAACAAATTAGCCTCCCGAGCCGAGAGGGGCGTTCTTACGGGGAATGGAGACAATCGCTGATCTAGATTCGAAGGAACACTGGTTTCTTACTCAATGGGATCTTCGGTTTATTCGACTCGCAAAAGAAGTCTCTACGTGGAGTAAAGATCCGAATCGAAAGGTGGGGTGCGTTCTTGTCCGAGATCGTCGAGATTTTGCTAAAGGCTACAATGGTTTTCCTCCCCGAATATCTGATGATTTTCGACTTATGAACGCACCCTTTAAGGGTAAAGTCATAATTCACGCAGAAGTGAATGCGATTCTAAACGCAGTTAAGTTCGGCGTTTCAACGATTGGATCTACAGCTTACGTAACTTATCACCCTTGTGCCACTTGCGCAAGTGTTTTGATTGGGGCAGGAATTCAAAAAGTAATTTGCCCTCCTCCCCACCATGGCTCACCAAAGTGGGCCGAAGACTTTAAAATGGCAAGCGACCTTATGGTTGAAGCTGGAGTTCCTGTTCTTTACTACCCCTCGAAAGATGAAGCCTGAAAACTCTGAAACTTTGGATTGGGCTCAAGGATTTGGTCTCTCTCTGAGTCAAGTCTTTGAAAAGGAGAGAATGGAAAGAGCAATTGACTCTTGCTCAAATGTGGAAGATTTAAAGTCCTTGTCGAAACAATTGTTATCGGCTTGGATGAATCAGAGTGCTGCTTGTTCCTGGATTATGCGCCACACAGTGGGAGAAATCCCTTCGAAAGCGCTTTTGGATAAGCAAAAGATTTGAAAAGCGGGGATGGGCGGATGTCCGCCCTAAAAGTTCGGTAAACCGGGCTTGCCTTCCCACCCCGGAGGCGCTATAATAGAGTTGAGTCAGGAAACCTCATGACCTACACAGACGAGACGTTTTTTCAAGCGGTAAAAGGAGATCAGCGAGCGATCGAGAAGACGATCGTTCAATTTACGCCTTTGATCCATAAGTTTGCGCGAAAGTACAGATTTATGGAAAAGGACCACATGTATGATGACCTCGTGCAAGAGGGGAGGATCGGAATTCTAAAAGCGATTCGAAGTTTCAACACCGAATACCGAGTGAACGGGAGGCCAATTCGTCCGATGACTTGGATCTGGCATAATGTTCGAGGTGCCGTTCAAGGCGCTGCCCGGAAAGGAAATAAGCACCCAAAGTACGCGCTTTCTCTTGAGCAATCGGACTGGGGCCACAATCTTGAAGATTCAAACTTCTATGAAGTTAAGGAAGGATTGGGGTCCGTTAGCATCGCCGACCTTGTGAAAATCGGATGCGGGTCGCTGGATTCACAAAGAGCTCGCATCGTCTGTGACCGGTTTGGCCTTCTCGGGCGAGAACCGATGAGACAAGGTGATGTGGCAAGAAAGTACGGCCTTTCCAAGCAAGCCACAAACGGGCACATCTCCCGGTTTTCAAAGAAGGTTCGGGAAAGTAAGCCCGAGCTAAGGGACCTTATCTAAGATCGAGAATGAGCGAAGTCATTGCAACCAAAGTCTATGACCTTGAGTGTCCTGTTTGCGACACCATGTCTAGATTTGACTCTTCAGTTTTTGAGGGGTTCCCTGAAGTGTCCTACCAGGCTATCACTTTCGATACTCTGAGAGACAAAATAGAGACGAACAAAACGTCTCAGCGTATCTATCAGCTACTTGAAAGGTATGCCGTTTCTCCCTCTTACGAGATCGACTTCCCGACTTATGTGTTTATGTCCAAGACTGGAAAGTACATTGGACACCTACAGGGCGCTCTCGACCTTCGGGAATTCCGTGAGGGGGTAAAATCCATTCTTGATCAAAAACATTCTGAATAATTGGGGTCTTTATGCATTGGGAAACCATGTCTTGGTTAGTCTGTATGGAGTAGCTTTCTCAGTCCTCGATGATATCGAGGAAATGCGAAAAGCCTTCGATAAAGCTTGTGAGGCTATGAATGCTACGGTTCTTCATCGTTTTTCTCACAAGTTTCACCCACAAGGAGTGACCGTTGTCTACGCTCTTGCGGAATCCCACATAACAGCACACACGTTTCCTGAATTTGGAAGTGTTTCCCTAGACTGCTATACCTGTGGACACATGGACTCAATTATTGGGATGAATATTCTGATTGAGCACTTTCAACCAAAGAGTATCCACATAGAGAGGGTTAGCCGTGACAAAGAAGAAGAAGCTCGTCAAGTCCGCCCTTAAGCACCCCGAACTTTTCTCTCAAGGCGAGCTGGCTTATATGCTGATGTGGCTTGAGGAAAGAAAAAGGGTTAAGTGTTCCAAGAAGACAGCCCAAGGCTTTAAGAAGCCAAATCAAAAAGAAGATCGATCTGGCCCAAAATAGGAAGTTTACCACAGCTTCCCACAGACTAAACTAACCCGTTACACTGAAACAAATGACAGTAACAACCGACGAAAAGAATCGTCAAAACGTTTTCGCTATTGAACCAAAGATGACTCCTGTTGATGAAAATTACCGACCGATGATCTCTTGGGACTCCCGTGGGGAAGTTCTAAACGGTCGACTCGCGATGCTCGGAATCCTGGCAGCTCTCGGAGCATATGCTCTGACAGGCCAAGTCATTCCGGGAGTTTGGTGAGCCAAACAGTAACTCAATTGAATCCCCCTCTACCCCTTGAGACACCAAGGGGTAAGGGGTGGGCTCATTTCCTTATCGACTACTCTCAGGAGCACGACCTCCTTTGGGTGGTCTTTCTTGACGAAAACGGCGAATGCTGGTCTTTTCGAAATCCAGACGTTCGCATTACCCCGAATTTCTCTCTTGGTCGCCATGACCCTTTTCTTGACCGCGACTCTAGCCTCAGCTCTGGGAACTTTCCTAGGAAACCTTATTCTTGCATGGTTCATTGGAGCAGTAATTCAGAGACACGAGGAAAAGAAGGCTAAATTAATGGCCCAAGCAAATAAAGAGTATATGGACGCTGTTCAGAAAGAAGTTGAGCGTATGCAAAAATACGCAAAACTTGAGGGCTGAGAAACTAAAACCAACTCCACAACAGCTTCACAAACAACGAAACAAAACAGATGAACATTTTCGCTGTAAACGAGAACCCAATTCTTGCGGCACGAGACTTACCCGACAAACTGGTAGTCAAAATGCCAACCGAAAGCTTGCAAATGCTCACTCCTTGGGCTTTCAATACTCACAAAGAGTACATTCGAAAACCTGACGGAACCAATTACGGAATCAAGGGTTTTGCAAACCATCCTTGTTCAAAATGGCTCTATGAGAGTCCGGCGAACGTCCATTGGTTGCTTGAACATGCTTTTGGAATGGCCGACGAGTATTGGCAGCGTTACAACAAATACCACGGAACCCTTCACGGCTTGAATCAAATTCGAACTCTGGTCTATCGGAACCACAATTCTGATCAATCCAGAGACCATACCGAGTTCGTTCAAGCAATGCCGGATGAGTTCAAAGTTCCAGGGGATGCGGTCACAGCATACCGCAACTACATAAACGCTCACAAAGGCTATGCAGAGTGGCGATACAGCAAAAAACCTGACTGGTGGGACGAAGCCAAACATGAGCCCGTCCGCAAACAATATCTCGCTCAGCGAGAAGAAAACCTTATGAAACGCAGAAATGCCCAGCATTCTAGAGTATCGAGAAGCCTACAAAGTTAACGGGTCGTTTGAATACCCTAAATTTTTCGACAAGTTCAAGAAAGCTCGTAAGTCGGTTTGGTCCCCAGAGGAGGTAATTTTTGAGAAAGACCTCCGAGACTGGCAGGATAGCTCAGACGATGAGAGAGAAATTATAGGGGGAATTCTACGCGGTTTCACACAGCTAGAGTGCCACGTTGGAAACTACTGGTCAAGCATCTCAAAATGGTTTCCAAAACACGAAGTGGCGGCTGTTTCCGACGAGTATGCCGCTTCAGAACGAGTTCATGCATGGGCTTACAACCACCTTTCTGACACCCTTGGGCTAGACGAATTTGAAGCCTTTCTGGGTGACCCAACAGCAAGAAACAAGATTGGGTTCTTCCTAAAGGACCGTCCAGTTAAAGAGTCGTTAGCAGTTTTCAGCGGAGCAGCTGAAGGGGTCAGCCTCTTTAGTTCCTTCGCTGTTTTGCTGTCTTTCAACCTGCTCGGAAAGTTCAAGGGGCTTTGCCAGATTATCTCTTGGTCCGCTCTTGATGAAACGGAGCACTCAAATACCGGGATCTCCCTCTTTAACCTTTTAGTGGATGAGGATCCGCTCACTCCCCAAGAGATTGAGAACATTGTTCACGGCTTCAAACTTGTAATTCAAAACGAGTTTTCCTTTATTGATCGAATCTTTGACGGTCGCGAGTTTGCTAATCCCCGCCTAAACAAGGAAGACTTAAAGCAGTACATTTTGTATCGGGCAAACAACCGTTTGGCTGCAATGCGTATACCAGGCTTCCGATTCCCCTATAGTTTCGAATCGGCCAACAACATTCGTGTCTGGTTCCACCCTTTGATTCGTGGAACCACCAGCACGGACTTTTTCTCGCAGGCAAAAGATGGCTCTTCCTACATTGCCAAGCCTACGCAGGACTTTATGTCGGTAAACTTGAAAACCCTTGACTACAACCTAGAATGACAGACCACACACTTGTTGCACCTGAATGGCTTTCCCAAGAAGGGCTTCAAACACTGTCATCTGGTTACCTTCTTCCAGGTGAAACCCCTCGGAACATGTTCGAGCGTGTGTCCGGGCGTGCAGCTCACTTGAACGAGGATCCCACTCTGGAAGAAGACCTTTTTGAGTGCCTCTGGAAAGGTTGGATCGGGCTGGCAAGCCCGGTCGCAGCCAACTTTGGGACGAATCGAGCGCTTCCTATCTCCTGCTACTCCATCCACATTAGCGACGATACCGGAAGTATCTACTCACACAAAAAGGAAGCAGCAATGCTTTCAAAGAACGGAGGGGGAGTGGGAATCTGGTTTGGAGACATTCGCCCTTCTGGAGCTCCGATTCGCGGTGGCGGAAAGTCCTCAGGACTCGCAGGCTGGATGCAAGGGTACGACCATGACGCTCGAATTGTTAGTCAAGGTGGTGTTCGCAGGGGCTCTTTTGCGCTCTACACTTCAATCGATCACCCAGACTACCCTGAGATCTTAGAAGCGAAAGACCACACAAAGGGAGACCCGAGGCAGTGGATTGATAGCAACGTTGCCGTCACCATCACAGATGAATTCATGGAAGACATGATTCAAAATGGTGGAAAAAAGCAAGAGTTGTTCGGAAAAACGATTGCAGCGCGACTCATGTCGGGAAGCCCTTACATGGTCTTTATCGACAACGTCAACAATCAGAATCCGGATTGTTACAAAGAGAGAAACCTTAAGGTTTCCCTTAGCAATTTGTGCAGCGAGATCACACTTTACACAGATGAGAATCACTCTTTTGTATGTGTGCTTTCATCTATGAATCTAGCTCGCTGGTTTGAGTGGAAGGACTGGAGGTCTCCTCGTTCTGGTCGTTCTGCACCAGAGATCGCGATTCACCTTCTGGAGGCAGTTGTCTCTGAGTTCATTCGGAAAGCCGAGCATATGACTGCTATGGGACGCTCGGTTCGCTTTGCGAAGAAGAGTCGAGCTCTGGGCCTCGGAACGATGGGCTTACATGCTCTTTACCAAAGCCAAATGCTCCCCTTCAAGTGTGAGCAATCTCGTCAGCTGAACGTCGAAGTCCACAAGTTCATTCGTGAACAAGCGGATAAAGCCTCAAGGGAACTGGCAGAAAGGTTCGGTGAGCCGGAGTGGTGTGTCGGAAGCGGTTTCCGTCATACGCATCGAACGGCTATTGCCCCCACAAAGACCAACTCTGTGATCAGTGGTGCGTTCTCAGAGGGGATTGCCCCGATCGAGATGAACTACTACGTGGCCAAACAAGACAAGGGAACTTTCGTTCGAAAGAACCCCTATCTTGAAAAGCTACTCTGCCAAAAAGGTGTCGGACCACAGATTTGGGACCAAATCGAAAGAGACCGAGGTAGTGTTCAGAACCTTGATTGCCTGACCGGTAAAGAGAAGGAGGTGTTTCTAACCGCAAGGGAAATTGATCAGTTTGAGCTGATTAAGCAAGCCGGGGATCGACAGCCCCACGTTTGCCAGTCCCAGTCCTTAAACCTCTACCTCGCGGACCCAAATGTGAGTGCTGAGTACCTTTTTCGTTTGCATATCGCTGCGCATCGGGCGAAGGTCAAGTCTCTTTACTATCTGAAGTCTCGATCTGCTCTGATCGTAGATTCAAACGAGGAGGAATTCCTTGAGCCCGCCATTGTGATCACCAAGAGTGATTGCCCCTGGTGCGTGAAGCTAAAAGAAGAGCTGGAAACGGATGGAATAGATTTTCTTGAGCTCCCTCTGAACGAAGCAAAAGACAAAGGAATGTGGTCAGAGTCATGGAAGACAGTTCCACAACTCTACCTGAATAATCAATGGGTCGGAGGATATACCGACTACGTTCAATTCAAAGAAACTAACCCTACCAAAGAAACAAATGCCTATGAAGACAGCAACAGTGAGAACAATGAGTGTACAGCCTGCCACGCCTGAGCCGGGAAAGAGGAGGCACAAAAGGTATCCGAAACTGACTCGAGACCAACAAAAACTGGTTGAGAGTCACAGGTGGATAGCTGGACGCCTCGCTTTTGGAGCAAAGTGTCTCACTGGGGGTCATACGGGTTCTCTCACACGAGAGGACCTCGAGTCTATAGCAAACTTTGCCCTGTGTGTTGCAGCAACTCGATACGATCCAGATAAACAAGTGCAGTTTAGCACGTATGCCTGGAGAACAGCTCGGGGATACATTCAACACGCTCTTCGAGACTACTCTCGAATGGTGAAGACGCCTCGTTGGGTCGCGAAGTATAAGGAAAAGGTGGACCAGTTATTGAAACAAAACTTCTCCTATCCTGAGATAGCGGAACACCTAGGAATTCCTGAGAGTAAAGTCCTTATCGTGGACATGAGCACTTACAACTACCACGTGTCATATGATTCAAGTCCTGAAGACTGGACTACTCGAGAGTTTATCTTTAACGATGACGATGTGAGACCCTACGTGGTTTCTCCTGAGCTAATAAAAACTCTGAAAAGTCTCTCCGAAGCGGAGTTAGGGATTTTGGTCAAATACACTGAGGGTAAGGACATGTCGGAGGAAGAACGGGAGTGGGCCTCTGAGAACTTTTTTCATCTTCAGGCCATTGCCCACGGCAAACTTTCCGTCGAATGAAAGAGAAAGTTCTACGACTACGAAAATTTCCTCTCGAGGCAGAGGCCCAAGTTCGATTTGGTCAATTCCAGATAGAGCAAATGTCTCGAGAGGAACTTGTATCGTACGCAAAACAATCTTTTATGCTAATGACCCAGCTAACTCATTATGCACATCAACTACTTCAAGGGTTAGAGGATGTCGGTGTGACTGTTTCGCCGGAAGATAGTTAAGGGTATAACCTAAAGATACTCCCCCCTCTCTTGTATGGCGAAGTTACCCGAAGATCACTCAATAAAAGCTCACAAAGACATCGTCGGGCAAACCATGCACAGATGGAAACACCACGACCCGAAACCTTTGCATAGCGGTCGAGGAAAGGGTGGAAAGGAAGGGAAAGTTGTTAAGTCAAAAGAGCAAGCCATCGCTATAGCTCTTAGCATGGCTGGGAGATCAAAAGATCACTCTGAAAGATTGAACTCCTTAGGCTTTTCGGAAGAGTCTGTGCGATCTGTGAACGAGATACTAAGCGGAAACTTTGACTTCACACTTTGCCAAAGGCCAAACGGAAGCTTATATGGTACATCTGGAAAGTGTAGAAAGGGGTCGGAAGTGAATCCCAAAGAGTCTCGGCCAGGAACCTCTTCTGGTGGGGGGTCAAAAAAGACTCTTTCGGAGATGGACGCTCACATCAAAAGTTTGTACAAGAAAGAGACGGAAGCAAGAAATAACGGAGACGATTCTAAAGCCAGAGAATATATGAGGGAATCCGTGAAAGTCCTCAAAGCCTTGAATGAACGCCGAGACCTCTTGAATCAGAGACTTCGGGAACTTCAGGATAAAATGGATGACGCTGTGACAATCAGGGATCAACAAAGATTGTCGACAGCAGTAAGTAGCATTCTAAGCGAGTTGAGTGGGTTAAAGGGGTAAAGAACGTATGACGACTCCCAGCTTCTCAAAAGAATCTCTCGAAAGGGTTAGGTCTCTCCTTCAAAGGGATGTAGACTGGGAAGGTCAGTTCTTGACCGGAACTTCTAAAGGAGCTTTCCCTTTGGTTGATCAAGTTCTCAAGCCGAGAGGTTTGCAAGGAATGGACATTGACAACAGGCCTGGTTTACAGCGCGGGAGTCAAGGAAAAAGACGGGGAAGTTCCCTCTCAATCGCACAAGTTGCTCTTCCCAACGGAAACCCTCAATCGGGTCCTCGGTCACTCTCTACGAATCGCGGACTTGCAATGTTTGAAGAAGCTTGCAAAAAACGTCCGCAACCGAGAAGCCCCGAGCAAAACCAAGCGACGCAAGAGGCACAACAGGCGGCTCAACGACAGAACCAAACTTTTGACAAGATACCTGAGAAAAAAGTTGAAGAAATGGCTAAGAAGGGGGGAGAGGCAGAACGAAAGCCCCCACTACCTTACTGCAGCTAATGTACGGATCTTTCTCTCCTGAAGCCTTGCAGTTTTGGGACTTTGTTCGATGCCAAAGACCGAATGGGACCTTTTATGGGACTTCCGGTCGGTGTAAGTCCGGTGTCCAAGTTTCCTCAAAACCTCAAAAACTTTCCGGAAGCCTACTTGGGGCGGGAAAAGAGAGCAAAGTATATGACATTGGCAGGGACAGAGCACTCAAGGTGAGTACGGCAAACTATGAAAGTCTAGAAACACATCAGATTGCTTCTCAGCTCGGAGTCGCTCCAAGGCTGTACGCTCACGGAAAGATGCGTGATGGTAGAAACTTTCAGATCGTTGAGAAGGTTAAGACAAGCGATATCCATGGACTGGGACAACCCGGATCTAGGGCCAAGGAAATTGAAGACCTTGATGAAAATCAGCTATTTCGTGAAAAAGAGGCTTACAAAGCCAGTCTGAAACTTAATGCGGGCGGGGTTGCGCACGGGGACCTCCACGGAGGAAATATAAAGTGGGACGAGAACAATCAGAAAGCTATCCTTCTTGATTTTGATAATGCCACTAAGAGCTGGAAGGACGCTCGCGCTGAAGCTGCGAGTACGCTAAATACCATAGGTATTCGCCTCGAGAACTCGGGATATTACGATGAGGCCGACGAGGTGTACTCAAAAAGTTCGATAATTTCCCGGATATCCTCGATAAAAATGTCAAAGGCTATCGAAGAGACTTCCGGTCTGCTAGATTCTGTTTTTCCGGGGTGACGGGTTTACTCCCGTAGGGTCGAGCTATAGTGGGTTTGTCGGGTTTCCCGACTCTCACACATTGCTTTTTAGCCCTGAGAACAAATGACACGCAATTCTTCACTCGTTCCTAGCAGCAGTATCTTCGATAACTCCAGCCACGATTTGGTAGAGTTTTTGATGAATAGGGGTAGCTTTGGCTTCCCCTCTGAGACCTACTTTAGATCCCGCTCCCTGGTCGTTAGACCGGTGAAGACAGAGGAGTCTGAAGCGATCATCGAGATTGAGACCCCTGGAATCAACCCCTCTGATATATCTGTTACAATCGAAGGCAAGTCTCTTACGGTAAAGACACCAAGAGGTGATGCCTATGTGACTATTGGTCAGAGGTTAAAGTCTGAGGACGCTACTGCTTCCTTGAAGCATGGCCTTCTCACGATCAGAGTTCCAAAAAGGGATTCTAAGATCGTAGAGGTCCAAGTTCACGAAGAGTGAATAGTTTCGGCCCCGCCTTTCGGTGGGGCTTTTTAGTATGCCATCAAAGCGTAGACTTCTTCCGCAGAGAGCCCACCATTTTTCTCAACTGCTTGAAGGATTTTCTCAGCCTTTTCATCAGCAGCAGGTGTGTTCATGCGAACGAGACCTTTTCTCTTTACCATTGCTCGAAAATTAGCGCTTTGTTCTTTCATTTTAGGTTCTGAATTTCTTGAAGGTACTCTTCTGCTAACCTAACTTTCTTAGCCTTATTCGCTTTACTCGTTGATTTCGTGATCTTCTTATACTCTTCTAGGTATTTGTTGACAATCTGAAAGTACGGATCCGTAGAGAGTTCGGGATTGTCCCACCCAATTAGCTTCGCTATCTTTGACAAGTCCTGCAAAACTCGATTCGGCTGCACGGAGGTCTTAACAATCAATCCAAAGTCAACCAGCTTCACATTGTTGTTGTCCACAAGAAACTGCTGACTATGTGCGTCACCATGGGCATAACCTATTCTATGCAGGTCTCGCAGAGCGTAAGCGGCTTTTCTAGCCTGGGTAGCATTCATGATAGCCTCCCCTTCTTCTTTCCCGAAACTCTTCCAAAGGGGTTTTCCTTTGGCTAATTCCATCTCAAGATGCTTCGGACTTGAAGAAATAATTCTGGGGGAATGGCCTAACTCCCCCATGCGAGTCGCGACCTGAATCTCTTCGTCTCCAAACTCCGAAGACTCATCCTTCATAATCTTGACAACTCTCTTTCCGTCGGGGCTTATACGAACCTCCCCTTGGTAACCTTCCGCAAGTTTGTTCCAACTGCTGTAATCAGGCTCTTGGTTCAGTCTCCCTGAAGCTTGCTCCAGAACAGCTCCCCATTTTCCGGGGAGAGCTTTACGGCATTTTTTGCTGCTAGAAACGCAGGCTCCTCCGCAGCTTATGCCTTTTGAGCAGTTTAGCTTTCCTCTCACGATATTATAGCCCATCCATCATTCTCCCCATCTACCGTCCATCTCGAATCGAGAAGGTTCTTACTGTATTTCTTGGTCTTTCCGTCTATCTTTGGATAGGTTCCTGAAGCGTGATCAATTTCCCCCCACGGATCATGAACAATATACCAACAACCCCCTGGAGCTTTTGGATCCAGTTCCTTACCGATCACAATAAGCCAGTGCCCCCCACCAGAGGGACGAGATGCTGGACCTTTGTGTAGGATACCAATTGGAACAGGAATTCCTTTACTCAGTTGAGAGTCAAGAAGTGAAAAGGTACCATTTGTGACAAATTTCGCAGGTAAGCCAAAAGCTTTTAGCGTTTGAATTTGGATATGTGCGTCCGTAGTGTCACCTGATTTGAAAACTTCTCGAACATATTTATCGTCCCCTCGAGAACCTGGAAGGGTCCCGGGCTTCATGGCCTCTAGAAGCATTGCGCAGCTGCTGGAAAAGCAAGTGCGATAGGCATCTCGATAGTTGTCCCTTTGGGAGAAGTAAGGGACTTTTAGCAGAATGTTCTTGTTCATGGGAGTCCTAAACTTTCTAACCCATTTCGCCTCATCAGTGAGAAGTTCAGAATCTGCATCTCTAACAGACTTTTCGAAATCCAAAAGGGCATCTTTTTGGTTAGGGTTCTCTGGTCTAAAGTTTGACACAAAGTCCAACAACTTTCCAGGGGGAAAGGCAGGCATAGGGCTTGGGTGACTAACTTAGTTTACCCTCTCTCTTTGTGACTCCGGGTAAAAGTTATCAGTTTGATATGGAAAAGTGGATCGTAGAATTCGTTCAACGAATTCGAAACCACGAAATCGAAAAACTCTCGCCGACAAATGTGCAGAAACTATCGGAAGCTGGACATTCATCGGAACACAAGCTTTCGGGTTGTTTCTCTGGATGAGCTTAAACGGGACAGGACTCCTAAGGCTCGACCCTTACCCTTTCATCCTTCTGAATCTTCTGCTATCCACCCAAGCTGCGTTCACAGGTCCAATCCTTCTCATGGCTTCAAATCGCCAGTCAGAAATTGACAGAAAACGAGACATAGCCCATTATGAACTCGACCTTGAAGAGAAAGGTACCATAGACCAATTAGCTGTCGATCTAAGAAAGATAAACAAGAGACTCGAATCCCTTGAGGACAATGAGCACTACTAACCTTTCGGAAAGAAGATCCTTCAACACAGAGATTCGTGCCCCCTGGAATCCTGTAATTCACAATCTACTTAAGGCGATCGAGTATCATGTTCACTATGATCTGGAGAAAGATAGCGAGTATCATCGACAGCAGGCAGCGGTACTAAGGAAATATGTGGCTAACTTGAAAGACTGGATTGAGAAAGAAGAAGATTTAGAACGGGTAAAATCAGTGAAAGAGTAGCTTACCCTCATGTCTGTTATTGTCTTTCCGGACAGTCCTGTAAACGGTCAAATATACCCTCCAAAGCGCATTCCCGGAGTAAACCAGTATAAGTGGAACGCAAGCGCTTCGACTTGGGAAATCGTTTTAGAAATCGGAGCGCCAGGGCCAACGGGTCCGACTGGGCCGCAGGGGGCGACAGGTGTGGCCGGGACAACCGGTTTGGTCGGAGCAACAGGTCCGACTGGGCCGCAAGGAGCGACAGGAACAAATGGAGCCTTTCTTCTTACGGTAAGTCCGAATGTTGGTTTGACTCTTGAGGATTACAATCTCTCAACCCTGTACAACACACTCGTCGACGATGAGGAGCTTAGCGTTTCCGTTGGAGGAGCTGAACCGACTCCAGCCTCAGAGTGGAAAGAGAAAAATTTGGTCGAAGTCCTAGATACCATTCTATTTCCTGTCCTTCAGCCGACCTATACTCTCCCCACAGTATCCCTCTCTGCTTCTCAATCGGGAATCAAAGAGATAGGCGCTCCCCTTACCCAAAATTTAACGATAACTGCTATCAAAAATGACGCCGGCATATTTACATCCTTAAATCTCCAGAGAAATGACACCATTATCGCTTCAGTTTCTGGCCCGATTGGCTCGCCTTATCCAAGTTTGCCAGCCCAATTTGGCTTCGCAGATCCGAATAATCCCAACTTCTCCTACTCTCTTTCCTACTCTAACACACTAACTGTAACCACGGGGACAACGTCCTGGGATGGAGAAGGTTGCTTTAATGCGGGTTTACCCAAAGATACGAACAAAGGTGACACCGATTCTCGACCAGCCCAATTACTATCTGTCAATGCTCGCCAGAGTTCAGGTTGCTTGAACTCATCCACAGTTTCGATTGAAGGAATTTATCCCTACTTCTGGGGAAAATCTGTGACAGCCCCCACAGCGGGATCCATCGCAGCGAGTATACAGGCAGGTACGGAAAACAAGGTTCTAGCGAGTGCAAGCACAGGTGTTTCGGCACAATTTGATGCAGCTGCCGAGTACATTTGGTTTGCTCACCCTGCGATTTACACTACGAAAACAATCTGGTTTAATACGCCCCTAAACCAAGGGTATATTGGACCAACAAACTTTATTAATGACCCGGTTACTCAGACTGTGACCTCCCCAAACGGTTATTGGGCGGGAATCAGTTACAAGGTGTATGTTAGCAATTACGCAACAAACACAACCGGTACCATCCAGCTTCTAAACTCTTAACATAATGAGTATTCATCTCAATGATAACTTATTCATTGAGGGGCCAAAGCCTATTGATGACAAGTATGGCCCATACTCGAGTGTTTCTCAGGCTCTTGAGGCCATTGAAACAATTGTACGCTACCGAGGTTTAACAGTCGGCGTCCTTCAATCTGGCTCCCTAAGAGAGTACTGGTTTCGGGACGGGATTGAGGACCTGAATCTCGTAGAGAAAGGAAATCAAGGGGCAACGGGTGCCCCTGGGGAGCCTGGGCAAGACACCTTCGGGGCGATGGGGGCAACTGGCCCTTCCGGAGCGAGTGGCGTGAAAGGGGCGACGGGGGCGACGGGGGCGACGGGATTCGGAGCGACGGGGGCGACGGGACCTGTTGGTGAGATGGAGATAGCCTTCGCTGTCAATACGGATCCGTATCTCACTACAGGGACCAAAATAACTTTTTCAATGCCGTACACTCTCGTCGTGGGGAGAGTATTTTTGAGCACGGCGGAAATTCCTCGGCTTCAGCCTGTGATTGTAGACATCACTAAGAACGGTGTCTCCATTTTTTCGACGAAACCGGAAATTTCCTCGGATTTTACAATGGGTGGCTGGAACGCCTCCTTTTCCTCAGCGACTCTCGAGAAAAATTCCCAGATCCGAATAATCGTGAACCAGGTTGGAAGGCTTCCGGATACGGGAAACCGCCTTATGGTCTGGCTTCTGGGGGCAAAAGGTTGAGTCGAACGCGGGTAAGATCAGCTATAGAGATTTCTATTTGGCCTACCTTGAATGAGCATTCATCTCAATGACAACCTATTCATTGAGGGTCCGAAGCCTTTAGACGACAAGTATGGTCCGTACGAAAGTATATCTGCGGCCCTTTCAGCAATCGAACCCATTGTTCGTTCTCAAGGTTTGACTGCAGGAATTATTCTTGATGGCCAATTATTTGAGTACTGGTTTCGAGAGGGAGTTCTTGACGAGGACTTTATAGAAAAAGTAGGAAGTGGCGCAACTGGAGCTACAGGTGCTACAGGTGCTACAGGAGTGGGAGTTTCGGGTGCCACTGGAATTTCGGGAGCGAATGGGGCCACAGGAGCGACAGGAGCGACCGGTTTCTCTGAAGTCGGAGCAACCGGGGCTACGGGAGCAATAGGAGGAGATCAGACCCTAAACTTTTACGTTAGTGGGAATGAGACAGACGAGCTCGTGTCCGGACTCATTTTCACTTTTCAAATCCCTTATGACTATTCCGTGAGCGAGGTCTATCTGAGTCTCGCTTCTCCTCCAATCGGATATTCCGTATTCGTTGACGTTCGTGTTGAAGGAAATTCCATTTTTTCCTTTTCTCCGATCGAAATAGGTGCGGGGGAGTATTACGGCTGGTCTTCTGCTCTGGATATTACAACTTTTCCGGCTGAGTCCACTGTCGAGATATGGGTCGATTGTGTTCAAAGCTAATGATTAACTTCATCACAAATGTGTCCGGAGAAAGTATGTGTGAGTCTAGCAGCAAAGACATCTCCACAAAGTAAAGGTTGGACTAATTTTACAAATTGATAATATGACAGCATCTGTAACGCCTCTTCTGGTATGGACAATTACGCCTCCTGAGCCAACATCTCCTCTTCAAGGTTCATATACTCTCGGGTATGAGTTTCAAACAGCAACAACTCAAAAAATTAATCATTTAGGGCTTTATCTTCCATCTACTTCATCTGGTTTCTCCAGTAGTCATACGATAACATTATGGAATAGCAGCCAATCTGTTTTGGCTACAGCTACTGTTCCCGCTGGTCCTTGTGTTTCTATAGATTATTTTTGCTGGTTTCCGCTCGATGGTTCACCTGGCTTAGAGGTATCATTGCCTCCTGGGACTTACCGAGTTGGAGCATTTTATGACACCAACCCATCAGGATTCACCAACGATCCATTTGTTGCCCAAATCTCACCTTCTGGAATCGTTATCAATCCCAACCCTACTGTAAGTGGAAACTTTGTTCGTGGTTATGCTGGTGTGGGAAATGTTTACCCAAACCTTGGTGCAAACACTTCTATTCGTAGTTATTTCGGCCCCAACGTTGGTTTTTTATCTGCAACTCCTTATTCAGGACCAACAGGACAACTTTGGCCTCTAGGTGTTCCAGATCCTTTGCCGGTGAAATCTGATCCTTTAATGGTTTGGACTAACACTCCACCCTCACCATCAAAACTTCCATTTTCTGCAACTGTTGGTTTTGAGTTTCAATTGGGGGCTACTAGAAGAGTTGAAGAACTTGGTATTTATGCCACACCTGTCGGTTTTACCAGCGAACATAAATTAACTCTATGGAATAGTTCACAAACTCCACTCGCTACAGCAACTGTTTCAAGTGGAGTTCATACAACAACAGATTATTTTCACTGGGTTCCTATTGATGGCCCTCCAGGATCTTATGTGACTCTTCCTCCTGGTACATATCGTGTCGGGGCATTCTATGATGTTGATAATACAGGCTTCTCTAATGATGCTTTTATTGAACAAGTTTCAATATCATCTATTGGTGTAAACCCTACTGTCTCAGCCAATTACATCATAGGATATTCAGGACCCGGTGACACTTATCCATCTTTTGCTGGAGATCCTAGCTTTAGGAGCTTTTTTGGTCCTAATGTAAGATTCAAACCAAAACCAACAGGGCAACTCTGGCCGATCGGTTCAATTTTTCCAGAGGAGTAATTAAATGGCAACAATAAATCCATTACTTAAATTTGATCCTCTCGTTTCACCAAATCAACAATCTGGACTTAGTTTTAACGCAACAGTTGGTTATGAATTTGGATTAGTTAGCGATAAAATAATCAATCAAATAGGACTTTTTTATCCTACAGGGGGTTACACCCAAAATCATACTATAAAACTATGGGAAAATAATAATTCTTCTTCTCCTCTAGTAACAGTTACAATTAATGCTGGAACATATTCAAACGTTGTTGATTACTTTTATTGGGTAAACATTTCTCAAATAACTTTGACTGGTTCTAATTATCGTATAGGAGCGTATTACGCAAGTAGTCCTTCTGCATTAGGGGACTTGTATGCTCGTAAGTATCCATTAGCAAATCTTTTAGTTCCAGAACCGAATACAATTTTTAATGGCGGATATCTTGCGTTTGGAGATGCATATCCAACAGTTAAAGCTACAGACCCAGTTGATGCTAGTTATTTCGGACCAAACATCTCTTTTAAAAAAGGTCCAACAGGGCAACTATGGCCTGCATGAGTTCACAGAAGACTTTCACTCTTTAATATAAAATGACAGCAATAAATCCCCTAATAAGATTCTCACCTTCAGTTTCTCCAACTTCCTATGAAAGCACTTATGGGTCTGAATTGACTCTTGGTTTTCAATTTGCGCTGTCTGAATCTAAACAAGTCTCACACCTCGGCATTTACTATCCATCCGCTGGTTTCACAACATCCGTTACTGTGAATCTCTGGAACGATGATCCTTTATCGTCCCCGCTGATTTCTATTTCCATTCCTGCCGGTACATATTCCACAGTTATTGATAACTTTTATTGGGTTCCTGTTCCACTAACTACCCTCGTCGGCTCACCTACCGGTGTACGATACATGATGGGTGCGGTGTATTCTAATAATACGAGTAGTGGTTTTACTGATCCATATGTTGCTGTGTATCCATTAGTCGATCTTGATCTAGTCGAGCCAAATACAACCTTTAATGGAGGTTTCGCTGCGGTTGGTGATACTTATCCTTACATTCCCGCAACCAGTCCTGGAACTGCTAGTTACTTCGGCCCCAACATATCATTCAAAGGGAAACCAACAGGACAACTTTGGCCTCTAGGTGTTCCAGATCCTTTGCCGGTGAAATCTAGTCCCCTACTTAAATTTAATCCTCTTGAGCCTCCGGGTTCTTACGAGAGCACTGCCTCAGATTCGTTGACTCTTGGCTATCAATTCGGGATAAGTGATGACAAGATAGTAAACAAATTAGGTGTTTATTATCCTCAAGGACCGTCTGGTTTCATTCATCCAGTCACGATTAAATTATGGACTGTCACTAGTCCCCCCGTTCTTCTATTGACAACCACTATTCCTTCTGGACCATGTTCGGATGTCGTTGACGGGTTTTGTTGGGTATCTGTTCCAGAAACAACTTTAATATCAGGACCAACCAGTTCTCTCTATAGATTAGGTGCTTTTTATGAATATGATGAAGTCACTGGTTCAAGTCCTTATGTTGGTGGTTATCCTGCAAACAGTGTTGGTGGTATAATTGTTGTTGAGCCTTCCACATCTTACATTCGCGGATATTCAGCGTTAGGTGATAATTACCCAAGTACACTTGCTCCAATTGATACTGCTAATTATTTCGGTCCCAACATCGGATTCAAACCAAAACCAACAGGGCAACTCTGGCCGATCGGTTCAATTTTTCCAGAGGAATGAAAATGACAGAGATAAACCCCCTATTTAGGCTTTCTACCCTTAAGTCCTCGGACCCACCCGACAGAACTCTCTAAAATTTGTCCACCTGCGCACAAGCGTAAAATGGCTTACAACCCTTTATTTAGCCTCCAAATCGCACCAACTACAGCTAACTTCTATCCTTTTGGAAACCTCACAGCAGGTTTTGAATTTAGTCTTCTTGAGAATAAAAGAGTAATCAAGATTGGTTTGTACTATCCGGACGCGGGATACGCAACCCCCCATGACATCTACCTCTGGAGTGTTAATAACACAACGACACCCATTCTTACCGTAACAATCCCGAGTGGGACTTATACAATCTCTGATTACTTCTGTTGGGTGACGGTGCCGGACACATTACTGGTCGCTAGTAACGGGCCATACAGAATAGCCGCCTCTTATCCTGCGGTCATTCCCGGAGACTTCACTTCAGGCTCTATTGATAATCTCATCGGAACTTACCCTGCAAGTGACGTCGATCTTGTGGAAGGGGGGACAACATTTAATGATGGTTACTCGATAGAGGGACTGGCCTTGTATCCAACAATTCCATCTGGTGTGTCAGGTTATGTGAGTTACCTTGGTCCAAACATCGGTTTTAAGCCTATTCCGACAGGGCAACTATGGCCCACATGAGTTTTCAACCCCGGTACAGAATACCTTGCACTCTTTGATACAAAATGGTAGCAATAAACCCCCTTCTTAGATTTAATCCTCTTGAACCGCCGGGTCCTTACGAAGCCACATTCCCCGATTCGGTCACAGTTGGTTATGAATTTTCGATTTCAGAAGAAAAAATAGTAAACAAATTGGGAGTTTATCATCCTCAAGGGCCATCTGGTTTCATTCAACCAGTCACGCTTAAACTTTGGTCTTCTGATGGTTCACCCGTTCTTCTATTGACAACCTCTATTCCCGCTGGAGCCTGTTCAAATCTAGTAAACGATTTCTGTTGGGTATCTGTCCCTGAAACAACGCTTTCTGCGGTTTCGACAGGAACAAGATATGTTGTTGGTGCATTTTATCCGCTCGATCCAGTCTACGGACAAAATCCATTGATTAGTGGCTACCCATTACTTGATTTAGAAGTGATTGAACCTTCTTCATCCTACTTGGGTGGATATGTAGCATTTGGTGATACCTATCCGAATATTTCTTCCCCAATAGATGCAGCTTATTATTTCGGCCCCAACATAAGCTTTAAGAAGGAGAAGGGCAAGGGCTTGAAGGTGAGCTTTATTGGAAATCCAGCTTGATTCGAAAATAAAATGTTCATTCTCAACGACCAATCCGATTTCTTGCCTTGCACAGGGGGCGACTTTCCCCCTTTCAACTGCAACACAAACGTAGACCCAAAGTGCGTCACCAACTTCTATGGAGCTTGGGACTATTGTACATCTCTTACAAGTTTCCCAACAATAAATGTAAGCAAAGGTGAAAGTTTTCATAGAACATGGAACAATTGCACCTCTCTGACGAGTTTTCCAGGGCTAGATATGTCCTCAGGAACTGACTTTCGTCAGACTTGGAGACTTTGCATCTACCTAACGTCTTTTGGCCCAGTAGACACGAGAAACGGGGTGGACTTCCGAGGAGCGTGGGACACATGCGGGTACCTGGAAACGTTTCCGAACATAGATGTTAGCTCAGGGTTATACTTTAGTGAAACCTGGAAACAATGTTTCACATTGACATCTTTCCCGAACTTAGACGTCAGCTCCGGTCTCTGGTTTGATTCGGCTTGGGAAAGTTGTTCCTCTCTAACATCTTTTCCAGCTCTCGATTTCAGCTCAGCAATAATCTTAGAGTCCGCTTGGAGTGGTTGCTCAGATCTGACCACGTTTCCTTTGATTGACACTTCCAATGTAGAAAACTTCGGTGGTGCCTGGCAATACTGCTCCGGCCTCACATCTTTCCCAACCCTAAATGTGGCTTCCGGAACAAGTTTCGGTAGCTCCTGGAAGGCCTGCACCGGACTAACAGGTTTTGCTCCCTTAACTTTCAGTTCCGGAGTTTTCTTTACAGAAGCCTGGTATGGTTGCACGGGTTTACTGACTTTCCCAGCCCTCAGCTTTCCTTCGGGTCAGAACTTCACAAGAGCTTGGTCAGGCTGCACAAGTCTCACTACTTTTCCCTCGATAACCGTTCCCGTCGGTGTTGACTTTTCCTCTTCCTGGTCAAGTTGTACGGGTCTAACTTCCTTTCCTAACCTTAGTTTTCCATCTGGGGGGATCTTCTCTGGAACATGGTCTGGTTGCACAGGACTCACATCTTTCCCAGCTATGACCTTTCCAAAAGGGACAAACTTTGAATACGCTTGGCAAAATTGCACAGGACTAACTACATTTCCTACGGTGATAGCGCCGTCAGCCTCGAGTTTTAGAGGCTCGTGGTACGATTGCACGGGCCTCACATCTTTTCCAACCCTAGATGTTAGTTCCGCGACAATTTTTTCATACTCGTGGTACAATTGTTCTGGTCTCAGTACGTTTCCTGCCCTCGTATTTAGCTCAGGCTTAGACTTTAGTTATGCTTGGGAAGGGTGTACAGGGTTAACTACTTTCCCGAGTATTGATGCGAGTAAAGGAACGAACTTCTCTTTCGCCTGGTCAGATTGCACGGGGCTGACCTCTTTTCCCGCTCTAGACTTGAGCTCCGGAATTACTTTTTCGTACACGTGGTTTAACTGCTCGGGCTTAACCTCTTTTTCCACAGTAATTCTCAGCAACGGAATCAACTTTGATTCCGCCTGGAGGAATTGTTCGAGTTTGACATCATTCCCAATCATTGATACAGCAAAAGCCCGAAATTTAAACCAAGCGTGGGACGGATGCTCCGGTCTAACGTCTTTTCCAGCACTCAACACAGCGCAGGTGGACTATTTTGGTGGAGCTTGGAGAGGATGTTCCGGCCTGACATCTTTCCCCCTACTGGACACCTCAAGAGGCATGATCTTCAACAGTTCTTGGGAATATTGTACGGGTTTGACGTCCTTTCCTCTGATAGACATTATCCAGGGAAGTTCCTTTCCATACGCTTGGCATAGATGCATCGAATTAACCTCCTTCCCTCTTCTCAACTTTAGTCGGGCATCCAATTTTGAAGGAGCTTGGTTGAATTGTTGGAAGTTAACTTCGTTCCCGTTAATAGATACAAGTAGAGGTATCAATTTCTTTCAGACCTGGGCTGACTGTTATGCTCTAACCTCTTTTCCTGCCCTCAACTTCTCTAAGGGAACAAATTTCCTTTGGACTTGGAGAGACTGTACGAGTCTCACAACATTTCCGGCTAATGTCTTTGACAATTGCCCAGCGACAAACTTCACTGACGCCTGGTTCAACTGCGCTCTAAACCAAACAAGCGTCGACAACATACTGGTGTCGATCAACACAGCGGGAAAGACAAATGGAACCCTGTCCTTGAGTGGGGGAACTTCTTCACCACCAAGCAGCACAGGTCTGGCTGCGAAATCGTCCCTACAAGCCAAAGGTTGGACTGTAACAACAAATTAATGTCATGGGTATTCATTTAAATGATAATGTGTTCGTTGAGGGGCCGAGGCCAAATGACGACAAGTACGGACCTTACTCGAGTGTGTCAATCGCTTTGAGCAAAGTCGAGCCAATTGTTCGTTATCAGGGACTAACACTCGGAGTCTCGGAGGGTGGAACTCTGAATGAGTACTGGTTTCGAGACGGTATTGCAGATACAGACTTGATTCTGAAAGAGGGTTTTGGATCCTCTGGTCCGACTGGCCCCCAAGGAGCTTCTGGTTTTGGTTCAACTGGTGCAACCGGGGCAACCGGGGCAACCGGGGATTTAGGAGAAGCCGGGGAAACAGGAGCTTCAGGTATAAGCGCCCAAGGTGCTACCGGGGTTACTCTACCGGGGAGTATTGGTTTTTCAATATGTGAAGACGACGAAGACTTGAAAGTGGGAATGGAGTTCTACTTTCGTATGCCATACTCGATGACGATATCCGGGTTCTACGCATTCGCTTCGACTTCCTCAACAGGTGCTTCGATACGAGTACAGATTATCAGCCCTTATCTCTACTATCCTGATGATGTCTTCATAACTTTACCTGCAGCTCAACAAAGCGTAACAAAAAACCTCGGAACTTTCGTACGAGCTTCTTACGGAACTGAAATACGCCTCTCTGTTACACAAATTGGAAGCGGGACAGCTGGCAAAGGTCTCAAGATCTGGATCCTCGGAAATAAAGAGCAGTACGATATACCCCCCTTCTACTGTTTGACAGAAGGTTTAAACCTAAACCCGGCCCACACGGATTACTCATACGGCTGGAGCACCTGTCAAAACATAGTGAATTTTCCAAACTTTGATCTTAGCTCGGGAATAAACTTTGACTCCGCATGGAAAGGTTGCTCAAAAATGGTATCTTTTCCTTCGTTGGATCTTTCCTCCGGACTATATTTCTTCGAGACATGGAGGGACTGTTCTTCTCTGACTTCTTTTCCTTTCGTGGATGTTAGCTCTGGTATATCCTTTTATAGAGCTTGGCGAAACTGTGGAAACCTCACTTCCTTTCCCCTTTTGAACACTAGCTCGGGAACAAACTTTAACTCTGCATGGTATGATTGCGAAAGCCTAACATCCTTTCCACCCCTTGATGTTAGCTCAGGAACGAACTTTAGTTTCTCCTGGTACGCTTGCGAAAACCTCACTTCCTTTCCGCTCTTAAACGTTAGCTCGGGAACGAACTTCACCAGCGCCTGGTCAGGGTGCAAAAGTCTCACTTCTTTTCCCCTCTTGAACGTCAGCTTGGGAACGAACTTCACCAGCGCCTGGTCAGGGTGCAAAAGTCTCACTTCTTTTCCCCTCTTGAACGTCAGCTTGGGAACAAACTTTAGCTCCACCTGGACTTATTGCACGGGCCTCACTTCTTTTCCACAGCTCAGCTTTGATTCGGGGACAAATTTCTATTATACGTGGTCTTCCTGCACCAGTCTCACTTCTTTCCCCCTCTTGAACATTAGCGCGGGAATAGACTTCTTTTACACTTGGCAAAACTGTTCGAGCCTCACTTCCTTTCCGCCGATCAGCTTTGACTCGGGGAAAGTCTTTTACTCTACTTGGAGAGATTGTTCGGGCCTGACTTCTTTTTCAAACATAAACGTTAACTTGGGGACAAATTTCTCTTTTGCGTGGCAAAACTGTTCAAGCCTCACCTCCTTTCCTGCAATCAGCTTTTCTTCGGGAACAACTTTTGACTCTACTTGGAAAGACTGTTCCCACCTCACTTCCTTTCCGCTCTTAAACGTTAGCTCGGGAACAAACTTCACCAGCGCCTGGTCAGGGTGCAAAAGTCTCACTTCTTTTCCCCTCTTAAACGTTAGCTCGGGAACGAACTTCACCGGTGCCTGGCAAAACTGTTCAAGCCTCACATCCTTTCCGACAATAACAGTTGGGTCGGGGACAAATTTCTCTTCCGCTTGGCAAAACTGTTCCAGTTTAGATACCTTTCCCACTTTGACTTTCAGTTCCGGAACAAACTTCAATAGTGCTTGGGCCGGGTGTTCATCTTTGGAATCTTTTCCAGCTATAACATTTTTACCCGCAGCAACCTTCTCGGGAGCATGGACCGGATGCACTCGTCTTTCACACTTTCCTGCAAATATGTTTAATTCTACTCTTGCCAAGAGCTTCGGCTGGCAAAGTTGCGACTTAACCGAGCAAAGTGTAGACAATATTTTGGTGTCGATTAATACAGCAGGAACCAGCAACGGGTCAATACAGTTAAATCTGGGAACTTCCTCTCCACCAGGTGATGCAGGTAAAGCAGCGAGAGCAGCTTTAGTGAGTCGAGGGTGGTCCGTTTCTGTAAATTCAATCTAATTGACAACGGGTATAATATACCTAGAAAGATCTACCAAGAATGCCAAGAGGACCGAATCCTTGCCAACCCTCTCCGCAGAGGCCAAATAGACCTCGAACGACGTCTCCGATTCCTCCCGCTGCGAGGGGAATCCCTCAAAGTACAAGTTCTTCCTTGGCTCCGACTCCGACAGTTTTTCTTGGCGACTTGCCAACAGGTGCAACGGGAGCTACTGGTGCAATAGGAGTAGCAGGAGGAAGAGGTGCAACGGGTGCGACTGGAATCGGTGTACAGGGGGAACCCGGAGCTATAGGGGCAACCGGAGCTTCAGGATTGGTTGGGGAAAAGGGTGAAAAAGGTGAAAGAGGACCTTCTGGCCAAGTCGGCGCCACAGGAATAAGCGGACTTACTGGAAATACGGGAGCGACGGGGGCAACAGGACCCCAAGGGCCAGCCGGTGGCCCAACTGGTCCGACTGGCCCGATTGGGGACTCTGGGGCAACAGGACCCATCGGAGAGACGGGGGCTACAGGACTTGGAGAAACGGGTGCAACAGGGTTAGACGGACCCACTGGACCACAAGGTGAAACGGGAGCGACCGGAATTGGTATCACCGGCGCTACAGGTTTGTTGGGGGCAACTGGAGCAACAGGTCCGATTGGTATCACCGGGGCAACCGGTTTGATCGGAGCAACGGGTCCGATTGGTATTTCTGGAGCAACGGGTTCCACAGGAGCAACCGGAATAGGAACAACAGGGGCAACTGGGGCAACGGGTCTGATTGGTATTACCGGGGCAACAGGTTTGACCGGAGCAACGGGTCCGGTAGGAATTACCGGGGCAACAGGTTTGACTGGGGAACAAGGTTCCACCGGAGCAACGGGTCCGATTGGTATTTCTGGAGCAACGGGTCCGGTAGGAATTACCGGGGCA